GATGTGAATGTGGGATAGAGAAAAAATATTTGGAACACACCTAAGAGAAGGGAAAATAGTTTCTTGTGGATGTAAAAACAAAGTTTGCGGTATAACGGGAAATATGTGGTATAAAATAACAAGTATGAAAGTTCACAATAGAATCAAAAGAAACAACTTAGAGTTTAATGTGACAAAAGAATACTTAAACAATTTGTTTTCCAAACAAGATGGGAAGTGTAATTTATGTGGTATAAACATAACCTTACCAAAAAGTTGGAATGACAAAACGCATACCGCATCATTAGATAGAATTGATAGTTCATTAGGGTACGTTGTTGGTAATGTTCAGTGGGTTCATAAACATATTAATATTATGAAAAATATATACCCCCAAGATATGTTTATTTATCTTTGTAATCAGGTTGCAGAAACAAATAAAACAAATAAATTACCTATTGAAAATATTGATGAATTTAAATTTGGAATGAATGAAAAATACAAAAAAACCCCCTAAACTTCTCCCTTCTCATTATTATATGGATGAGACAAGATTAGTGTTTACGGAACAATATCATATTGATAGGGGGTATTGTTGTGGAAATAATTGCAGACATTGTGCTTTTGAACCCAAAGCACAAAAAGGGAATACTACAATAAAAAAATAATGTCGGTATATTTATTTATATGGCAGAAGGTATAACATATGGTATAAATTTTCCGTTTAGAGATTCTAGAAAAGGAGATTATTTACAATTAACGGAATTCCAAAAAGATGAAGTTAGAGCTGCACTATTACATTTAATTTTAACTAGAAGAGGTAGTCGTTATTATTTACCAACATTTGGTACAAGAATATATGAATTTATATTTGAACCTTTTGATAATTTAACTTTTAGTGCAATAGAGACAGATATTAGAGACGCGATAAATTCTTTTATGCCGAATTTAATTGTTAATAGTATAACGATAGAACCGGCGAGTATTGAGGATGAAGGTCCAATTGGGGCTCAAAATATAAAATCTGACGAATTACCATATATTTTTAGAGTACCGGGTAAAGGTACTGCGGACTATACGGCAAAAATTAGGATTGATTATTCTACAGACTCTTCAACCTTCTCTCAAAGTGATTTTGTAATAATAAATATTTAATAATAATGGCAAAAAAAATATCATATACAGTTAGGGATTTTGAAGGAATAAGGTTGGAACTTTATAATTATGTTCGTGCTTATTACCCCGATTTAATTCAAGATTTTAGTGATGCTTCGGTATTCTCAGTTTTCTTGGATTTAAACGCTGCGGTTGCGGATAACTTACACTATCATATTGATAGGAGTATACAGGAAACCGTATTACTTTACGCTCAGCAAAAATCTTCAATATATAATATTGCCAGAACCTATGGGTTAAAGATTCCCGGATTAAGACCGTCAGTATCTCTTGTTGATTTTTCAATAACCGTTCCTGCGTTTGGGGATAAGGAGGATGAAAGATATCTTGGAATTTTGTATCGTGGTTCACAGATACAAGGTGCGGGACAAGCATTTGAAAATGTGTACGACATAGATTTTGCTAGTCCATACAATTCTCAAGGATATCCCAATAGATTAAAGATACCTAACTTCAATAGTAATAATGTTTTAATAAATTATACAATAACAAAACGAGAGTTGGTTGTTAATGGTATTACAAAAGTTTATAAGAGAATTATAAATGCTGGTGATGTTAGACCTTTCTTTGAGTTATTTTTACCTGAGAAAAATGTTTTAGGTATTACAAGCGTGTTATTGAAAAATGGTACTGACTATGGTAATATACCAACTACTGCGGAATTTTTAGGGGCTCAAAATAGATGGTATGAAGTAGACGCTTTGGCGGAAGATAGAGTATTTGTTGAAGACCCTACAAAAGTTTCCGACCAACCGGGCACTAAAGTTGGTAAGTATATTCAAACAAATAATAGATTCATTTCTGAGTTTACACCTGAGGGGTATAAAAGAATGGTTTTTGGTGGAGGAACAAATTCGGCTCAGGAATCATTAAACCAATTTACAGGGTTTGGTAATCCACTCAATTTGCAAACATATTTTAATAACTTTTCTCTTGGTTCTACGTTAACACCTAATTCAACATTATTTATACAATATAGGATTGGTGGTGGTTTGCAAACTAATTTAGGGGTAAACGTTATCAATCAAATAGGTACGGTTTCATTTTTTGTTAATGGACCTTCGGAGGCAACAAATACGTCTGTTGTTGGTTCTTTAAGATGTAATAACGTGACTGCTGCGGTTGGTGGTTCTAATGCTCCTACAACTGAAGAAGTTAGAAATTTTGTTTCTTTTAATTTTGCCGCACAAAAAAGGGCGGTTACGGTTCAGGATTACGATTCTCTTTTAAGAACTATGCCGGCACAATTCGGGGCACCTGCAAAAGTTGCGATTACGGAAATAGATAATAAAATAGATATTCAAATTTTATCTTTTGATACTACTGGTAAGTTAACGAGCGTAGTTTCAAACACTCTAAAACAAAATATTGCAAATTATTTATCCAACTATAGAATGATGAATGATTATATCTCAGTTAAAAGTGCTGACGTAATTGATTTATCCATGACAGTTTCGGTAGTATTAGAGGCAACACAAAATTCAGGACAAATTATTACTGAGATTATTAATAACATATCAAATTATATGGACCCAGCATCAAGACAATTGGGTCAAAATGTTTTTCTTTCTGAGATAAAAGGTTTAATTCAAAGTCAAAATGGAGTTATAACCGTTACGGATTTACAAGTTTTCAATAATGTTGGAGGTCAATATTCATCTGCGGAAACGTCAATGTCTTATTTAGATTCTGAGACAAGAGAAATTAGAACTGTGGATGACACATTATTTGCCGAACCGAGTCAGGTTTATCAAATAAGATTTCCAAATAAAGATATTAGGGTCTCAGTAAAGAATTTTCAGTCGGTTAGTTTTTCGTAATAATTTATTTAATTAATTTTTATACTATTTTTTAAGTTGGTGTAACTTTAAAAGTTTGCCCTAAACTATTTATTAAAAAAAGTATAATGGGAACCACCCAAAGAATAAGAACTGAAATAGGAATTAATAAAAGAATTGATATTGAATTAGAACAAGATTTTGATTTTTTAGAGATTCTATCATTAAAAATACAGCAAGAAGAGATTTACACCAAATCATGTTCTGGTTATGGTGTTATTGTTGGAAGAATAACTGCAAACAATGGGTTTGGAATACCTAACGCTCGAGTTTCAGTATTCGTACCAATTACAGACCAAGACAAATCAAATCCTTTAATAACGAGTATATATCCGTATACAACTCCGGACGAGAAAAATGAGGATGGATATAGATATAATCTATTACCATACGAACAATCACATGCGGGTCATACACCCACAGGAACATTCCCATCAAGAAGAGATGCATTAACAAATAAAACTGCCATTGAAATATACGACAAATATTACAAATATGTCGTAAAGACTAATGAGAGTGGTGACTATATGATTATGGGAGCTCCTCTTGGAGTTAGTTTGGTTTTTCTTGATTTAGATTTATCTGACATGGGAGAATTTTCATTAACTCCTCAAGATTTGATTAGAATGGGTAGGGCGACCGAATCTCAAGTGAATGGTCCTAAGTTTAAGTCTTCTACTAATTTAAATTCGTTACCTCAAATTGTTTCATTAACAAAATCTATAGATGTTGTACCATTATGGGGAGACCAAGAAACTTGTCAAATTGCAATAAGCAGATGTGATTTTGATTTAAGGGACGAGTTAAATATTGATATCCAACCTACAGGACTTTTTATGGGTTCGATGACATCAACGTTAGACCAAAATTTTATTAATCGAAGGTGTAAGCCTAGGAAAGCTTTGGGTGAGATGTGTAGTTTGGTTGCGGGTCCGGGACAAATTGTATGTATTAGACAAACAATCAATATTGATAATCAAGGAAGACCTATATTGGAAGAATTTAAATTTCCGGGTGGTAATGACGTGATTGAGGATGATGGTTCATGGTTGGTTGATTTGCCGATGAACTTAGATTATGTTATTACTAATGAATTCGGTGAAAAAGTAATATCTGACGACCCAAAGGTAGGTATACCAACAAAGGGTAAATATAGGTTTAAAATTAAATGGAAACAACCGGATGATTTGGGACAACAAATAAAGAGGGCGTACTATTTAGTTCCAAATGTTAGTGAATATGGTTGGGGGTCTGGGAAAGACCCGGCAAATTTAAATCCAACTAATCCTGCAGAAAAACCATATTATGATGCGTGTATTAGGTCGTATGGTTTTAGTTTGGATTGGAATGATTATGGGGATACTGGAACAACTTTAGGTAATAAAATAATACAAAGGGCGATTGATTGTGAGGATAAATTTTATGAGTTAAAATATAACCAAGTTTATACTGTTTCACAATTAATTGACCTATATCAAAAAGGTACAAATAGAAGAAGATTTATTGGGATAAAAGATATTCAAAATCAGAGTTGTGAGAGTAGTAGTTATAAGTTTCCAATGAATGATGGGGTTAGGGGTACGGACATATTGTTTACATTATTTAATTTTATTTTGGGTATTTTTACGACACCAATTTTGTCGTTGGTACCTATATTACATTTATTAAGATTAATATGGCCGATTATAAAAGTACAAATTGTAATTATTTTCACAGTAATATTACCAATTATTTGGCTTTTATGTCAAGCTGTAAATGTGATATCTTTTGGGTTGGCGGATTTAAATTGTCCGAGACCTATGTCTCCCGGGGAGATATGGAGAAAGGCGGGTAATCCGTTTAGTAATATGAAATTTCCAATGATTACCTACCCTGAATGTGAGATGTGTGATTGTACTCCTGAGCCTATAGAGGGTGATGCAGAAGCTGAAGAATTTTTTAACGAGACATATGCAAATGCATCTCAATCTTGTACTATAGATACTCAATCCGCCGCAAGTTTTGCTAATGTTGCGGACGAACAATATTGTAAAGATGACCCTCTTTTATTGGGGGTTGGGTCCGCACCTTGTAATAATTTATTTGCACCCGCAAATCAAGCTGATTTGGTGGCACAACTGATGCAACAAAATTTATCGGGTTCAATGAAGGAATCGTATTCAAAAAGAACACCAAACTTGGCAACCAATAGTACTGCACCTAATGGGTTCTTTTCTCAAGATTTAACATTGTCGGAGAGGTTAAATTTATTTAATTTAAAGGGAAAATATTTTAATGACTTACAAGTTCAGGGGGGTGGAGATAATCAAATCAAAGTTTCGATTAATCCTCAGCAAAATCCAGGAAAGTTTCATCATGATAATGTTATGGCATTATTGATTGATAATTCTTGTCTTGACAATTTTCCTATTGGAGGGTTAATATCTTTCAATAATATTTCGGAGACATATGATTTAAATGTGTTGAGTGGAAAAACAATTAGTTATGTTGATATAGATGGTAATGTTGTTACCACAAATGCGATAACGGGTACAGCAACAAATAATGGTTCTGTAACTATAAAATATGCGGACCCGGCCAACTCTAACAATTTAACACCATTAACTACAACATATTCTGTTGACCAAAGTTCTGCAATTGATTTTTCTACTAAAGATAATGTTGGATATCAAACCGGAGAATATGGTGACGATTCAAATACCGTTTTTAGTTTGTCATTAAATACTTTATTATTAAAAGGTACTTTAGTGGTTTACGCTCAAACTATAAGTGGATTTACGGAGACGTTTACGGATAATTCTAATGGGGTGATAACAAGTAATTTAGGAGGAACCGGAACGGTTGAATATAATACGGGTAATATATTTTTAAATTTTGATGTCCCGCCGGCAAATAATTTACCAATTTTGGCGAACTATACTGAGTTTGTTCCGGCGAATACCCCTAATAGTAATAAACATTTTATTACTCATAAGTTTCCAACTGATATTGAATATTTCCAAGTAATTACTGCGACGACGTATGGTAGTTTTGTTACACAAAACCCTACCATCCCTAATGGAAAATATAATAATCCAGCAATACCATTTTTCAATTCACTAAAATATAGATATACAGATAACTTTCAAACCGTTTGGAGTAAAAAATTCACCACAACTTTAGGATTTCGAGATGGGGAATATTATGATACTGATGATACGTTTAGGCCAATATATACGATGCCAGACCAAAAAGAATTTATTGTTGTATTTTTAATGCGTGGCGTTGACCCATATTCTGCGAGAGTTCCTATGGATATTGATATTTCAAAATTAATGGGTCAAAATTATGGGACTAATATTGTTTCCGGTAATTATAAGATGAATATACCGGTACAACCGGGATTGTCTTTACCAAGACATAATCGAATAAATTCACCAAACACGCAAAGTCAAAACGGGTATATATTTTATCCGCCGTATTGTTATAATACGTCTAGTGATTTTAGTGGGTTTACAACATATAACACATCAAACTATTCTAGTTTAGATGGGAGTAGTGTTAATAGTTTTAGTATTGATACAACTAATCAGAGTACTACTAATAATACGAAACTACAAAGTCTTTGGGTAAGTAATAATACTTCGTATTTAGGTGTGGGACCAAATAATGTTGTTAATTTCATTAGATATCCAAGGTTAGGAAGTCAGGTGCCATCATCAAATTCTCCGGGATTTGTTAATTCCGGTGCGTATAGTAGTTCAGTCAATCCAAACAATTATCTTGTTTTAACTGACATAGGACCCGCAAAACAGCATAGAGGTTATTATAATAATGAATATGTTGAGGGGGGTAGTTATGTTTATTTAAACCAATCTTCTGAGAACTCGGCTTTTATACCTACATTGGGGGGTGTAGTGACTTATCCTATTATTAAACAAAATGATTATTATTATTTTTCTCCGGTTTATGCGACAGGTGCGACTCCAACAACATTCTCAAGCTCGGAGACGAGACTTGTGATGAGGTGTGATAGGTTACCATCATCATCAAATAGAACAGATGTATATGAGAATAATACGTTTGTATTACATCAAAATAGGTCGTTGGCAATTTATAGTATTACGGATAATGGGTCATCGATTATTGGTTCAGGAGAATTACAATCTACCGGATATAATTCAGGAGATAACCAAGAGGATGAACCAAGTGAATTTGAAAATTCATTACAATCTTCATTTTCTTGTAGTGGTATTGTTCCTTTAAAATGTTATCAGGGATATGGAAGTACATTTAGACTGGCTCCTACGACAGATAAGTGTTACGATAGAGTTATTGCGGAAAATGGTTGTTACATTCTTTTAAGAGGTGCACCATTTCTTACTTTACCAAGAGATTATAGAACATTTGCCGAGTGGTTGGCGAGATTTAGAGTTATGATGGCAAGTTGTAGAGGAATATTTTCACATAATTTTGTTAATAATTGGATAAATGGTACATTATTTTTTTACACATTTAAAAACAATAGGTTCTTTAGAAATACAGGCGCGGGAAGAAATCAACCTTATAATAGATATTGTAATGATACTATAATATTACATAACCCATCTAGTAATTTTTATTATAGGTCATCACCAACAAATTTAAATGCGACTACAGGGGAGATTAAATTTGTTGGTAAAGCCCCAACATCTCAAGGAGGAACCACTGTGAGAAGAAATGGTAGAAATTCGTTACAATTACAAACCCCAACAACAATAATGAATTTAGGTCCTAGAGATGAATTTGCATATCAGTTAACATTAAGTGCGGATTATTACGGATATAATGTTGATAAAATGGAACAAACATCGTATAAGGAATTTGAAAATATATTAAATTTATTTTTAATATCTCGATTAAGAACTTCAGGATTTTTCAGTAATTTAACAAGAACAGGTTCTGGAAGTGTGGCACAATTCTTCTCAAGAAATAATAGCAGGTTTGATGGTGATTACGCACAATCTATTTCGGTTAACTCGGAACATGGTGTGGATGAGTTTGATTTTGATTCGTATGACTATTCAACGGGAACAACTACCGGTGGAAACACTTATTATATTGGGGATAAAGTTATGGGGATATTTTATTCCTCGGACACTCAAACAAGAGATTATATAACCCCAAGAAGGATAATAAGAAACGATACAACTTCACCGGCACAATACGATAATTTAGGGTTTAGTTCACAAGTCGTACCGTTTTATAGATGGAAAATTAATGGAGCACCTAATCAACAGTCTACATTTATTTTTGGCGACCAAAAAAATGAATGGCAAACCGGATTAAAAGATATTATACAAAATACGAGATATCAATCATTAGATAGGGTAGATGTTAATTCCTATTATTTTATGGGTGAAACTGCGATAAATGAATTTTATAAAGGATTTATATATAATGTTAGGGCGAATAATACGGGTGGATATGATTTTAGTGAAAACGTGGTTGGACCTCTTCCAAATACTAATACGAATTTAAAGTATTTAGTGGGAGCGCCATTTCATTTTTATTTTGGTTTAACGAGAGGTAGTAATGCCTTGGATAAATTTAGAGTTAAATTTTTAGGAGTTGAAACAATTTGATTCGAGAATAGTACCAAGTAGATTAAGATATAAATCTGCACCATCTACAGACCAAAAGGTTGCTATTAGTTTAAATAATACTGTCGAATTAAATAATGAATTTGATAGAATAAGGACAGTATCGTTATCACAATTGTATGATGATGAAAGGCAAAGTTGTGAGATTTTTAGACCTACGTTCCAGTTGAATTATATCTATGATAATAGATATGTTGGTACCGCAAACTATGTTCCATTTAGAAATAATTTGTTTTTGGTAGACCCGGAACAAACGGTTTTAAATAATATGAGTACTTGGTATGGTTATCCTCAATATTATGAGTTTGATTTTTTAAGACCTAATGTTGTAGACCAACATATTAATTTTATATCAAAAAGTGCGTATACGTATAATTGGTCTTATTATATTACTTATCCATATCGTAATGATGAAAATAAATTATTGACATCACAACTAAATAATCAAACTTTTATTTGGAACGTGAAGGATGGGATACCTTTTGCAATTAAAAATATTCAAATAAATGGTGACCCGTTAATATCTTTTGAGTGTATTTCTCCACATGGATTAACGCCGGGAGAATCTGTCGAACTATCTTTTCCATATAATGGAAATAAAATTTTTGAAGTTTATTCGTTAGGTAATGGGTTATTTGAGAGTGATATTAGGATTTTTAATTTATACAACATTGGGTATACAGGGGGAACATTCAACGACAAAAAAAGAGGAAGGTTTAAAAGAGTTTTATATCCTGATATAATAGATGAGTCTCGTTCAAAATATTATATTAGAGAACATAAGGTTTTAATTGGTGTTGATGATATGATTTTAAATAAAACAGGATTTCAGCAAACACCATTTAATACAAAAATAGAACTTTTTTTGAGTTCAATAACTCCGGATTTGAGAACTAAGACGGCACAACAAAATAGTAATAATTGTTATACGTTTACAACAATAAAAGATATTAATTTACAGGGGTTGTTAGACAATCAAAAAAGACCTGTCAGTGAACTTTTTTTGACGGTAGTAAATAAAGGATTTTCCGGGTATTTTAATAAACCATTTATCAATGGGGTAGGTTTAAAACAAGGGTGGGAGTTTAATATAAATGAAACTCCGAGCTCGTGGTGGGATGATAATAATGTTGATTCAAATACAAATATTCAAACTTCATCATATACAAAAACAGATTCTAGTGGTAATACTAAAACCTTTTATTATAATAACAATTTAAATGTTGGGGATGTGATAGAGGGGGATTTTTGCGAATGGAATGATTACGAGCAAGTGGAGAGAGTTATATCAAAATACTACCACAAGGTAAAATACAATCAAGACAATTTTAAAACATCAAATACGCCAACAACAAATGAGAATGGGTTTTATTATAGTCCACATAACGGGATGAAGATAAGGGTTTTTTCTAATTATATAGAGACGGGTGGAGTTGAAAATGTAGACCAAGTTCCTTTTTATTCTTATTACTCTCCATCCGACCAAGAATTTAGATGGAGAGACCTGTATACTTATGGATATAGAGATGAGTTGGGTCGGGGGGTTGATTTCCCCTTTGTAAATAAATCACATTATCCATTTCAAGAGGTGATATTTAGATTTTTTCCTGAAGGTAAAGATTCAAATAATTTCTTAGATGGTATAAACGAACCTGTTAAACCTTTTATTGATGATTGCGAATAGTTATAGAATATTATTTAGTGGGTCAACCGACAGGGAAATTACTTTACCTGTTGAGATTAAGTGGGATTTCACGGGTCAAGACCAATCTATAGATTTATATGAGGATGAGGTGGTTAAAGAAGTTGTCGGTACTGGCATTGATTTTGAGGTTAATAGATTTCCGCATGCTCCCGACCCATTAACGTTAAAGACGGATATTAATTATGATTTTTATTTTTATTCTGGTGGGTCGTTAAGTAATCCTGCGTCGTGGAATCAAAATTATATATCAGAGGGTTTCACAAGTGAGGACATATATTATTTTAGAAATAATTTTACCAAGTCATTTTTTAAGTTGGACTTTTATGATTCGGTTGATACAAAATCTCAGGTGAATTATTTCACAATAATTATACCGACGCAACAAGGGGCAACAATTAGTTTTATTGTTGCAAATAAAAATGTTAATATAAAAATACCAAGTTTTAAGTTAGATTATGTTGGGGATAAGGAAGGATTTTTTATTTATTGGTTAAAGAAATTGGAGTATGTTCCAATCAATACTTTTTATATGACCGCAAAATTTTATAATGCGGAGAAGGGTGAATTTGTTAAGATGATGAATAAACCACAGTCATCGGTTAATGGGGATAAATATTATTTTGATACCCTAACATTTTATTATTACCGGGTTGTTTGCGATTATGTTAATTTAAACTATTCAGTTTATGATATATTAACAAATAAAAGAGTCGGTATTAATACACCCATATCGTGGTATGAATATGTAAACCCCCCTTTAGTTTAATGAGTTATTATAATATTATTATATCACCTGAGACAATACAAAGGGATTTAACCATAGTTGGTTATAGTGGGACACCTGTGGGTGTTTATTCCGCAATGACCCAAATATTGACGGGAAATACTAATGGTACATCATTATTGACTGGATTAACAATACCAATATTAATTGTTGAGAATATAAACGATGTTGGATATTATGACCCTTTTGATGGTGACATTACGCAACAAGATGTCGTTACAAATTTTTTATTCTCTTCGGATACTCAAAATCCGTACGTGGTTAATGTGTATAACACTTCGGAACAATATCAAAAGTTTATTGATTTATCAAATTATACTATTGATTGGGGGGATGGTAATATTCAAACCATTACTAGTTTTGCTCCCAATTATGTCAGTCATACATATCCAACACAAAGTTATCAGTATGAAATAACATTATCTCAAAAAAATCCTTGGGGTGACATAAAGGTCACTAAAAAAGTCAGTTTACCTTATAAGAAACCTTCGATTGGAAATAAAAAAGGGACGGCATATTTCACATCTAATTTGGGTAATTGGTCTGCAACACCAATAAGTTATGATTTTATATTTTCAGGGGATTCAAATAATTCTTTGGCGTCACAAGTTTCATCAAGTTATATAAGTACACCTTATGTTGTTTCCGGTGAATCCGTTTCAAGGTTACAAGATTTGGAACAATACGGTTCGGACAGTTATGTTTTGGGTAAGGTTGTTTACGATAGTGGTGGTGTACTTGGTGTTATAACTAATATTAGTCCGGTTTTTACCGCATATACAATTCAAAACATAGATTACTATGATTATGCGGATGGACGTACAATATTTTTCATGGACTCTTCAGGATATACCGTTGATAATATAACCTCAGTACCGATTGTGAAACAAGAGGTATTAATGAATATTATCGACCAACCTCAAATACAAACAAACGTATATGTTGAAAGGGGTAAAGTTAGTGGATATGAAAGAGTTCAAAGATTAGGGGAGGTTGATAACATTGGTGATATGCTTAACTATGGATATGGATTTTTTAATGTTGTTAGAAAAGATTAAAAAGTATAATAAAACTATTTATAAAAAAAGAAAAGTATGAGTATTGGAACTTATGGGACTTTAAAGCCTGCGGACGTTAGTCCTGAAGATGTGGAGATAATAATGAATTATACCCCATCAAGGGATGTCACCAATAATTTTGTCCTTAAAACATTGGATGCGACCTCATTATTAAAACCATATTTTAATAATTCTCAAACAGGTGGGAATAATAATGAGATACTCGGTGGGTTGTATAATTTAACTTTACCTGCGGAGGAATTTAATGCTTTAGGGTTTTATACTTTATATTTAAGACCGGCACAAATAAGGACTTTAATTACGGATTGTGGTATCTTAAGTGCGTTACCGAATGTGAAGGGACTTATTATTGATTTGGCAAACGTTCCATCTCAGTATCTTAACAAATTTGTTCCACAAGGATTGGTTGGGTTTAGAATTGAGTATCTTAATTTTGATGGAAGTAAAATAAGTAATTTTTTTAGGATAATTACTTCATGTTTTTTTTGTGAACCGGTTGTTGTGAATCAAACAAATACATCACAAAAATCAATTAGATATAGATATGTTGATGGAATTTCAAATTTATTATTTGTTACGGTATCACCATCGTCATCACCAACAAACAAACCAAACGCAACACCATTTATAGGTCAGCCGGGACAAGACATAATCATAACCAATACATTTTTTAATCCTATTACGATAGATATTCAAATGGCGGAATACGACATTGATACATTGGCAATTGCTCTTTACGGTAATCAAACCAAATCTATTGATGATGGTGTTTACACTATTTACGATTCAAATAATAATATATTTAGACAATACAATTTGTTTGAAATTAGAGACCAATTTAACGAACTTCTTTATGAGGTTAGACAAAGTAGAGGGGCGAATATTGATTTCAGTAAAAATTTTAACACTATAACTACTTAATGGCAACAACTATAAAAAATACTAAATATTTTTATCCTCCCAGACCCGGAAGCGGTGCCGGAACATTTTCCGACAATATTGTTGGTTTACAAATTGTTGATGGTGGAGGACTTACGCAAGGTAACTTTGAGTTTACCTCAAATGTTGTAGATAAGGTTAATAGAAAATTTGGTATTGGTGCTTTTTCTGCTCCGGTTAATTTAGAGGATTTAAACATAACGAGTATAGCTCAGAGTAAGGTAATACAAAAAACTCAATTTAAAGTTTATCCTGTATTTGATAATTCGCAAGTATTGAATTTTGCTTTATATGGTTCGTTGTCAAAACGATTTGCAATATCAATAACAAAAATAATTAATTATTTTCCGGCATCTTTAGATTCTTTGTTCTTTACACCCGATTTTACAACCGGGTCAACGGCGGTTAATATATCATATAATTCTATTAATGATGAAACATATTTTGAGGTGGATACTAAAAGATTGTTTAATCCATTTGAGATAGATTATACAACAAATGCATCTCAAAACATTGCTAGAAGGGAGATGTCAATTTCTCAGTATAGAAATTTACCAAATACTTATTTGGATTATGCGATATCAATAGGAGGGTTAGAATATAAGGTTCAGTCTTTTTTACCCTCGGATGCGTTATATTCTGGGTACATAGCATTTTATGTTTCAGGGGCACCATTTGGAACTACGGCAACAACATCCACAACAAATTTTCAAATTAGACCTAACGACTATATTGTTGATAAGGTATTTGCGGAAACTTTTGATGAGATTGAGAATTTTCTATTAAATAGGTTGGTAATTCCGGAGTATACTGCGGTCTTTAAAGTACCCCAAGAGCAAGATAATGGGAAAATAACAATTAATAATCAAAAAGTTACATGGCCTAAAGACGGGGCGTGGAATCTAGATATTAGAAATGCGGTATTTGATGATTATATAACAATACTACAAGAGGTCGGTGAGGCATTTGATTCATTTAAAACGAATTTAATCTCGAGGTTTTTAACTGCGGGTTCATTAAAAGAGTTTGATACTCTAGGGAGAAAAGTTGAAAAGGTATTCCAAATTTATGGTGTTAGTTTTGACGACATTAAAAAATATATTGATGGATTAAGTTTTATGACATCGGTTAACTACAACCCGTCAAATGATATACCAAACGAACTTTTAAAAGATTTGGCGTCGACTCTTGGTTGGCAGTCAAATTTTTCACCCATTACAAATGATAATTTTTTAGAGACAATATTTGGGGCTCAGGTAAAACCTAACTACCCTGGTTATACGAGGGCGTTGACCTCACAAGAATTAAACTATTCTTTTTACAGAAACTTAATACTTAATTCAGGGTATATTTTTAGGTCAAAAGGAACAAGGAGGTCTATTGAATTTTTATTAAATTTAATTGGTGCTCCTGAGTCGTTAATTGAATATAACGAGCATATAGAGGTTGCGGATAGAGAGGTTGATATGGATTACTTCTATTATCAATACGCACAAATAACCGGAGGAACATATGTCAATCAAATACCCCAATTGCAAGTGGGTCAAACGTATAAACTTAAAGGACAAACCTTTACGGCATTTACAAATCAATCTTTATACGAAAGTGTTACTTTAACAAGAAAAGATTATCCTGTGGATGAATTTGGTTATCCAAAGGCACCTGCGGAAACTGATAGTTACTTTTTCCAAAAAGGTGCAGGATGGTACGAACAAACACCACAACATAGAAACAACGAGGAACTTGTTATAAATAGTAGATTATATTCGGGACAAAACACAGATATACAAACACAATTAAAACCATTCACATATGGTGAGGACTATTTAAATGTGTTTAAAAAATTCCCTTATATGAATGAGGGTTTTAGGTTAGACAGAATTATTGATAATAATAAATCTTGGATATCAACAGATGATAAATTAAGGGCATCAAAAGATGCAAATTACAATTCATATTATTTTATCAATAATGAAAAATTGGTTCTCAATATAAAAAATATCGATTTGTTTTTAAATCCGGGTCAAGGATTGGCATATGAGATTTGGGAACAATCAAGAAAATATGGATACCCAATTCCCGAATCAGGTTTAACTATTGGATACCCTGTACCGGGTGGTGTGGATTCTACGGTTATTGACCCCGAACCACAAAACAAAACTTTTTTTGAATTTAATCAAACTTTTTGGCAAAATTTAATAAACACAAGAAATCGTCAGTTTATTACGGACGGAAAAACCGGGGGATATCCAACATTACAATCTTTATTTTGGAAATATATACAACAATATCAAAATACGGGGACACAAAATAATAAATACACGTATCAAAAACTTATTGATTATGTAAATGGACTTGGCCCTGATTGGATGAAATTGGTGGAACAAATGATTCCGGCAACTACGATTTGGCAGGGAGGTACGAGGTTTGAAAATTCTGTATTACATAGACAAAAATTCGTTTATAGGAGACAAAGAGGTTGTGCGATTGAGGAAAAATTTGTAGACCCTTGTTCTAGAACTGCAAGTTTATCAAATTATGGTGCGAATGAGGAAAAAATAACAGTACCGATATATCCGTGGTTAACACAAAAATCTGCATTATCATCCTTTAGTGCAATATTGAGAAATCAAGTTGGAACTTTATTACAATCAAACGGATACACGACTACAAGTTGTAATGGTATTAATAGTTTAACTACAGAGTGGTATGTTAATTTGACGATTGGTAGTAATTTATTGATTAATTATAAGTTTTATAGTGGTGTTGGTCTTAATGGATACCCAAGTGATGGAGAATGGAAATTGGCGTTAAAGAATAGTTTACCTCAATTATTAAATTATAATTTATGGTTTAATTTAAATGGAAATGACTTAACAATTATAAACCTAACCAACCAACCGCTCTATTTGTCACAATTATTAAAGTTAGAAGTTGGTATAAATATAAATGTAAATTGTTAATGAATGGCTAGTTTGTTTTATTCGATATCGGTTGTTGGTGATTGTTCGGGTACGGGTGATGGAAGTATTCTAATAGTTCCTAATGGTGGGACCCCACCATATAATGTTAATTGGCTCACACCGGATTTAGGTAATGACGCTTTGGTAACCAACTCATCGAGAACTTTATTGTACTCCGGAACATATTCGATTCAAATAACCGATAGTAGTTTACCTATAAACAATACTTTATTGGTGTCTGTACCATTATCGAGTGGTGTTTGTGCTTATGTAGATAACGTGCAGAATACAACTTGTGGTTTAAATAATGGTTCGGTAACAGGTACTTCATCATCATTATATTCACAAACAACTTATTTTTTATATAGTGGGTCTAACGACTTTATATCGTCGGCAATAACGGATTCAAGTTTTGGGGTGTTTAACAATTTAACAGCGGGAACTTATTATATGGTTGTTTTGGATGTAGGGGGATGTACGGGTAGAACTAATACTTTTGTAGTTGAACCTTCAACAAATTTGGATTATGGTTTATATGTTGTTCCAAATTCAAGTTGTGGGAATGGGCCGTTAGGTAAGATATTTGTTACGGGACAAACCGGAACTCCACCATATACTTATATATGGAGTAACGGACAAACGAGTAGTTCAATTACGGGATTAACGAGTGGTTTATATAGTGTTAATGTAACCGACTCTTTGGGTTGTACTAGGATATCTGCCGCGACAATCACAGATGTTGGTCCGGTTACTATACCGTTGGTTACACCAGTTCCGCCATCATGTTTAACAAATAATGGGTCTTTAACTTTTTATATTGAAGGAGGTACGCCACCTTATTATTATTCGGCGTCAACCGGGTATTTTGAGATTTCATATTCAACTAGTTTAACATTAACTGATTTATCTTCAGGGCCTTATTCATTATTGGTTACGGATGCCGCTTATTGTACGGCAACCGCATCTGCATTATTGGCGACCCCTGAGGGTATGACATCGGTAAATGTTAATGTGACAAATCCGGGATGCTCTAATGAAAATGGGTCAATGTTTGTTTTTTTACAAGGAGGGACTCCACCATATACATATACTTTAATTTACCCTGATGGGAATAACAAATCAATTCAAACTACCTCTCAAAATAATTTATTTTCTTTTTTGGGTGGTGGAGAACATTCTCTATATGTTATTGATAGTGTTGGTTGCACGTTTAATCAGGATTATACGTTAGTTAGTCAAAATCTATATACTGTATCCGCGTCTTCAATTGGTGCGAGATTTGGGTTGGCAAATGGGTCTATAACGGTAACAATATCTAGTGGTGGTACAGCCCCATACAATTATTCGTTAAATAACGGACAAATAGATATATTAAACACTTATTTAAGTTCTGTAACCTTTACAAATATCGTGTCGGGTCAATATAATATTACAGTTACCGATAATAATGGTTGTATACAAAAAACAAATGAGTATGTTACAGATATACCAAATGTGAATTTTTCTTTGCTACCGACAATAGCGTCTACACCGAGTGGGGGTACGATAACAACATTTATTATGGCGGGGGTTCCTCCGTTTACGTTTAATTGGTCGTCAAATATTCCAAATAACCCACAAACAAATATGGTGGAAAATTTAACCGCCGGAACATATACATTGACCTTAGTTGATGCAAATTCAAATTATGCGGAAAGAAGTGTTACGGTTGAAGGTAGTAACACAATTTCTTCTTATAGTACATATACAGTTTCGGAGGAAACGTTTAATGTTAATACATCGGCAAAATACAGTATTCTAAAAATGTTTAATGAGGGGTATTATGATGTTACTAATGGGAATAGTGGTTGTAATTTAGTATCTGCAACATTCAGTGCTAAATTGGTGGTACAACCATACGGGACTGAAGTTATTGAACCTTTTTATGTTACAAATTCATTGGTTGTGCCTCCAAGTGATAATATTTGGCAGGATACAATTAAATCAATGATTTTAAAAGTTAAGGGTGTTGGTAATGTTATCATTGATGAATTAAATAATAAGTTAGTTATTATAAGTGATATTGATAACCAAGATATTGTTAATGGTACAATCGCGGCAATTAATATTAAAGTTTATTTATTAATTGATTATGAAATAAATTGTTTAAGTTAAATAATAGTGAATATACCGATAATAAAATTAACTGAATTTTCGGGTGGTACCCCACCATATTCTATTACGATTAGTGATATATATGGAAATAATTCATTATTTTTAACGGCATTCACCCAAACAGCTCCTCCTGATATTTTTATTGAAGTCCCATCCGCATTTACAAATACCTACATAAATGTTCCTTTAATTAGAGTTAAAATTGTTGATTCTCTTGATTGTGAATTACTAAGTGATGTCTTATGCACGAGCCCAATACCATAGTTATGGTGGGTTATTTATTTATATCTAAATTATTTTTAATTGTTTGTTTATAAAAAAATTTGAGGTTTTATTATTTTAGTAAAAATAAAACCGATTTCAAATTATTTATAAGATAATAGCAAACATTTATGCCTTGTATTCCAATTAAATTATCGTATGTTGAAACCAGTTGTCAAGACGCTTGTTCGTTATCGTCAACTAGTGGTTTTTACTCTGACACAACCCCCTTGGTTGTTGGTAGTATTTTATATATAGATTCAATATGTAGTGTAAGGAATAAATCAGGGTTTTATTCTGACTATACCATAGGGGGAACGAGTTGTTATCAAACGGATAGTGATAGTGTCGTCATTGCCATTTCGACTTGTTTTCAAACTCCGACACCCACGCCAACATTAACCCAAACCCCAACCAATACTGCTACGTTAACCCAAACCCCAACCAATACTGCGAGCAACACTCCTACTTTAACTCAAACACCAACAAACACAAGGACTCCAACAAAAAGTGTTACACCAACAAAAACTGTAACACCAACTAAAACTCAAACACCAACAAAAACTACAACTAATACGCCAACTAAAACACAAACACCAACTAAAACACAAACACCAACAAATACCGCAACTAATACGCCAACTAAAACACAAACACCAACAAAAACTGCCACCCCAACAAATACTCCAACTAAAACGGTTACACCTAGTATTACCCCTTCAGGGTTAAGACAAACACAATTTAGAAGTTGTGAGGACGGAAACAATGTTTTTAGATTTGCGGGAAATGGTATTCCATCAACAACCGGGGCAACTTATTATATTCAAGGTCTTGGTGAATTTGAGGGATGTGCGACAATAGTTACATACACTGGTGTTGGATTACTATATGATGGAAACGGAGTTACGTTTACTTTGGCTTCGGATTGTTTTGATAATATATGTCCTAGGACAACAATTCAATCTGCGGTGATGTATAGATGTTCGGATGGAACCGTACATTATTATAATGTTGATTCAGATACTGCTTTCTTAGGTGCCACATATGTTGATAACGGAATTTGTTATTCATTTTTGGAGTTCGGAGGGGCGGGCGGAACTTATTTAGGGTCGCCTCAGTTTAAAAGTTGTGATTTTTGTGAACCAACACCAACACCGACACAAACTCCAAGACCAACACCAACAATCACTCCAACACCATCACCAACACCTTTACCTTGTGAATATACCAATTTTTGTTTTGATACTAAATTAATTTCTTTAACGGGATTTAATGGTACATACAGTTCAACACTAACTAATTATAACGGTAGGTTATATTATACAGGGGATAGTGTTAATAATGGGTTAATATATTATACTAATAATGAATGGTGTTTAAGTACATCTTTGGGTGGTGTTTGTTCTTTGCAAGGTAAGAGACCTTGTTATTCTAATTGTCCGGATTTGGATAGTAATATATTTGTTGGAGGGATTTGTACTACACCAACACCGCCGGTTAATTGTGAAACATTTGATTTTGTTGCATATTTTGATTGCGATTTTCCTGTAACACCAACACCGACTAATCTTGTTCCTCAAAGTGCCGTTAGTTTTACATTTACATATAATTTTGTAACTCCAACACCATCAAATAGTCCGGTATATAACGTTGGAATGAATTTTTCAATATTTAATTCTTCGCAAACACCGACACCAACAGTTACTCCAACACCTACAACAACACCACCAAATAAAGTCGGTATATCTGCAAGAGCAACATTTGAATACCTTGACCCAACTTTGGAGTGTCCTACAACAAGAGTATTGATTGATGTTTCAACATCTTTGGAACATTATACCTCAGACAATTTAATATTTGGAACGATTGATTTGTTACCCGGAATTTATTTCTATGGGACTATCAATTCTAATAATGGTGGTATTATACAATCTTGTTTTAAATACGATAGAGATGATAACACATTAAGTTCAAACTCAAATGTTTTAAATATACAAAGAATATTTGGTAGTCCGGCGGGATGTATTCCTGCAAGCCAGACACCAACACCAACAACTACCAAAACACCAACCCAAACAAAAACAAGCACTCCAACTCAAACACCAACAAAAACAAGTACACCAACGCAGACACCAACAATAACACGACCGTTGGAATCGTTCACAATGAAGGCATTTAATTTATCTGCGGTTACATTTGCAACATGGGTGAGCTCTACTCCTACTGTGGTAAATTGGGGTGATTCAACATCCAACACGTATCCGTCAGGAACGAATACGATAAGTCACATATATTCATCACTATATACGGGTGATATAACATTCAATTCAATAGATTTAACCACTATAACGAGAATAACGATAACAAATACCATAACAGGTGCAACATCATCAGGATTAACATTTACGACGGCTGAAATGAGTAAGCTTAATGGGTTAACAAGACTTGAATTTGGCCCTAATTTAGACCCTGCAGGTTCAAATAGTGGAAATGCTTATGTTAGTGGTGTTACATCGCAACTACCAAGAACTTTAACAACTTTACAAACAAATAAAAATAATTTATCTGGAGGTGTTAGTGATTTACCTACAGGACTAACATACACTTTTATTTGGGGTGATACAACAATTGGTGGGGATTCAACAGGTGTACCTAGACCAAGTGGTATGTATTACCTTGCAATACTTGGTAATAATACAATATCAGGTAATGTTGTGGGATTACCACATAACTCTACTTTAAGTACACTTTCAATTGCTGGTAATAATACATTGTCGGGTAATACTGCGGATATCCCATCTGCTTTGAATTATTGTTTAATTACTGGTAATAATACGATAACAGGTGATATTGCGGATACCCCAAGTGGAATTACTTCAACACTTGCTATTGTTGGTAACAGTATAATTACGGGTAACACCACGGGGATACCTGCTAGTGCGGTTACAGTAAACATAAGAAGTAGTGGTAGTTCTATTAGAGGTTTAGTTAGTAATGTTCCTAAAACAGTTAAAATTCTTTATTTATATGGGACATCGGGTATTTCAGGATTAACTAGTGATTTCTCAACAGGTATGACAGAAGTTTCTTTGTTAGGTGCGTATAATGCTATTTCGGGTAACACTAGTGATTTGGCAGTAATGACAGATTTATTAGTATTCCAAATTAGTGGAGGAACAAATCCAATTAGTGGGAATATTTCAAATATTCCAATAAAGATGATAAGTTTAGCTCTTTATGAAGGTAATACAATAAGTGGAAGTACAACATCAATAACAAGTAAAACAGCATTAAGAAATATAAGTTTGTTTGGTAATAATACTGTGGACGGAAGTTTAAGTGATTTCCCTACTAACGCATTATCAAGTGTTAGTTTTGGTGGTAATAATACAATAACAGGATATACATCACCATATAATTGGTATAGTTCTATGTCAGATGTTAAAATTACCAATTTGGGTTCAAGTTATGGATTTAGTTTAACCGCAGTTGATAACATACTTATTGATTTAACGGGTAAAACATGGGTAAATAATAAACTCATAGAATTAGAATATGAAGGGGCAACCACACCACCAACATCGGCGGCAGGCATTGCAGCATATAATAGATTAACAGGAACAAGCGGCGTTTTAATAAGTTTTGTAACATAAAAAAAGATATGATTTATTTATACGAAAGTTGTATTCCAACATTGACGAATGCGACTAAAAAAACACAAATAGGACAAACATACAAATTAGAATATACTAATATCGCAAATACGATATTTAAAGATTCTATTGGAAATTGTTGGAATTATCTTGGAGAATATGAAAGTAGTTATATCCCTCCGGATAATGTGTTTTATATTTTTTATAGTGGTAATTTTTTAACAAACACAATTGAAATTGGATATCCTGATTGTAATAGTTGTCAGGCCACAATAACCTCGAATTGCGTGTTTACATATTATGTTGGGGTTAGATGTGATAATGGTGGAAGTGTTAATGTTAAGGTTTGTAATGTTTCACCTACGGGAACTTTAAAATTGGTTCCAACTATAGGTCAGGTTTTTGGGGTTAGAAATCCAAGTGGGGATTATTTTTGTGTTACAATAGTTAGTACGTCACCGTTTGTAGATACTGATTATCAAATATCGACACCGGCTTGGAAAGATTATACGTGTGATACCTGTCCGTTGTATAAGAGTTATTTGGTAGATTCGTGTGACGGGTATTCAACTAACATGAGGGTTTATCAGTATTACACTAATCCAACGATACCGGAATATACTGCGGTAGATTTAAATGTGGATGATGTGTGTTATGTGATAAAAAGTTATGAAGGTATAACTTGTGAATATGCGTATAATGAAACGACAACGCCAACAATAATTCAAACATTCATTAGTTGTAATGAGTGTTTAATAAACTTTTATCAAAAAAATATATAATGTCGGTTGAAGTTAATATAAGTTCCATAACAGGTCAATCTCCGTATGACATATATATTTGTCAAACGGGAGCAACAACTTGTTTATATATTGGTAGAATAACTGAGGTACCATATACCTTTATTATACCAAAACCATATGACAAATCAGGAGGTTATCTCCTTAAACTTATTGATGCGAACGGCTCAATAATATCAGGTCAAAAATCAGTTTTATGAGTTTAAGTGTAAGTATTGAATCATATGTGGCTAACAATCCGGTTTCAGTATATTACTGTGATTCTATGAGTGCAAGTTGTCAATTTGTTAGTTCGATTACCGGGTCTCCGTATACATTTACGGTCGAACCTCCGTATGATGAAACAGACGTTTTGATTAAAATTGTTGACGGAATGGGATATGAAAATGGTAGATTTATATATATAACTCCAACACCTACACCATCCGTAACAACTTCACAAACACCTACACCAACACCTACAAATACTCAAACACCAACCACCACTTCAACACCTACAAATACTCCAACCAAATCTACAACCCCAACTAAAACCCCTACCACCACTCCAACACCAACAACAACACCTTTGTTTGTGGGTCACTATATATCTAGAACTACATATCCAACAATAACGGATAGTTGTTTAGATGTTATGACCTATTCAACACTTTACACATATACAAGTGGTGCAACCTCAGTACCAGTAATTAATTCAGTTATTTATCAAACCGCATTAAATGGTGTATTATATGACCCATTTGTTGGTAAAAATGAATACTTGAAAATGCAATTTGGTTCTAGCCTATATGCAGTTAGGATAAACAATTCAGGTTCAACAACGGATTTCAATATTTGTAATTAAAAATGGCAGTATCTTGTGTTTCGGGTATTACACTTAATAGTTTTGTCTACACTGATTGTTGTGGGAATACGGTCTATGGAGATAATTCACTTGGGTATTTAATATCTTTGGACGCGAACTCATTTTATCAAAATGTAACTTTAATACCTAACTCGGAATTTAGTTCCAATTGTCCTACACGAACTCCCACACCAACACCAACGTTAACCCCAACAAACACTCCAACACCTACAACAACTCCAACAAACACTCCAACACCAACTGTGACAACACCATCGGTTTTGAGAATTAAGGTTGTTACTACAGAATTTAACCAATGTCAAATATACACTAATTTTCCTATGGGGATTAGTTGTAGAGTTTTGGCAGACCCCGATTTATTTACGAATAGTGGTGGTATATTAAAAGTTGACGTGACCGGGGGAACAAGTCCTTATTCTTATTTTTGGAGTAATGGTTCAAGGCAAGATACGGTATTTAATTTGTCTGAGGGTAGTTATAGTGTTACTGTTGTGGATTATTATGGTGACTATACAGCAACTACAAGTTGTTCGTTAGTGAGAAATATTCCAAATTGTGAGTTAATAGGTAGTGCCAACTTTTTAAAGGCTCCGGTTGTATATGGTGTTGTGTTAAATGATTTACCAGATACAGGCAAATATGTCGATAATCTATCTTTCAGCAGTACTACAAATAGTGCGTTAGGGTTTAATTTTAATAATAATACACAACCATTAAATGGGTGGCAAATAGGGTTTTATCAAAATTCAAACATTACCGATAATTTATCAAATTTTGGAAATACGATAAGGTTACAGGTTGCTAAGAATTTATATCCACCTGCGGATTTACCATTTGCGACCGCACTTCTTAATACCATGTCGTATTATGTAAGTGATGTTGAGTATACACAATCTCAGTTTGAAAATCTAATCCCTTACCTTAGTAGTACAACCGTATACGAACAAACTATTAATGGTATTGATTATTATTGTGCGAATGTTCCTTTTCAGTATGCTGGTACGGACACTTATGTATATTATGTTTGGGATTATAGATATAATATAACAAGAACTCCAACACAAACACCAACACAAACCGCAACACCTACTCAAACACCGACTAATACTGCAACTCAAACTCAAACACCAACTAATACTAGTACCAGTACACAAACGCCAACAAAAACCGCAACACAAACTCAAACACCTACAAATACTCCAACAAAAACCGCAACACAAACGTCCACACAAACATCTACACAAACTCCAACAACGACCAAAACTTCAACACAAACACCAACTAAAACGGCGACCAATACTCAAACACAAACACCTACTAAAACACCAACAAATACACAAACACCAACTAAAACGGCAACTAATACTCCTACTGTAACTAAGACTTCAACACCAACTAATACTCCTACGGTAACCCCAATAGGTGATATTTGTTTCTCATTCCAATTTGAGACGCAAACACCAACACCAACAATGACTAATACTCCTACAAATACCCAAACACCAACCAATACAAGAACTGCAACACAAACACCTACGAATACAAGAACTGAAACACCTACAAACACTCCAACTAAAACACCAACTAATACTCCTACGAATACAAGAACTGAAACTCCAACAAATACTGGAACTCAAACACCTACTAAAACACCGACAAATACTCAAACACCAACCAAAACTTCAACACAAACTCCAACAAATACTGCGACAAATACCGCAACTAATACCTCAACATCAACTAGTACACCAACCAAAACTTCAACACAAACCCCAACGCAGACACCTACTAATACGACAACTAATACTCCAACTAATACGGCAACAAAAACTCCAACACAAACCCCAACTAATACAAATACACCAACAAATACGGTTACTTCAACAAGTACACAAACACCAACGAATACACAAACACCAACTAGTACACAAACTAAAACACCAACTAGTACACAAACGCCAACAAATACACAAACACCAACAAACACTCCAACAAATACTGCTACTAAAACACAAACCGCAACCAACACACCAACTAATACCATTACATCGACACCAACACCAACCTTCACATGTGATGAAATTTATTGTCAAACTAATTGTTGTTCGTATAATTTATACGGAACGGCGGGACAACCGTACTCATATGAGAATTGTTATGGTGTGACGATAAATGATAACTTCACACCTTCAGGTATTATATCTTTTTGTTCTAATAGGTCTGCATCAATTGTTGGAGGAACACTAACCGAATTGATTGGTTGTTGTGCCGTACCGACGCAAACACCTACCCAAACCCAAACAAAAACACCTACAAATACACCAACTAACACCGCAACCAATACACCAACTAATACTGCAACCAAAACATCAACACCGACTAACACCGCAACCAATACACCAACAAATACTGCAACCAAAACATCAACACCGACTAACACAGCAACCAAAACATCAACTCCAACCCAAACTCCAACTCAAACACCAACGTCTACGTTTATTTGTGATGAAACATATTGTTCTGCCGGTGGTTGTTGTGAATATAATTTAATTGTTCCTGACGGAACTTCAGTAACATATTTTGATTGTTATAATGAAATTGGAGGTGCGGTAGGTCCGGTAATCGTAAATGTTTGTGTAACAGGTGGAATAACTTCATTTATTTATATTGGAACTGAACCAACAATTACGCTTGTTGGTTGTTGTACTGTAGTAACTCCAACACCGACCAAAACCTCAACACAAACACCGACTAATACTGCAACAAATACAAAAACACCAACTAATACTCCTACAAATACCAGAACTAATACACAGACACCAACAAATACACCTACAAATACTGTGACTAATACTACCACAAATACTCAAACACCAACAACTACCTCAACTCAAACACCAACAAATACGCAAACATCAACCAATACTCAAACACCGACAAATACAGCAACACAAACCCCGACAAATACTGCAACACAAACACCAACAAATACGCAAACATCAACCAATACTCAAACACCAACAAATACGGCAACTAATACACCAACAAGTACTTCAACTAATACACCAACAAATACGAAAACGCCCACAAACACTACGACTCAAACTCCAACAAACACTACAACACAAACATCAACCAATACTCAAACACCTACAAACACTACAACTCAAACTCCGACTAATACTGCTACTCAAACACCCACAAATACGCAAACCAATACCGCAACACAAACATCAACCAATACCCCAACACCAACTAAAACCGCAACAAATACTCCAACAAATACTCAAACACCTACTAACACAACAACTCAAACACCAACAACAACACCATTAGTTCCGGTGGTTGGTTCATTTAGTGGATGTTGTTTTGGGGTTAGTTTTAGAGTTCAGGCAATTCCTGGAGGTTCAGCACCTATTGTTGGAAATTTCTACTCGGTTGCAACTGCTGAAGGATTCATATTTTGTGCTAAGTGCATCAACACCATAACTACCGGTACGGTTTATAATTATTTGGGAATAAGTGGGGAAACAAGTTGTGAATCTTGCATAACAAATTATCCTTGTCCTTCACCAACACCAACAACAACAACGACTCAAACACCAACACCAACAAATACGACAACTCAAACGCCAACAAATACTGCAACTCAAACACCTACAAATACTGCAACTCAAACACCAACAAATACTGCAACTCAAACGCCTACAAATACAACAACTAAAACGCCCACTAGTACTCAAACACCAACTAATACGGGGACTCAAACGCCAACAAATACTTCGACCAATACACAAACTCCAACTAATACGGGAACTCAAACACCAACAAATACTTCGACTAATACACAAACTCCAACCAATACGACAACTAATACACCGACTAACACAACTACTCAAACACCAACTAATACTGCAACTCAAACGCAGACACCGACAAATACAACTACTCAAACACCAACTAATACTGCAACTCAAACGCAGACTAATACTCAAACACCAACAAATACTGCGACTAAAACACCAACTAGTACTCAAACACCAACTAACACAACTACACAGACACCAACTAATACCTCAACTCAAACTCAAACACCAACAAATACTGCAACACAAACCCCGACAAATACTGCAACACAAACACCAACTATTACTGCAACACAAACACCAACTATTACTGCGACTAATACTACAACTCAAACACCAACAAATACTGTGACTAAAACACCGACTAGTACTCAAACACCAACTAACACAACTACTCAAACACCAACTAACACAACTACACAAACACCAACTAATACCGCAACACAAACTAATACTCCAACTAATGTGGAATTGATAACTCCAACTCCAACAAAGACAACTACTCAAACACCAACCAATACGGTAACTAATACTCAAACTCCAACAAACACAACTACACAAACTCCAACAAACACAACTACACAAACTCCAACTCAAACTGCGACTCAAACTCAAACTGCAACACAAACTCCAACCAATACGACAACTAATACACCAACTAATACTGCGACTAATACTCAAACACCGACTAACACAACTACTCAAACACCAACCAATACAACTACTCAAACACCAACAATGTCTAATACGCCTACAAATACTGCAACACAAACTCCAACCAATACTGAAACACCAACACAAACACCAACTCAAACTGCGACTCAAACACCGACAATGTCTAATACACCAACTCAAACTTCAACACAAACACCAACAATGTCTAATACACCAACTCAAACTGCGACTCAAACTCCAACCAATACAACAACACAAACACCGACAATGTCTAATACACCAACTCAAACTTCAACACAAACACCAACTCAAACTTCAACTCAAACACCGACAATGTCTAATACGCCAACTCAAACTTCAACACAAACACCGACAATGTCTAATACACCAACTCAAACTGCGACTCAAACACCAACACAAACCGCAACACAAACACCAACAATGTCAAATACGCCTACAAATACTCAAACACCAACTCAAACTTCAACTCAAACTCCAACCAACACTAGAACACAAACACCAACACAAACTTCAACTCAAACACCAACAAATACAACAACACAAACTCCTACACCTACACAACCTATAAATGATTTTGTTGCTCTTATTGACACAAGAAATACATATTCATATTATAATTTTAATAATTCTGATATTACAAATACAACAGTAATGTCATTTATTTATAATGGAGTCTCAACGAATGTTACATTAACAACACCAAAATCATTAAGTAGTGTTAGAACAAATATTGCAACAACATTCCCAACGGCAACCGTATTACTTTATCAACCTGACACAACAACTGTGGTATATGAAATTTTACCATATAGTGCTGATACGTTTGGTAACTGTGTTATATCGTCAGGAACATATCCGCCTGTAAGTAGTTCTACATATAGTAATTTTGTCTTACCGTTCATTTCAAGTGGAAGTTATAATTGTTCTGTAAATTGGGGTGATGGTACTTCTCAATATGTTGCATCATCGCCTAGTTCAGGTATTACACATACCTACGCAACACCAAGTGCATATACAATAACAATCTCAGCAATACGGGGTGGTTTAACCGGATGGAGATTTAATAATGCGGGTGATAGTAGAAAATTAAAGGAGATTACTAAGTGGGGTAGTTTAAGGTTTGGAACTAACGAAGGTTCTTATTTATATGGTAGTAGAAATTTAATATTAACTGGAGTAACGGATATTTTAGATACCCAAGGAACAACAAACTTTAATTCAGCATTTAGAGAGTGTGTGTCATTGACAAGTGTTAGTGGAATTAATTCATGGAATATGTCACAAGTTACGGGTATGAGTTCTATGTTTGAAGGTAGTGTAACGTTTAACAATAATATAGGAAATTGGTCGGTTGGTAAGGTTTCGAATATGAATAGTATGTTTAAAAACGTACCAACATTTAATAACTCTGGGTCACCATCAATATCAGGATGGACGACAAGTGCAGTTACTGACATGAGTTATATGTTCTATAGTGGGGTTACTTTTAATCAACCAATTGGAAGTTGGGATACGTCTAAGGTTACTAATATGAGTGCTATGTTCCGTGAAGCAAGAGCATTTAATAATGGTAATAGTAATTCAATAAATACTTGGATTACTTCTGCAGTTACTGACATGAGTTATATGTTCTATGGTGCAGATGCGTTTAATCAACCAATTGGAAGTTGGAACGTTAGAAATGTTACCGGTAATCTTGGTATGGGTTATATGTTCTATGGTGCGGGATTATTTAATCAAAACATTGGAAGTTGGGATGTTAGTAATGTTGTGGCAATGAATAATATGTTTGATGCCGCCCTTGCATTTAATAATTTAAATTCACCATCAATATCAGGATGGACGACAAGCGCGGTTACCAATATGGATTCTATGTTTAGAAGTACTCCATTTAACCAACCAATTGGAACGTGGGATGTAAGAAAAGTAACAAGAATGAATAGTACATTCCAAACAAATATAAAATTCGACCAAAATATTGGAAGTTGGATTTTATCTAATATAGATACACTCACTAGTACGTTTAATGGTGCAACGGCATTTAATAACTCTGGTTCAACATCGATATCAGGATGGACGACAAGTGCTGCGACTAATATGAATGCTATGTTCCGAGGTGCAACTTCGTTTAACCAACCAATTGGAAGTTGGAATGTTTCTAATGTTGTAAGTTTAAATGGTACTTTTAGAAGCGCAACACAATTTAATCAAAATATTGGAAGTTGGGATACATCTAAAGTTACGGACTTTACGGGATTATTCCAATTTGCAACAAATTTTAATAATTTAAATTCACCATCAATATCAGGGTGGACGACAAGTGCGGCTACACTTATGGGTACGATGTTTAATGGTGCAACATCATTTAATCAACCAATTGGAAATTGGAATACATCTAAAGTTACAAATATGGGAGCTATGTTTAAAGATGCTGCATCGTTTAACAACTCCGGCTCAACATCAATATCAGGATGGACGACAAGCGCGGTTACTAACATTAGTGAAATGTTCTGGGGTGCAACTGTATTTAATCAACCAATAGGAAATTGGAATGTTTCTAAGGTTACTGATATGAGTTATACGTTCCGAGCAACATCGGCATTCAATCAAAATATTGGAAGTTGGGATACATCTAAAGTTACAAATATGATATCTCTATTCTATCAAGCAACCGCTTTTAATAATTTAAATTCACCATCAATATCAGGGTGGACGACAAGTGCGGTTACTGCTATGAATACTATGTTCTATAGTGCAACTACATTTAACCAACCAATAGGAAATTGGAATACATCTAATGTTACAAATATGACTACTATGTTTGGTTATGCAACAGCATTTAATCAACCTATAGGAAATTGGAATATTTCAGGTGTAACAAATGTTAGTAATTTTATGCAGGGTAAAACATCTTCCGACTATTCTGCGGTTAATTTGACAGATATATACACAGGATGGACTTCAGGTGGTAAGACGGTTAAACCTAACTTAAGTATATTATTCAGTACAATTAAATACACCGCGGCAGGACAAGCGGGTAAAAATTTATTAACAGGAAGTACGGGAAGTGGAGGGTACGGTTGGACGATAGTTGATGGAGGAGTTTTATAAAATAAATGAACGGTTATTTATAATAATAAATTAAAAATTATAATTTAAAGATAAACTATGGCGGTATATTGTGTTTCAGGTATTACTCTTAACAATTACGTTTATACGGATTGTTGCGGTAATTTTAATTATGGTGATACCGCCTTGCCATATATAATTACTTTTGATTTAAATAGTGTATATCAAAACGTAACTATTTTAAATGACAATGAAGTCATAACACAGTGCCCCACATCCACCCCAACACCAACACCAACGTTAACCCCATCAAATACCCCAACACCAACGTTAACCCCATCAAATACCCCAACACCAACCAATCCAACAACTCCATCTACTTTAACAGGTAAAATTGTCACGTATGATTATAATACGTGTGAAATTTATACAAATTATCCAATGGGTATTAGTTGTGAGATTTTACAAGAGGTAGATGTTTTTACAAATACTGGTGGTATAATTAGGATTAATATTACGGGTGGAACAAGTCCATATAATGTTTTGTGGGCGAATGGAGTTAGAGAAAAAATATTATTTAATGTATCTTCGGGTAGTTATCCGGTCACTGTAATAGATTATTATGGTGATTATACTGCAACTACGGTATGTAGTATTGGTAGAAATTTACCGAATTGTGACCTAAACGGAGTTGCAACATATCTAGTACCCCCTAAAGTATACGGAAGTGTTTTAAATGATTTACCGGATGTTGGTAAATATATTAACGATTTATCTTTTAGTAGTCTTACCAACTCAGGTCTTGGGTATAGTTTTAATAATACTCCAAATAGTTTGGATGGATGGAAAGTTGGTTATTATTCTAATTCAAACACTCAATTTAATTTACCGAATTATGGTGATACGGTTAGATTACAGATACCTAAAAATCTTATTGGCATTGCTAATCTACCATTTAATTTATCGTATGGTAATACGATGTGGTATTATAGTAGTACGGTTGAATATACAAAGGCTCAATTTCAAACTTTAATACCGACATTGAGTAGTACAACTGTTTATCAACAAAATATAAATGGTGTTGATTATTTCTGTGCGAATGTTCCGTTTGATTATGCTGGGCCAAATACAAATATTTACTATGTTTGGGATTTTAGGTATGGTATACCGGAAAGCCCAACACCAACACCAACAAATACGGAGACTCCAACTCAAACACCAACCAATACTTCAACTCCAACACAAACTCCAACAAATACCTCAACACCGGCACAGACCCCGACTAATACTGCGACAAGTACTCAAACGCCGACCAAAACATCTACGCAAACTAAGACACCAACACAGACCCCAACTAATACTGCAACTCAAACTAAGACACCAACAAACACTCCAACTAAAACCGGAACTCAAACGCCGACCAAAACATCTACGCAAACTAAGACACCAACAAACACACAGACACCAACAAAAACTAGTACTCAAACTCCTACTCAAACCCCAACTAATACTGCAACACAAACTCAAACCCCAACTAATACTACAACACCTACAAACACACCAACAAATGGGGAAATATTAACTCAAACACCGACTAAAACCGGAACACAAACTCCTACACAAACTCAAACACCGACTAAAACCGCAACACAAACACCAACGCAAACTCAAACACCAACCAAAACTGGAACTCAAACACCTACACAAACACCAACTAATACCGCAACAAATACTGCAACTAAAACACCAACTAGTACTCAAACACCAACTAAAACCGCAACACAAACACCTACTCAAACTCCAACTAATACTACAACGCAAACTCAAACACCAACTAATACGGCAACGAATACGTCTACCCAAACACCAACTCAAACCCCTACAAATACGCCGACAAATACGACAACTCAAACACCTACAAATACGGCTACTAAAACTCAAACACCAACTAAAACCGCAACACAAACGCCGACAAATACTGCAACAAATACCCCTACAAATACTGCAACACAGACACCTACTAATACCTCAACTAATACTCCAACAACGACTAAAACCTCAACTCAAACTCCAACCAATACTACGACAAATACGCAGACACCAACTAATACTAAAACACCAACCAATACTCCAACCAATACGTCAACACCAACTGTAACACCTACCATTTCAAGTCTTAATTGGGAGGCTTGTTGTGATGGTACTCGGTTCTCTTTAATATTAACTATACCAACAACTCTTGTTGAAGGTAGAGTGTATTATGTAACATCAACACAGTTCACCGGTTGTGCGACATATAAAATTATGACACCGCCAGGATTGACATATACAAATGGTGCGATAGGTGTTGTTGATTTTGGAAATTGTGATGCTTGTAAATTAGATTTTCCGTGTCCTACACAGACACCAACTAAAACGCCAACTCAAACACCTACACCAACTAATACTGCGACAAGAACTCAAACACCTACAAATACTGCAACCAATACTGCGACAAGAACTCAAACTCCAACACAGACACCAACTCAAACACCCACAAATACTGCAACAAACACAAAAACGCCAACCCAAACACCTACCAATACCCCAACTCAAACTGCGACTCAAACACCGACTCAAACTGCGACTCAAACACCGACTCAAACTGCGACTCAAACACCGACAAATACTGCGACAAGAACTCAAACACCAACAAAAACTTCAACACAGACACCAACTAATACTACAACTCAAACACCAACTAATACTACAACTCAAACTCAAACACCAACTAATACTACAACTCAAACTCAAACACAAACTAATACCACAACACAGACCCCAACAAATACTGCGACTAAAACACCAACTAGTACTGCAACACAGACTCCAACTAGTACCGCAACAAGAACTCAAACACCTACACAAACACCGACTAACACTGCAACACAAACTCCAACCAATACCGCAACTAATACGGCGACTAATACTGCAACAAGAACTGAAACACCAACACAAACACCAACAAATACTGCGACCAAAACTCAAACTCCAACTAAAACACCTACAAATACTCAAACACCGACGAATACTGCAACTAAAACTCAAACTCCAACCAATACAGCAACACCAACTGTAACTCCAACAATATCAACTCTTGGGTGGGAATCGTGTTGTGATGGTTCAAGGTTTAATGTTGACTTAACGCTTGGTACACCAGTTGTCGATGCAACTTACTATATTAGAACGGATGGGTTTGTAGGTTGTGCGACGTATAAGTTTATGACACCTCCTAGTATTACTTATGGAAACGGTTCGATTCTTTCGCCATCGGCCGGATGTCCTGATTGTACGACTAATATATATAATTGTCCTACTAAAACGCCAACACCAACTGTAACACAAACTCAGACACCAACAATGACAAAAACACCAACACAAACACCTACTAATACTACGACTCAAACACCAACTAATACGGCAACAAGAACTGCGACTAATACTGCAACAAGAACTCAAACACCTACACAGACACCTACTAATACTGCAACCAATACTTCTACACCGACACAAACGCCGACAAACACTGCGACAAGAACCCAAACACCGACACAAACACCAACAAATACTACAACACAAACGCCGACTAATACCGCAACAAGGACTCAAACTCCAACACAAACACCAACAAATACTGCAACAACTACTAAAACACCTACCAATACTGCAACGCAAACACCGACTAATACAGCAACAAGAACTCAAACACCAACACAGACACCAACAAATACTGCAACTAAAACACCAACAAATACCGCAACTCCAACACAGACACCAACTAAAACATCGACGCAAACACCAACAAACACTGCGACAAGGACTCAAACACCAACACAAACATCGACGCAAACACCAACTAATACTGCGACAAGGACTCAAACACCGACACAGACACCAACAAAAACTACGACGCAAACTCCAACTAACACCGCAACTAGAGCACAAACGCTGACTCAAACACCGACTAATACCGCAACAAGAACTCAAACTCAAACTCAGACACCAACACAAACACCGACTAATACTTCGACTCCAACGAGAACAACATCACAAACTCCAACAAAAACCACAACACAAACACCGACAAAAACCGCAACACAAACACCGACAAAAACCGCAACACCAACACCAACTTTAGTTTGTGATGTAAAATATTGTGCTGGTAGATGTTGTTCTTATCTTTTAACAGGTCCTTATCTAGGGCGATATTCTTATACTAATTGTTATGGTGATACAGTGACAGATGAGTTTCCTAAATCAGGTAGTGCGACAATTTGTTCTTTGAATGTGGATTCGATTTCTGGCGATATTTTAATCACGGAACTCAATGGATGTTGTTCGGTGCCAACATTAACTTCAACACCAACACCAACGGCTTCAAACACACCTACTAGAACTGCTAGTCAAACACCAACTATGTCGGCGACTCCAACTAAAACTAAAACACCTACACCTACAAGAGTACCGTTACCTGTGTCAGGTTTAGTATGGTCAACAACAAAAAATACGGAAGGTGTAACAGGTTGTCAATCGGCGGGGTGGGTCATATCACCCGATAATTTAACGATTAGATTTAATGTTGCACCATCTCTAAATTGTCAGGTGGGAGGTTGTGATATAACGCAAGAAGCGACTGCAACTGCAACAATAACGGTAGGTCCTGTAAATACAAATTTAAATCTTACTTGGTTTGGTCAAGGTGAATTACAGGCGACCGGATTTGATAGAATGAGCTTTTTTCTTGATGGTGCAGAAGTTTCAAATGGACAGGCTCCTGGAGGAGGGTTAGGATGTAATGATGGCCCAATTGTTCCTGTAATAATTATTCCACCACCATATCTTTTACCTGCGAATACTGTCCATACCTTACGTTTAGTGTTTACAACCCTTGACAAATTATTCCACGTTAATTCATTTTATCAAGCAACATTATCATTCTCATAAAAAAAAAATAATAATATGACATATACAAAAGTAATATATAAAAACAGAGAAAGGGACAGAAGAGGACAGGTAAAATTATTTAATGATTTACCAATCGATGTGCAACAAAAATTTATTGGTATTAAAAATTATATAAATGGTTATTTAAACAGGACAATAGAAGTATACATATACGGTAGTTTTTATTGGGGATATTGGGATGAATTTTCTAACTACGATGTGATTGTTCGTGAAGACATTAATACATCAGAAGTTAGTCAATTGATTTTAAGTGAACTTGGTATAGATAATAATGTAATATTTAACACTGAAATTAACAGAGCGACAATACAAATACCTTAAAATAAATTAAAGAAGTAACAATAACAAGAATTGATTGTATTCCACATGGGTTAAGTTTATTTATAACTAATGGAATTGGTGTCACAATAACCTTAGTTGGTTCTTGTAAAATAGATTAAAAAATATTTATTTAAAATATGAATGCAAATTATTCAATACAATTAACGGAAGGTGACTATACGGCCACTTATACGATATATTATAATAGTGTCAGTGCATCAAACATTGCAACATTATTAACAAGTAATTTACCTGCAGATGGTATTAATTTAACAACCATGTTAGCGGGTGTTAACATATCTGTACCGGGAACGGCAAATTTAATTATTGTCGTTGGAGACGGATATTGTGCCAACTCAATTGAATTTCAAATCGTACCAATCCAAACACCGGTACCACCACCCGATTTATGTTTATCGTTTATTGGTGATGGTATATTATATTCATGGCAGTTCACGCCAAATTCAACACAAAATAATAAAACGAAATGGGAGTCCACTCAAAACGGAACAACATATACGATTTTTTGGAATCCATTTGTGGTTCCAAATGTTTGGCAAGTTGAAATTGAACCAACATTAATATTTACATCCACAAATACAACAGATATACCTGATTCAAGTTGGACGGTACAGGGTTCCGGTAGTTATGGGCCAATTACAAATTTGAATGTTATACAGGGAATTTGTCCTGATGTTGAACCAATAACAACTAAGACAAATGCGGAAAATAATTTATGTGCGGATGGAACAAGTTGTACTGGTATTATTACCGTATTATCAACAGTTGGAGGAACTCCGCCATATCAATATTCATTAGATAATTCAAACCCTACACCATCAACTATATTTAGTAATGTTTGTCCGGGACAACACGATTTAGAAACTATTGATTCAAACGGATTAACAAACACAACTCAAATAACAATACAACAAGGTCAAATACCGACAACATATTCGTTAGACATTAATCAAAATAATATTAGTGTTTTAAGTAGTGTTGATACCGATATTAAAAAAGTTGAATGGACGATAACAACCAATCCGGTATTACCGGTTGGGGCGAGTGTATCATTTGAACTTATACTTGACTCTACACAAATAATTTCAGCTCCGGGTACGGGTGTTATAACAATAGATGAAAAAACTTATTTAAATAATGTGTTACAAACACCTCTTACTAATCAAAATACTTCAACATCAAATAGAACTGATGGATGTAGCGCATTTCAAAAATCAACAACGGTTCAAGCAAATTCATATTATATAACATTAACGTCTTCAAGTGTTTTAACGGGAACTACGGTGTCAACATTAAATATACCTACAAATTCTGGTTCATTATCAAATGGTTGTGTTACAAAATTAGAACAGTCTTTGAAGATTACTATAAATAATTTTAAATTTTTAGGGACTTGTTCTAGTACTAATACACCTAAACCAATTAATATATTGCAAAACCAATTATTATATGTTGAGAATAGTTTTTCTTGGAGAAAAGATGAATATTATTGTGAAGGAAGTACACAATTTAACATAAGAAAAACGATTAGTGGATTATCATCGCCTACTAATTTATGGTATGATTCGTCGACAACTCCTCCTAGAGTGTGGGTTGTTGATTTAGATAACTATATTAAAGGAAATATTTACTGGTTTAATCCACAAACAGCTACAAGTGAAAGTGATATGAATTATTATGCGGGAATTAAAGCAAATTCATTATATAATAATTTTATTGATACGATAACTAAAAAAATATTATTAACGGGTACTGATACTACAACACCATCTAACGTGCAGGGATTATTTGTATTTGATATACAAACCCAAACCCATTATCAAGTTGCATACGGAAGTAGTACTCCATTCCAAAGACAATTAATGTTTGTAACAACAAATTACATTTATTGTAAAAACAGTAGTACTGAATTAATTAGATTTGTTAGAAGTAATCCACAATTATCAACTTCAACAATTATATCTATATCAACCACACAACAACAAAATTATCTAGGCTCCGGTGCACAAAGAATGTTAGAGGTTGGGAATAATATATGGGTTGTTGGAGGTTCAGGGGGAAATAGTGCGGTTAAAGATATTGGAATATTTGATGCTAATTTTAATTATATTACAAGTATTGTTTTACAGGGTTCTGCTTTTGTTAATTTAAATGGTAATAGTAGATGTTGGCAGTCATCGTTCTACGATTCTGTAAATAGATATTTTTATGTTTGTGATTTTGGAGGTAAAATTAAATTTAGAATTCCTGTTAATTTAACAAACAACGGAGTTTTAGGTCAAACTTTAGGTGGTACTGCGAATGGGGTTTCTTTTATAGATATATTAGAAGGAAAACAATTTGCAACTATTGCGTGGACGTTAGACCCTGTCACAGGAAATTTATATGAGGCTTTTGATTTATTCGATAGTTTACAGGATAATTCTAGAATATATAAAATGTATCAAATAAGTAGGACTACAGGTGTCACATTAAAATTAATTGATAATAAATATATAACCAATGTGGTACAAGTTAACGATGGATTAACTGATAGTCTTATGGGGTCAAATACGGGATTATTTTATTGGTCCAATGCTGGTGGAACAACTTGGAATACGGATGGAACAATAACGTTCTTTAATAACACAGTTGGAGGAGGAAATACCGGAAAAGTTATTGTTACTACTTTAAGGAAATATAACGATACTACCAATCAACCAACAACACAAACAAAACCAAACGTGATTGGTACCGAAGGTTATATCGTACCATACACCGATAATACATTGTGTCCTCCTGAAATTAATGATTTATGTCCTTCCGGATTTACAAAAACAGTAATTGGAACTGCGCCTCCGGTCTTTTATTATGAGTTTGACGTTCCAAATGGAGTAAAAAATAATACAAACATTAGTAAAATTGTGGTTTCGATTAGAACAAACACGGGAACGGTATATAGAACAAGTACTTATTTAAGACCATTTAATGATTATTATACCGGTTCATTTAGTGTTGGTACAAATCTTACAGATAGTTTAATATTAGAATATATTAATGGTGCTAATGTTGTAATAAAAACTTGTACCCCAAGTTAAAATATTTAAATTAAAAATAAAACAACCATATTTATAAAATATGTCATACATTATAAAAAATACTTCCGCACTTATCAATACGAGAATGACGGATGTTGGTAGAAGAAGATTATCACAAGGAAATTTTAACATTAAATACTTCCAAGTTGGAGATAGTGAGGTTACGTATTCTGCGGTAACCAATTATACTCAAACAAATAATAATATTTTGATGCCGGCGTTTAACGCCCAAAATGATACTCCTGAAGGTAATAACAAACAAAATATAAAATATCCATATTATTTGGATGGTACGGAAGGAAATACGTATGGTATACCATATGAAAATAGTGGTGCTGACGAAGTGTATAATACTGCAACTGCAAGAGGATTTTTTAATACGGGAACAACAAATCCAACCGTTCAAAATAGTTCTGCATATACCGTAACGTCAAACTATAGAGTTGATATGTCAACTTTATCGGGACAAACAACAATAACAATTTTTAATAATTTTTGTAGTACGTCTACGGGAACTCCGCAAGTTAACCACTTTATTACAATTTATTATGATGGAGTTGGTGATTGTAGTAGTATTGGAAACGTTCCGGTTTTAACTTATAAAATTCAAAGTGTTACTCAAAACGGGGCGAACTATAATGTTACTTTAGATAGGAAAGTTCCAAACTATACGGCACTAACGTTAAGTAATAAGTTTGGTAGAGCTTATATATATCCGTCAGGAATGACTGAATTGTATGATACAATTACTCCGGAACCATATTGGCAAACGGATACATTAAATTTTGAATCACCTTGTGATGTTATTAATAGAGAAAATACTTTGGTTTGGAATATGAATATTCCTTGGACTGAGAATCCTGCGGGACTATTCTCATCTACGTATGAAGATTACAGAAATTTTGGCTCCGTTGGATATATTGGAACGAAAGAATATTTGGGGTATAACGAATCTGCGGGACAAACTGATACTGGTGGTGTTTTTTATTACAACTCATTTGACGATAAAATAACCGTTAAACCTGAAGACCAAAAAGCAATTGCAATTATTCATTATACGAATCAAGATATAGATTTTGTTTATGGTGAAAAATTTGCAACAATACCATTTGACCCACAGAATCCAACAAACATCACAGGTCAGGCGACACATTTTAAAATAAGTATGCCAACTGTTATGTGGCATAAATCAACGGGAACAACAATAGGTGCAGATTTTTATATTGATTCTACGGTTTATAATAATTTATGTGTACCATACTATATCAAATCTAAAGTTAATTTAGATATGAACGACCCCGGGATTAGATATTTCCAATTATACGATAATATTCCGGATTCAAACGGTAATGTTAATCGTGTTGGTAAAGTATTTCCCGACCAGCAAATAATCGTTATTGATGATGAAGAGTTGGTTGCGGCATTATCATATAAGTCAAATAGAAATTGGACTTTACCTGCACCACAATTATCACTTATAACTCCCAATATTTGTACGGGAAATGAAGCCGGAGTTGGAGTGTTAACAGGGTCAAACCAAACAATGTGGGTAACGTATAGATTAGACCCAACGGGATATACGAATTCGTTACATTGTAATTATTATACATCAATTATTGGGCCTGATACGGGATGTACTTTAACATCACAAAATGTTGCAATAAGGTTTGGTGATGAATTCCCATATATGAATCAGGGTGGATTATCAGGATTCTCTACAAATAGAATGAAAATAATTTGTCAAAAGAGAAATGATAATTTAAGACCTGACCCAACCGCATGGAAACAAATCGACGTAACAAGTAAGTTAAGTGCTTCAACGGTTAATGGATTTTTAACCATGAGTGGTATTACGGGCACAACATTCCAAATAACCGACGCGGATTATAACGCGGCGACAACATATGACTTATCAACCTATATTGATTTAACCCCAAATAATTCACCGGACATTTTAAATTTTGGGGATGAGTATTATTTTTATGGTAATATTGAAACTGACATAACCGCAACGATATATGAAATGAAATTTTTGGTTACGTTAGGTAGAAATCAATTTACTAACACAACAAATCCAACATGGACTTCTGGAACGACTTCATATTTTACTGAGGTGGGTTTATTTAATGAGGAGAAAGAATTATTAGTTTTATCAAAAATGCAATCACCGGAATTGAGACAAGGTATACAACAAATAGTGGTAAAACTTGACTTCTAATAATTCTGTATGATTATTTAAAATAATATGAAGAAAGATATAAAGGAAGATTCACCTAAAATACTTGGGTTAGACGTGAGTACAAAATGTATAGGTATTTGTTTATTTGACATTGATTCAAAAAACTTACTTGAATTAACTCACATCTCACCGAAAGTTAAAACGGAAAATAAGATTCACGAACTAATGTTAAAGGCTGAAGTTTTTAGAGAAAAAATTAAGTCTTATGTTGGTCTTGGAATAACTACTGTGGTTATTGAAGAACCCCTTTTAGGGTCAAATAATGTTTACACGGTAGGAACTCTCATGCGTTATAATACTCTTATTTGTAAAGAGGTCTATGATGTATTAGGGGTTATTCCGGAACTGATAACGACTTACAATTCAAGAAAATTCGCATTTCCGTTTTTTGTGAAGGAAAACGATAAAGGTAAATTTGTTTTATTTGGCGGATATCCAAAAGATATAGATAAAAAAATGTTGGTGTGGGAACAAGTTGCCAAGAGAGAACCCCAAATTAATTGGCTTTACACAAAAAACAATACACTTAAAAAAGAAAACTTTGATATGAGTGATAGCTATGTATGTGCCCTAGCATATATGAAAATGAATAAAATTTGGTAATCAAATTTTTTTACTTAAAAAATGATACTTTTACATAAAACAAGATATTTATATATATGGGAAGAAAGAAAATAGATGAAGAAGAAAAAAAAATTAGAATGTCGGTCACAATTGACCCTGATATTGAAAAAATAATAAGAAAAAACCATATTAATCTTTCCTCATTAACAAATAAATTATTAAAAGAGTATTTTAATGGAAAAAAAGATTTGTTATAAATGTAAAGAAGAGAAAAACATTTGTGAGTTTGAACCTAAAAAATCATCAAAAACCGGACATAGATACGAATGTCGGTCGTGTCGTAAAGAATATTCTAAAAAATATTGGGAAAAAGTTAAAGAAAAAAAAGATGTTTTGGATAATAGAAAAAAATATTATTATGAAAATATGGATAAAATAAAACACAATATAAAAAAATATTATTATGAAAATAATGAAAAAATTAAAGAAAGAAAAAAAGAATATAATGAAAAAAATAAAGAAAAAAATAGAGAGTATTTAAAAATTTGGAGAAAAAATAATTTAAAAAAAACAAATGAATATCATAATAGTAGAAAAAAAACCGACCCATTATTTAAACTCTCACATATTGTTAGATGCAGGATATATTCCTTTATGAAGACAAAAAATATAACAAAAAGGAATAAAACTTTTGAGATTATAGGGTGTACCCCACAAGAATTAAAAGAACATATTGAAAAAAAATTTACAGAAGGAATGTGTTGGGAAAAAATAGGGGAATATATTCATATAGACCACATTATTCCATTATCTTCCGCAAAAACAGAAGAAGAAATATATAATCTATGTCACTACACAAATCTTCAACCATTATGGGCGGAAGATAATTTAAAGAAAAATAAAAACATTTGGTAATTTAATTTTTTTCATTATCTTTACACCCTAAATGTAAAAATATGAAAAAGTTACTACTTGCTACCATCGCAACAATCTTATTAATTATTGGTCTTACACTTAATAGTGAACCGGAAAATCTAATTGGTTTTACCAATATGATTTTTCTGTATTTACTATATATCGCATTTATATACGTTGCGGTGTTTACCGATACGTTTGAATCAAAAAAATAATTTGGCATATTAAAAAAAAATTTATAAATTTGTTGTATGGAAAAATTAATTCAAAAATATCAACACGCTAAGGAATATGCTGACAAACTTTATCAGGAGATATTAGACACCTCCGATGGGTTTTTATATGTAACTTGTTTAAGGTGTTATGGTTCCGTTCGTTGGATGCACCACAAAAATGAGTTCTCCGTTCAGGACTTATGTAATGAGTATTATGGGGACAACGGGATTGTGGATGTGTATACCAACAATCCAAATAACAAAATTGATTCATATGGTAGTGTTTTGGTTAAGACATATGATGAAATTGTTGATATGTCGAAGGAGAATGTATCTATGTCTAATGCCATATGTAATTGGATGACAAGAAGTTTATAAAATAAATTTGGCAGTCTCACAACTATTATATACCTTTACATTATGAAACAACTACCATACATCAACCGAACAGAAGGAATTATTGGCTACACAGAATCTGTAATTGCTAAAAACGAAACTAACGATTGTTTCGTAAGAGCCGTAGCATCCGCTTATGAAATCCCATATGACGAAGCTCATACTTGGGTTAAAGAAAAGTTTAATAGACAAAATAGAAAAGGAACAATGTTTGTTTCTTGTAAATTGGCGACTATGTATTCACTCGGTCAAACTTTCAGTGGTAAGTCAATCAAGGGTATTGGTGACTTGAGAACGATTGATAAAGTGACTCATAAGGTTAAAAGAACTACACTTAATCAGTTTATCAAAAAGTATCCAACCGGGACTTATATCATCATTGTTAGGGGACACGCATTTACCTTGAAGAATGGTGCGGTGATTGGTAATAACCAAGATGCAAAATCTTTGAAAAAGGTAGTTCACGATGCGTTTGAAATTTGTTAATATTGTATTATGTCAGATGAAATAGAAGTTATATTGGAGTTAATTGAGGAAGTCCTTGGGGAGCCGAGGAAATCATATGATTCTCATTTGCAATTTTCCTATGACTGCGTGGAATGTGACGAAGGTAGAGGTAAGGGTAATTTGGAGATTAATTTGGAAAAGTGCATTTTTCATTGTTGGAGCTGTAATATATCAGGCCCTCTCGGTAAGTTGTTTGATGACTACGGGAATAAGAAATTAAAGAAAACATATCTTCTAATCCGCCCCGATGAATTCAAGGTTGAGGAGAAGAAAAAGAACATATTAAGATTGCCGCAAGGTTATACAAAAGTATTGGAAGCGAGCCCGGTATACCCCCCACATAAGGAGGCGTTTAATTATTTAAAAAGTCGTGGAATAACTGATGAGATGTGTGAGAGGTGTAATATCGGGCTCACCACGACGGGGGATTTTCAGGGTAGAATAATCATACCATCTTATGATAAGGATGGTAAGGTTAATTATTTTATTGCTCGTTCTTGGAATCCGAGAGCGAAGATGAAGTATAAGAATCCAGTAGCATCCAAAGATGAAATTATTTTTAATGAGAGATTGATTGATTGGGATAAAGATATATTCTTGGTTGAGGGGGTGTTTGATAGTGTATTTGTTGAGAATTCAATCCCAATGCTTGGGAAGTTTATGTCTGACTTATTATTTTCAACCATATATGAGAAGGCGAAGGGTAATGTTATTATATGTTTGGATGCGGATGCTTATAGTAATGCGTTAAAGTTATATCACACATTAAATGGTGGTGTTTTATATAATCGGGTTAAGTTGGTTAAACTACCGGAGGATAAGGATTTGGCGGATTTGAGGGGTGAGATAAAGGAAGAATTTTATGTTGAGATAAAATAAATTTTTTTGTTTCAAACCTTATTACTATTTTTACATTCTAAAACGACAATATATGGCAGGAACTATTAGTTTTGATTTACCAACGTATCAGAGATTAAAAAAAGAATATCAACGTTCGGTTGATAATAATGTTGAGGTATTTGTGTTTGACGGACACGAATTATTAACTAGTTATGCGAAGTATATGATTGAGTATTTAACCACTAAATTTAATTAAATTATGAAAGGAATATTAAAAAATACACCGGCAGGGTGGTATGTGTGGTATAGCGTAATGAGGGATGAAATAACATCGGGTTATGATTCAATCCCCGTATATCAGGAAACATTTGATTTTAATGGAAAACAACCCATAATTCCGTTAGTGGAGGGTAAACAAGTTGAGTTTAAAATTGAGGATTTTTGGGAAACCGGAGGGGATGAAGGTATTAAACTTGCTAAATTAATCATACCAAAAGAAGAACTTAAACAAGAAATACTTGAAGAAGCCGCGAAAGATTGGTACAATAAAGAAGGATTGATGAAACCAAGTAAAGTAGAGGTAAGGGCTTGGGTTAAAGGTGCTAAATGGAATGAACGAAGATGCTATACAGAGGAAGATTTAAGAGAAGCGTTTAAACAATCTAGACAAGCATTAATTTTTGAAAAAGATATGCCGCCTGTTTATGAAAGTTTTGAAGAGTGGTTTAAACAACATAAAAAATTGTAGAAATATTACAATAAACGACTGATTGTAGGATTATTACAATAAGTTTTTTTATAAAAAAATTAAATAAAATGAAAAATATACATATACTGCCGACGGATAAACCAAGTAGGTTATTCTTAAATAAAGTGAATAATAAATTACTATTAGATGGTGATACTTATTCTAATTTAGAAAAAATATTACCAAGTAGTAATTATCAACACCTATATATCACCGGTGAGGAAGAGATTAAAGAAGGAGATTGGGTCATAGATAACAATGGTTTATTGGCCAAAGTAATAACTGAACTTACTTGGCATTTCATTAACTCTAAAAAAATCATCCTAACAACAGACCAATCATTAGAGGGCGTGCAGACCATTGAGGATGAGTTTTTAGAGTGGTTTATAAAGAACCCTACTTGTGAGTATGTGGAAACTAAATTAGTGGAATTTGAGGTTGATATGGGGTTAGGAGATAGTTGTGTTGAGCATGGTAGTTATTACAAAATCAATACACCAGACCAATCACTTTATACTGAATTGGTTTATGAATCTAATCCGTATACATCTACTATAAGCTCGGAATCACAACCAAATACAATAACATTTAGTTTAAAAAATAATGAACCGGTTATTGTATTAGATGAGGTGGGATTCAAGTATAAAGGAGAACTTATTGAGGATGCGGGTGAGATATACGAATTATTCAAAGATTATATTAGAGGTAGTGTAGGATATACAGAGGAACAAGTTAGGGAAGCAATGACTAAGGCTATTATACACTATAATTCAAATGAGCCATTAAATAAAGAATTTATGGATGAAATCATCCAATCACTTAAAAAAGATTAATTATGAGCAAACCAAGAAAGAAAATATTTTCAAAAAAAGGTAGGACAACTAGAAAGAAATTTCCAAACTATAAAACTTGGTGTAGATTTAATGGTGCTAATTGGAATGATAGTAGTAATTGGAACAACTATGTTATATCAGAAAGGGAACTTTTTAATGAAAAAAACCAAATAATATGAAAAGGATATTAGAAATCATACTCTATCCACTACAAATGATATATGAGTTTATAGATGGAGAAAGAGATATATTTTATAAACCTAAAAAAGATTAGTTATGAAAGGAAAATTAGAAAAAACAATTAAAGGTCAATGGGTTGTTAGAATTATTTCAGAAGAAACACCGGAGTGTGATACAATAATAGAACACGGCAAACAATTTCCAGTACATCCCGAGTATGTGAAATATTACTTCTTAGATGAAGATGCGGACGGAAGTGAAGTAGAGTTTGAGATAGTGAATAAACTTTGGGGAACTAATGATGACATCATCTCATATGCGAAACTAAAAAAACCGGAAATGGGAAATAAAGTAGACCTACAGAAGCTAGAAGCTAAACTTGATAAGATATTGGCAGATGAAACACCTGAATCATTTCACGAGTGGTTAGAGAGGAAGACAGGCCCAATTAGAAGTTATCATTCTCCGAAGATAGATGGGATGTTAAAAGAGATAGAAGAAGATGATGTTAAGAAGTTGGCTGAAGAACTATATCCAATAGAATTTCATCCAATTATGGAAGGGTCTTATGATATAAATAGAGAACAAAGAGAAGCATTTGTTAAAGGTTACAACAAAGCCAAAGAAACTCTATATACAGAGGAAGAACTAAAGCGTGTTTATACAAGAGGGTATGATAGAGGTATAGACCGGAAACCTCGTAATATGGAGGCTTATATAGAATTTATTAAACAAAATAAAAAAGATTAGTTATGATGGGAGATTTGATTATTAAATTAAGAACATTCATTCATCAGCATTTATTATGTATTCACAATTATATACCTGATAGAATTGGGATAATAACGGGATTAAGTAACCGGAGAATTTGTAAAAAATGTAATAAGTTTGAAAACTAAACAACCTTTAAAAAGATTAGTTATGAAAAAAATCAATTTAGAAGAAATGCCAAAAGAAGAGTGGGATGAAGTGAGAAATCCTGCTTATAAACATTTTAATATTGATGTGGAATATCCGGAACTTGATGGAACAAATGCGTTATGTAATGATAAGATTTGGGACGACATCTATCACGATTATACCGCAGAACAATATCCCGCATTTGGTGGGCCTTTTACGGACTCAATATCATTTATTGATTGGTTAAAACAAAATTATAAATCACCTGAAAAAAAATAAAATTATGAGAAAATTTATTAGACACCCTGCTACAGTATTAGTATTAGTTATTATTGGATTAATAACTGCATGTTGTGTATTCTTTAAAACTTGCACCCACGAAGTTACCCACAAGGGTATAGTTATCAGTCACCATACAACCTCAGATAGGCATGGAGATATTGAATACTACACAATTGCAACCTTTGATGATAATAAAGTTCGTTCAATACACGGATTAGATTATTATATTGTAGAGGTGGGAGGAACCATTTATTATACAGAAACCTACTTAAATAAATAATATGAAAATAGAAACATTAAGAACGCTGATTAAAGATGTAATCAATAATGATAATCTAATGGCGGTTATGCCAGGAGATACAATTGCACTACAAAAAAAGATTATGAAGGTGATAGATTTGTATGAGGAGGATAATAGTGAACCAATACCCAATCCGTTTATACCAACACCCGGATTTAGAGTGGATATACCAATACAGACCGGAGAACCGGATGAAGTCCCTTACGGAACAATATGTCCTTGCAATCCCGCAAATGGAGGTAGTGGAATATGTGGATGTGTTATGGGAAATAAAATGGTTCCAAATCCAAAGAAGTATGGGGCTTTTACAACTAAATGGGGTACCACAACTACTGAACCAGGAACAATTATTACAAATACACCACAAGGGCACACATTAAAAATTAAAACCACTAATTAAATTGACACACACAGAACTTGAAGAACTTGGTTTTATAACCATTGCAACCGATATAAACTCCTTTGTATCAAAGACAACCGGAGATGACGTATGGTTGGAGATTTTTCACTCAAACGACCCGGAATACCTCCAAATAATGAGGGGAACAAAGGGTGATAGTGGGGAAATATTAAGAAATACTATATATGAAGGAAAAGTTAATATTGGGGTGATAAAACAATTTTTAAAATAAATTTGGCTGGTATTTTGGGAATGTATATCTTTGTATTCACAAAACAACCAAATATATGACTAAAACAATTTCATTCAAAAAGGGGACGATGGTTAGAGTATTATCGGGAGAATACGAAGGAAGATTAGCGGTAGTTACTAGAAGTTCTAAATTTAGTGTGATATGTAAATCACCGGACGAAGTTTATGAGTGGAATTTACTTAAAAATTGGGTTGAGAAAGTGGAAAATAAAAAATAAATTTGGCTGATAAATAATAACCCCTTATCTTTACATTCTAAAACAAATATATGACAACAACTACCACCACCCCAACAACATCAGTAATTGAACTTACAACCGGGACAATGTCCGGTGACGTATTCTACGGAAATTACAAGACAATGGTTAAAGGAAAACCTTGTAGTATTATGGTTTCTAACCATATCAAAGATTTGAATAAAAACTATGACTTCCGAATAGCCGCTAAATGTCAGGCAGGGTTCATCAGTATCTCTGATTGGACTACAACACCGAAAGAAATGATTTCAGGGTTCAAGAAAAATTGTTTGGTTAACATTCAAGTTAAATTGACTTATGAGGATGGACGTGAACTTTGGGTGAACGTATTTACAACCAAAGGTGGTAAGTGGTATTCAATTGATAAAGGGTTTATGGATGTGTTGACTGTGGGCGATATGAGACAATCACATCCTGATATGTGTGATATGGAATTGTGGGGTAGAATGGGGGCAAAAACTTGGTCGGACAAAGCGTTCGTTCAGAACTAAAAATAAATGTGTTGTTCCCTTGAGAAAGGAAAGGTAATTTGACCTGGTAGTAAATCACTAAATGAACAGGTATCAGACTTTAGGCAACACAGAGGATTTCTCATCCTCAAAAACATACCATTGAGATTTTTAAATCTCCTACTTACTTACGAAAGGAAGGATATGGTAGGTAACTGCATATAGTAGTGACGCTGTTAAAATAGTCAGGTGGCGGAATTGGTAGACGCTTTTGGATTCTCTGTCCGATACCTTTGTTAAGGCAAAAAGCTTACAGGTTCAAATCCTGTCCTGGCTACAAAAAACAAAATATGGGAGAAGATAAAATAAGTCCAAAGATGGAAGAGTTTCTTAACAAAATTGATGCTCTTTGTTATGAATATGGATATGAAATTTGGCCGACAGAAAAAGGATGGACGGGTAAAGTAAATGAAGATGGTGAATATGATACAATAGTAATATTAGGTGATGAAAAACCTGTAAAGGTATTGTATATTGATGGTGATGGAAGAGAAAGTAAATAATTAAATAGTCAGGTGGCGGAATTGGTAGACGCACACGGTGAGAAGTATTAATCATGACGAAATATGCCTAAGATACTTCATACAAGTTCAAATCTTGTCCTGACTACACATAAAAAGTCCGGTGTTCGAGTCACCGGTGATAGTTTAAGTGGTAAAACACCCGGTAACGGGAGATATGGGTTCGAGACCCAAGGTTAGTGTAACGGTAGCACATTTAAGTTCTTAAAAATAGTCAGGTGGGCGTAATGAGGGAGTGGTTCCCGAATCCCCAAGATTGGCGGTTACCGATACTAGGGTGGCCGTTGCGTCGTAAGGTTGTCTAATCCGTCTTGAACGGTATTCGGTTCAAGTCCAACCCTGGCTGCTTAATGTATCATCTACTCTATAGTAATATAGTAAGCATCTGACAGTAACATCAGAATGGCAATGTAGGTGGTAAGGGGTAAGGAAAAGACCAAAGAGGAATAATAGACGAAAATGAACTTCCTGCTGTGATGTTAACTTAATGATGCCTGCATCTGCATTATATGCTGATTTAGGAAACGTATAGTAAATAGTTTGTTTGTTTGATGATGATAAAGGCCTCACCTCTAGGAACGAAAATTGAAAACGGCAAGAGCTTTCAGACGGCTTTTTGCTTGATTATCAAGGGTTTCTGATAACAGAGGGAAATCGGTTTCCGTCTGTTCGGGGTCATCGGCTTTGGTAATAATTTAATCACTGCACGTATTGAGTGCTTAGAAGATGTTAACTTAATCAGCATATTCAGAAGTAGAAACATTGAGAGGGGAGTAGCTGCCCCTTTCTATTCCTTAATTTTAAAACATTTAAAAACTAAATATTATGAACAAAGAGTTTGTAGATTATAGCACAGCATTAGAACTTAAAGAACTTGGGTTTGATGAACCATGTTGGGGTCATTATACTTCAAGTGGAGTATTACAAACAGTAGAAGATTATAATAGACTTGGTGTTAGTATATCAGAAATGATTTCTAAAGATTTTAATTCTGAATCATTTATGAAAGAAATATGTAAAGCACCACTATACCAACAAGCATTTAGATGGTTTAGAAAAAATCATGGACTTTATTCATCCATAATATTTAAAAAATCCTATCCTGATAACTATGTTACAGGTTTAGAATGGTATATAATAATCTGTGGTGGAGATGGTGTATTATTTGATACTGATGGAACTTATACTTACGAAGAAGCAGAACTTGCTTGTCTAAAGAAATTAATTGAAATAATAAAAAATAAATAAATAAATTTTGGCAGAACCAAAATTAACCTTATCTTTGTAATCACAAAACAATCAAAATATGAAACTAGCGTTTAAACTTATGGGACTTATAGTTCATTTATCATTATCGGCAATCGCCGTTGATTTTATTGGAGATTTTATGTCCGAGAGAAACGATATATTTTTAATCGTTGGTGGGGCAATATTGATAACTTTAATTATCTTTAGTATTATTTACCACGTTCGCAATTTAGTAACCAAAAACCAAATATAGATTATGATTTTCTTATTAACATTTATTTTAGCGATGCTTATTCTAGGAACAAGCTTCGGAGTATTTAACATCAAAAACTACACCTCAGAGGTAGAAACGAGGTATGGTAGAGAAACCAAACTCAACACACCATTAGTTATTAAAGCAGTTGTTGTTGTATTAGTTTCATTTATTATCGGTATGATTAATCCAATTACAGTAGAACGTATTGACGTTGGTAATGTTGGACTTAAAGTAAACAACACCGGTGATGAACGAGGAGTAAGTAAAACAGCTTACGTTACGGGTTGGGTGTTCTACAACAATTGGTTGTCTCGTATCAAAGAGTTCCCTGTGACACAGCAACACATTGACTATGAAGAGACATCAATTATCACAAGAGGCGGATTCCAAGCTATCATCAAACCAAGTTTTAACTGGTCTGTTAATCCGGGAAACGCCGCTGATATGTATCAGAACTTGAAACAGGACGTAGACCAAATTAAGGACACTTGGCTTAAAAACGCAATCATCGGGGCAGTTAATGATATTGCCAACTTATATACCGTAGATAGTATTTTTAACCACAGGGCTGAGTTTGAAGCGGACATTGTTAAAGAGTGTAACAAACGTGTAAGTAAGTGGTTTAATGTGTCTCAATTGAGAACAAACATCGTTCCACCAAAGGAGATTACACAAGCAATTAACGCCAAGACAGCCGCAGTTCAGGAGGCACAAGCAGCAATACAACAAAAGATAGTTGCTGAGGCACAGGCACAAACACAGATTGCGAAGGCAAAAGGTGATTCCGCACAGGCAGTTATATCAGCCGCAGGTAGAGCTGAAGCCGTTAAGAAGGAACAACAATACTTAACACCACTATATATTGATTACTTGAAAGTCCAAAAATGGAAGGGAGATGTTCCAACTACTGTTCTTGGAAGTAATAGTAATACTTTAGTTAGTTTACCATAATATAATCCCGTAAGGGTGGAGCCACGGCAAGAACCTCATCTTAGGATGGGGTTTTTTATTTTATAAAGGTATTTATATATTATGAAAATTATAATAACAGAAGAACAATTAAAAAGAATTAAAGGTGAGATGGAAGAAGCGTTGGGAGTTCCGGAAGGAATACTTGATGCCGGAGAAGAGGTTTATGATTTGATAGTCCAAGAGTTGGATGATTTTAATGGTGATATTGAAGACCTGAATAATGATGGGTTTGAGATTAATCACGAATTTACAATAGGAGGGCACACCTTTAATAGGGTAAAAGTTAAGTTTGATATTGAGGAACATCCTAAAGCAAAAAATGTTGATATGGGTGGAATGAGTTCGGAGAATGAATCGGAACTTGATAAAAGATTGGTATTTAGGAGCGTTAGAAACCCACAGGAAATTATCATAGGTTTTAAGTTTTATATTGAACCCGGAAAAGGGGTTGAGGAAATCACAGATTACCTTAAAAAATATAGGAACCAAGACATATCATCATTATCTCACGAAATAATGCATGCATTCAAGGATGTTAAACAAAAGACGGAACCATTACATCAAAGAGCGGGATATTCTACAATACAACAACAAAGAAATATTTTCGGTTTTATTTCTGAGGTTAATGAGTTTTTATATAACGTATATTTCATTCATGCGGTTGAGAACGCTGTTAGACCAACAGAACTGGCAGCTGAAATGAGAATCAATAATGTATCAAGAAAGGAGTTCTTAAAGTTTTTCTTAAACACGGAGATAATCCAAAGATTAAAAACGATACAAAATTTCAGTTATGATGAGTTTTTAGAAAAAATGAATTTAAGTGAAAATGTTGATAAGATAAAACAAATGTTAGATTTTAATAACATTGATTATAGTGGTGAGGAAGATGATGAGATTGTTGATAAATTTTTAACGTTGTTAATTGTTAATATAACTAAAAATAAAAAAATGTTAATGCAAGAATATTTGACGAATAGTTTTGCGGAAATGATGTTTGGATTACAGGGAGATAAAGAAAAATTCTTTAATAAGTATGTATCACAAGTATCAAAATATGGTTCGGATTATGAATCTTATTTTAGGGATGAGGAGAAGTATTTCCACCGAGTCGCCACGATGATGTTTAAGAAACTCGCCAAGTTATACGCAATGGCTAAAAATTCACCAGAATAAATATATTTATAATAAAAAAATAATATGAAAAAAATAATTAGATTAACCGAAAATGATTTAACAAGATTGGTTAGAAGAGTAATTAATGAGGGTAAAGATAATATTAAAATTCCAAATAAATTTAAAGGATTAAAATCTGAAGTGGGTGGTTCGGCGTCACCGAAAGAAATTATTAGTATGTGGAATGAGTATGTATTCCCTGATGTTATGGGGGATGCTTCAAAACTATCTGAATATGAAGATGGAAAGTTTCACAATGAGGATGGTGAATCATTTCCTGTAAATGTAATACTAGATGAAATAAATTATTCTCTTGTTGGTGATGAAGAAGATGATGATGAAGATTATGATGATGTTTAAGAAACTTGCTAAACTATACGCAATGGATAAAAATTCACCAGAATAAAGATATTTATAATAAAAAAATAATTATGACAAAAATAGTAAGATTAACCGAAAATGATTTAACAAGATTAGTAAAAAAAATTATCAAGGAAGAACCAAGGGAGTTCTCCTTTGATGATGAGGATTCAGAATTAGATATGTTAGATGAGTATGGTGATAAAATCTTTGAAATTCTTCAAGATTGTTATAAAAAATATGGTAAGGCGGTCGCTATGAACGTTCTTGATAGTGTAAATGGTGTTGTGAGAGATATAGGTGCAGAATCTTTTGGTGGGCCAATGGAAACGTATTAAAAATATTATAAAAAAAATTATATATAACCCCCCTGAATAGAGGGGTTTTTTATTTTATAAAATATTTGGTTGGTAATTTATTATTTCTTATTTTTGTATTCAATAACAATTACAATATGGAACTAGATAAATTATTAGAAGAATTGGAGAAGTGGGAAGGGGTGAGGTATCGTATCAAGTCCGAAGGTGTTGAGTATTGCTTTATAAAGTATTCATCATTTGAGGAGATAGAGGATGAGGAATTTCACGTAAAAAGACAAAACCTTATAGGTTTAATTGCGGAGATGAAGGACTATATCCAACAGAAGATAACAGAGGTGGAAGATAAAATAAGTGATGTAAATGACGAAAATTAAAAAAATAGATTATGAACCTAAAAGATATAGCCCAAGAAATAAGGGATGTTATTTCACAGAAACAATTAGAGTTGGGGTTGGAGTTTTTTGAGGACAAACACGAATACCTTATGAGAGATGTGGATGGGAAAGTTAGAAATGACTTCCCATCTGTATCAAAGGTATTAAAGTATTTTTATGATGAGTTTGACTCCCAAGGAATCTCTTACCGGAAATCAGGTGGAGACCCTGACGAACAAGAAAGATTGTTAAAGGAATGGTCGGACGCCGGTGATTATGCAACCAATATGGGTAGCAGAACTCACTTTATATTGGAGAAGAAATCTCTTGATATGTTTGGCATTAACAAGGTGGTTAGACAACCAATCTTTGATTGTGATATACTCCAAATACAGAAGAGCGATAGTATGGTTCAGGCGGGAGAGAAATACCTTAAATTGATGGAAGAAAGAGGTGCGGTGTTAATTGATACGGAGATGGTATTGGGACATCCTGAATTAGGGTTTACCGGTCAACCTGACAAGTTGTGGTTGATGGAGAACAAAGAAAAAACAAGTTATGGGTTGGTGATTACAGATTGGAAAACTAATAAAATAAAAAACTTCCAAACAACCAAATATACCAAGAAAATGAAATCACCATATCACTTTGTGGATGATTACGCACTCGGGCATTACCAAATACAATTACCTTTATATTGTAAATTGTTCCTGAAGATGTTGGAGGGTAGTAAATACGAAGGATTAAACCTGTATGGTGGTGTTGTAGTCCTGTTAAAGGATGACTCCGATTACGTGGAGTATAGAATACCAAAGGAGGTTATTGCAACCACGATGGGAATGAATGTGAAAGATTATTTAATCAAGAAAAAATAAAATATATGATAAAGACAAAGATGGCACAAAGACAAACTTATTCAAATGGACATATTGTTTCAGTCGGATTGGTTGGTGATGTTGGTTACATATCTATTGAGGATAATAACATTTACCCTGATGAAGATAGTAGGGCAGAAAGAAGGGATAAAATGTTTAATAAGATAATGATACCACTTATGACAAGGTCAGACCTTAACGAACTTCGTATTGCAATAGATGAAGTATTAAAAAATTCAAAATAAAACATATGACAATCGCACAACAATTAAAAGTAACAAAGTTTCCATTCGTCATCAAGAATGATGCGGGAAACCAAATCTATTGGGAAGAGAGTGATGGATGGTGGTATAAAAGAGAGATTGACGATAAAGGACAAGAAATTTATTTTGAAAATAGTTACGGATGGTGGAGTAAAAGAGAGTTTGATGATAAAGGAAATGTAATCTATTATGAAAATAATAGTAATGGGGTTATCAAGGACAATAGACCAAAAGCCGTTCCTGAATACACAATGGAAGAATTAACAGCTAAATTGGGACACAACTTTAAAATCAAGAAATAATGACTATAGCACAACAATTAAAAGTAACAAAGTTTCCGTTCAGAATTAAAGATGACACGGGAAAAGAAATCTATTATGAACTAAGTACCGGATTTTGGTCTAAGTACGAATATGATGATAAGGGAAATCCAACCTGTTATAAAAGCAGTAATGGAGAATGGGTTAAAAGAGAGTTTGACGATAAGGGAAATATAATCTATTTTGAAAATAGTAATGGAACTATCAAGGACAATAGACCAAAAGCAGTTCCTGAATATACAATGGAAGAATTGGTAGATAAATTAGGACACAACTTTAAAATCAAGAAATAATGACAATAGCTCAACAATTAAAAGTAACAAAGTTTCCATTCATCATCAGGGATGATAAGGGAAAAGAAATCTATTTTGAAAGGAGTGATAGATGGTGGTATAAAAGAGAATGGGACGATAACGGAAGAGAAATCTATTATGAAAGGAGTGATGGATATTGGATTAAATACGAATATGACGATAATGGAAATGAAATCTATTATGAAAATAGTGATGGAATTATCAGAGACAATAGACCAAAAGCCGTTCCTGAATACACAATGGAAGAATTGGAAAATCAATTAGGTTTTAACTTTAAAATAAAGAAACCGGTACCTGAATACACAATGGAAGAATTGGTAGATAAATTAGGACACAACTTTAAAATCAAGAAATAATATGAAACATATTGAAACCGCACAAAACCTTTACACCACCGCATATCAAAGGTGGGCGTTAGAGTTGTCCCACGACAAGAACGTTACCATCGCCAAAGACATTGCAAAATACGTTTGCGAACAGACAATGTCTTCCGGAGGTAAAAAGTATTGGGAAGAAGTCCAACGTTTAATAGGAGAATCAAATCACACAGAATTATACAAACCATAATAAAAAAATAAACTATGTCAAAAGTAGAAGAATTAAAAGCAAAATACCCAAAAATCACGGCTGCGGTCTTCAATAGATTTGTTGAAGGAGACAAAACAAAAACAAAAAAGTATTTGCCATTTATGTTAAAAACTTGGGTTAATAAAACTTCAGAGATTACAAATTCAATTCATTTAATTCAACTTGTTAATATGTTTGATGAATTACTACCATATATTGAGAACAAGGACATTTACCGCAAAGATTATGAAAACATAACTTATTTTTTGGAGGTGTTAAATAAGGCGATGGTGGATAAAGAAGAAAAGACTTTTAATAGAGAAGAACACGCAGAAGTTATTGAAGAGACAGATGACTATATACTTCTCCGTCCAAAGACACATAAAGGTTCGTTAAAATATGGTGCAAATACCAAATGGTGCACCGCATCAAAAACGGCACCTAGTACATTTACATCATATGTTAGAACCGGATACTTGGTTTATTTAATCTCAAAAAAAGATATGAACGACAATCTTTCAAAAATTGCCTTCTATATTAGAAAAGACGATGATTCATTTACCGGTACGATTGAATGTTATAATGTGTTGGATAGACAGATTGATTCTGAATTTATAATAAAAAGTGAAAAATGGAGTCCGGATGTTATTTTTAAAATAATGAGTAAGATTAGGTTAAACGGATATAGATACCAAAAAATCATCAAGTCAAAAGACGTAATTGAATCCACAATTAGAGAGTTATCGGGTATTGATTTTGAAACTTTAACAGAATCCATTGCACTACTTGAAAAAGTTAATGATATTGACTATATTTTAAATGCAAAGAATAAGATAAATGACTTTGTATCAAACTTAGAAAAAATTAATATATGAGTGAATTAGTAAAACCCCAAATCAACTTAAAGGAACAACCTACCGTAACCTGTGAAAAATGTGGAGGAACACATTTTAAAGAAATTGTGTTGATAAAAAAGGTATCAAGGTTGTTGACCGGAGCTCCCGACGACACCTTGGTCCCATTCCCAACTTACAAATGTGATAGTTGCGGACATATGAATAAGGATTTTGATTTATTTGGAAATGATAAAATAGAAAGTTATGAATAACGAACAACAACAGATTATTAACAAGGTATATGAAGATGCTCTTATGGAATATGGATTCAAATCGTTACCATCTACTCCAACAGGTACTTGGTTTGAAACGATAGAGACCTTTATCCACAAATGCAAAATTGATAATGAGTTCTCAAATAAGTGGGGATTGCAGATTGAGGAGAGGGAGTTGAGTGAAGAAGAAAGATATGATTTATGTGCAGCACAGAAAAGCAAGATGACTGCAATATCAGAAGAAGATTATATTAAATATAATATCCCAACCAAAGTAATCACAATAACCTACAACGATAAAGCAATAGAAAGTTATGAATAAAGAACAACAAGAATTATTGGATGAGGTTTTTTTAAACTATTGGAGAAAGGTCTCGGTTAATAATGAAGAAGATTGTTTGGTTAAACAAGAAGAAGGTTCATTTCTAAAAGAAGTGAGGGTTCTTTATAAACAAGAATTCATCAACAAATGTAAAACAGACCCGGAGTTTAGTGAAAGGTGGGGATTAAAAATTGAGGAAAGGGAGTTGACTTGGGACGAAAGACATGAATTAGCAGAGACTAAGTATCAAATAGATGATGTAGACGATGTATTAGATAAGGAGGGTATACCAACTAAACAAATCACAATAACCTACAACGATAAAAAAATAGAAACTTATGATTAAAAAATTAGTTCATTTCAGCGACTTACATATTAGGTTGTTTAAAGACCACGAACTTTACAGAAAAATATTGGAACAAGCGTTCTCGGAGTGGAAATCAATTGCTCCGGATAGAATTGTATTCACAGGTGATTTAGTTCATAGTAAGAACCAAATGACTCCGGAGCTTATTGAGTTTGTTGCTTGGGTATTGACAGAATGTTCCAAGATTACGAAAACTATTGTTATAATAGGTAATCACGACTTCCTTGAAAATAACGTTCAGAGATTGGATGCTCTCACACCTATTATTGATTCATTACAGAATGAGAATGTTGTCTATTTGAAAGATAGGGGTGTATATGAAGATGATAATGTTAATTGGTGTGTTTATTCATTAGTTCAACACAACATTCCACCCGATATTATGAAATCCGATAAAACAAATATTGGATTATTTCACGGACCGGTTATTGGGTTATCAACAGATATTGGACACAAATTTGAAGATGGATTTGATGTTGCCAAGTTTAAAGGTTGTGATTTGGTTTTGTGTGGAGATATTCATAAACGTCAGGTGTTTGATATTCCCGGTAAAAAGAAGGCATATATGATTGGTTCAACCATTCAACAGAACTTCGGTGAAACCATCAAGGCTCACGGATATGGTGTGTATGAACTTGAAAAGGACGAATATACCTTTATTGACTTACCAAACCCTAAACCATTCCTAAAATTTTATATCAATTCAATTGATATACTCGTAGAAGGGACAGAGAAACTAATCAACTACTAATGGAAGTAAAAATAAATTTATCTAATGCAGAGCACAAAGAACTAGTTTCTTATTGTAATCTCAACGACTTATTAGTGAGTGAAGTAGTCAAGAAATCCTTTACAACTGGATTTTCGATAGAACGATACGGATTACTCTCGGAAGGTGCCAAAGTGGTTGAGAAGGAGGTCGAAAAGATTGTAGAGGTAATAAAGGAAGTTGAAAAGATTGTTGAGGTTCCTGTGGAAGTTATAAGAGAAGTTATTGTGGAAAAGGAACAGGACAATACAAAACTCAAAGCTTTAGAACAAACCTTACATAAACTCAAATCGGAGAACATTGAGAAGGATAAAAAAATAAAAGAATTAGAACAAACAATAAACAATATTCAGGTTAACCAAATAAACTCAGCAACATATTTGAGGGGTTCAAACTTGAACGATAAACTTTTTTAAACTATATTTTAATTATGACACAACTAGCACTATGGATGATTATGGCTTACGGATTAAGCAACATCGTCGTTTATTCAAAAATTTTCTCAGGAGTTAGAAACTTATTCGCAGAGATGGCGGTAACTCCTTTACCAATGATTCAACCGATAGGAAAGTTCTTAGAAGGAATGACTTCCTGTATGATGTGTTTTGGGACGCATTGTGGATGGTTTTTATCACTTTTGGTATATTCACCAGTACACGAACTACTTGGAGTTAGTTCTTGGTATTCTTGGTTCTTCGATGCGTTTTTAGCATCAGGAGCGGTATGGGCGATTAATTCAATCATTGAATGGTTCGAACAAAATAGACCTAATAACAATCAAATATTATAATAATGGCAAAGTCAAAACAAAGAAAGGGGCACAGAGAAAAAATCGCCACAAGAAACTTGGAAATTAAAAAAAGAGAAAGTGCGATGCAAAAACTATTCTCCGAAGCAATGAAAACTCAAATAGAAGAGTTGAAAAAGAAATACGAGGCAGAATCAGGAACAACACAAAACCCCCAATAATGAAATGGGATTTATTCAATCCAAAACCGGAATTTAATACAAAAACTATGGCACATAAATTAGATGTCTCAACATTAGACAACCCCTACATTCAGGTTATTTGGGAAGACACACCCGAGAACTTCACACAGGAGAGAATTAAATCGGTGAAACAATATTTCCAAAAGAAATATGCGTCCAACAACATTAACGTAATCACAAAGGTTAAAACAACGGATGACGTTCAGCAAACCATAGATGTTTCAGTAAACATTATGGATAAGAACTATCAAAGGGAGTTAGTTAGAAGTTTGGTTGAAGCCAAAGGACACGCAAACTTGATTGATAGTGTTATGAATATTGACTCAGCAGTTGAATCAAGAATGATTACGGATGAAGTTGAGATTTCTCCATTCAAGAAGTGGTATATCAAAAAGATTGAATTTAGCAACTTCTTATCTTATGGTGAGAACCAAGTGATTGATTTTGAGAAGTGTAATGGTATTACCGTAGTTGAATCAGACCCCCCTAATTTCGGTGGTAAGACAGTCCTTAGTGTGGATTTGCTTATGTTCTTATTCTTCAATACAACCACCAAGACACAGAAAGCCGAGGAGATTTTCAATAGATTCTCCGATAGCAACAAAGTAAGTGTTAAGGGTGAGATTACAATTGATGGTGAGGATTATATCATCGCCAGAAGTATTGAAAGAAAGAAGAATAAAGCGGGAGAATGGAACGTCAAGAGTGAACTTGACTTCTTTAAAAAACTTGCTGACGGGCAACTTCAAAACTTCACCGGAGAACAGAGAAGAGAAACAGAGAACTTCATAAAAAATTCCATCGGGAATATGGATGATTTTCTTATGACGATTCTAACAACCGCATCCAATCTTGAAGATTTAATTGAGGCGAAACCAACGGCAAGAGGACAGGTTTTATCAAGATTTCTTGGACTTGAATTTATCAAGAAGAAGGAAGAAACCGCAAAGGAAATCTATTCGGAGTTCTCAAAGGGGATGATGTCTAATGTCTATAACACCGAGTCGTTGAGACAACAGAACGAAACCTCAAAGGAAGAGATTAAAACTTTACAAGGACAGATTGAAAATGCTGACAAGCAGATTGTGGATGTGGATACCAGGTTAAAGAAGGGTCAGGATTACAAGGACGGACTTATTGGTTCCAAGTATACAGACCTAGACCAAGAGTTGGTTATTTTAAACCCGGATACACTTAAAACGCAAATCTCAGGGGCGGACAGCACAATCAAAGACCTTGAAAGAAACATCGCATCCGTTGAGGTTGTTGAACCGAAGGAGTATTACCACGAAGACAAGCACGATGAGGTGAAGGAGAAACTTCTCAACACCAAGATTGAAAAAAACAGGGCTTGGGACAAGGTGGAAGATATATCTGATATGGTTAACAAGTATGGTGATGGGATGCAATGTCAACACTGCGGGATTAAATTGATGGAAGCGGAACTCACCAAAAAGAAAATCTCTGAACTTGATGGATGGAAGGAGAAACACAACAGTTTAAGTGATGATGTTACAAAACTTGAATTGGAAGAGAAATCATTTGTTGAACTCAAAAATGAGTTTGATAAGTATGAGAAAAATAAACTCATTAAGGAAAAGTATGAGATTAGTCTTGAAAGTGCCGTAAACAAAAAACAACAACTAGAAGAAAAGTTGGGAAGATATGAAAAGGTTCAAGAGAAAATCAAAAAGAATAATGATGTTGAAGCTCAACTTATTAAAGCGAATATGAGAATAAATGAACTCATTGATGAGAAGAGAAGTTATGATAGAATTAAAGTATCAAACCAACTCAACATCAAAAATCACACGGAGAGAATTGAAAAGAACAATGAGATTATCACGATGATTGCCGAAGAGTTTGAGAGGGAGAAAGTTTATAAAATCTATATGGATGTATTCGGGAAGAACGGAATATCCAAGATGATTATGAAAACGATGATGCCTTTAATCAATCAGGAACTTCAAAGACTTCTTATGGATTCTTGTTACTTCAACTTGGAGATTAGAATCAACGAAAAGAATGAGGTTGAGTTTATGATGATTGACAACTCCACCGGTATTGAGAAACTGATGGCGTCAGGTTCGGGTTATGAGAGGACAATTGCTAGTATGGCTTTAAGAGCTGTGTTAAGTAAGGTTTGTTCTCTACCAAAACCAAACATCATAGTTTGGGACGAAGTGTTCGGTAAGGTTAGTAATGAGAACTTGGATATGGTTGGAGAATTCTTCAATAAAATGAAGGAGTATTTTGAAAAGATTTTTGTAATCACACATAACCCACTTGTTAATAATTGGGCGAATAATGTGGTGAAGATTACGAAGGTTGAGAATATTAGTAGAGTCTCACAATAGTGAGACTTTTTTTTTTTGATTAAGTAATTTATTTTTATTAATATTATGACAATGAACAACAAAATATACATTTACACTACGAACAGTGACAGACAAAAAGGGAGATACAAATTCGGTCAAACAGAGCAAGAAGTAATTGATAGAATTAAAGGACAACAAACAGGAAACTCCGAAAAACTTCAAAAAGTAATGGAAATTGAAACTGGTTTGACGGATTTTTATATTCGTTATCAGTTGAGATTAATGGGGTATGCAAAAGTCAATCAAGGGGGAGGCAGTGAATGGTTTGAAGGATTTAAATCAGATGAAGAAGCAATTTTAGGTGTAAGTAAAATTATATCTAAAGAAAAAAACGATACAAGAGTTGAATATACTCCAAGGTTTTTTCAAACTGTTATGAAAAATAATTTTTTGAAAAAATATCAATATGAATTAGAAAAAAAATATGAATTTATTGATTTTGCGTTGGAGTTGGCACCTAGGTTTGGAAAAACTATTTGGGTTATTGATTTGTTAAAAACTTTATTTGAAGAGTTTAATATAAAGTTATGTGTTATCCCTAGTTATGTTTTAACATCAAATTCATCTTTTGAAAAAGAATTTTATTTCTTTAAAAAATATTCTGATTGCATGGTTTTAGCGTCAATAGATGAAAATTTAAATGATGTAATTAGAGAGAATTATGGTAAAAAATTAATTTTGATTCCTGCATCTTTACATATGAGAGAGCATGAAGATAAATTAGAAATTATTAAGAATTTACCATCAAAAGATAAAGTTTCGATTATTGATGAGGCGGACTTCGGAGCTCATAGGAACAATAGTCAAGATAAAATAGATTTTATTAATTGTGGTTTAAATGTTTATATGACAGGAACTGCAATAGAAAAAGTTATATATCCATTAAAAAATGTTAGAGATAATATTTTAAGATGGTCTTATAGTGATATGTTGATGGTTAAATACGGAGAACATCCACTACAAGATAATTTGGAATCAATTGAGGAAAGTAAAAACTCAGTAAAAGATATTGTTATACCTCAATTTATGAGACTATCATTGGGGGGTGCTATAGATAAATTTTATGACGTTGAACCAAAATACAGGACTGATTGGACTAAATTACTTTCAGATGTTGATAAGTCAAAGCCGATATTAACCGATTTAATTAAATCGTTATTTGGGGTTTATAATGGGAAACTAACATATTTGGTTGATTTAAATACTAGTGAAATTTGTCCCAAAGATGTTACAATGATTTTTGCAAATACACCTGATAAGAAAGAACAAAAAAAATTACACAAATTGTTGGGAGAAACATTAGGTCCGCAATATATTGTTGAGTTAATAAATGGTGATGAAACGTCCAACAAAGAAGCCGAAGAACTTGCTAAGGGTGTTGTCGCACGTGCTAAAAGGGAACGTAAGAAAGTTGTTTTTCTTAGTAAAAGTATGGCATCTAGAAGTTTTTCAGTGTCGGAAATTGATACAGTTATGTTGATGTTTGATAGAGGGTCATATTCAACAGTAGCTCAAAAAATATCGAGAGTTTTAACACCGGGTAATACCTATGATGAGTCTAAAAAAGTTAGTGGTAATATCATTTCTTTATCATTAGACCCTAATCGTGAAGATGTTAGCCCTATTGATGAGTATCTTGTTTACGAGGCGGAAAAGACGGATGTTAATGAGTTAAGTGACGGGATTAATCGAGTATTACGTTCAGTTAATATATTTGTTAATGAAAATGGTTTAATGGAACCCATCATTATTGATGAATATGCAAATAAGTTAATTAATTCAAGTGAATTAATTAGAATCGGAATGGATATTGTTAAAGTTGATTCGGTAATGAATGATACTGAATTAGTTAGGGTATTAACAGGAATTGAAATTAATAATCAAACTGAAAAAGAAAAGATTGATGGGGTAGATTCAAGCACAATTATCAGAACCGAAAAAGAAAAAACAAAAAAAGATAAAAATAAGGGAGAAGCTACCGAAGACGAACGTCAAAAATTAAAAGAATCTTTATCAAATATTGTTGAAAATATTGTCGAGATATCGGAGATAAATAATTGTGAATCAAATAATATTATTGAAACTCTTGAAATGATTAGGGATAAGGGTTTTTGTGAAGAAGTTGTTTTTGAAGTGGGAGTGGATTGTGAAATAGTGAAGAAAGTTATTTTGTTGGGTGCCGTTTCAGAAAAATTACTAAATACAATTATTACATCATATAACAATGAAGAGAATGGAGTGATTATAAATAAAATAGGTAGTTCGCTTTCAAAATGGAAATCTGACCCATCAAAAGGGGAGGTATTTACACCATCAGAATTGGTTAATCAAATGCTTGATAAAATTCCGGAAGAGGTATGGAGAAATCCTAAATCTTTATTCTTAGACCCTTGTATGGGAAAAGGAACGTTTCTTATTGAGATAGTTAATAGATTAGTTTATATTTATAAGTATAGTGAAGAAGACGCCAAATCTCGAGTTTACGGGTATGATACTCGAGTAAAATACATAAACTATTTACGTCGACGTGGTTTTATAAACGTTCAATGTAAAGATTTTTTAAATGAAGAAATTAAAATGAAATTTGATGTTATACTTGGAAATCCACCATTTCAAAGTGGTAAAGGAGAAAGTGGAGGAAGAACCGCACTATGGAGGTATTTTGTGAAAAAAGGATTTTCACAATTAAATGAAAATGGAATTTTATCTTTTGTCACACCTCAGTTTCCAAATAGTTCAAAAGATATTGGTGGAATATTCAGTGATAATCAAACTGTTTGGGTCAATACCGACATAAAAAAATATTTTAAGGAAGGGTCGACATTTTATACTTGGGCTGTAAAAAATACGAAAAAACAAATAGACACTGATTTTATTTTTGAAGGCGTTAAAATAAATGTAACAAGTGATACCTTACCCAATATAGTATCACAAGAATCAATATCAATTATTAATAAGATTAAAAATAAAAAATCATTAAATGTTTTACATAGTGAAGGAGTAAATCACAATAAATTAAAAAAACAAACAGACACACAATCACCTTTTTATACTAATTTTTATCAATATAAAATAAGAAGAACGGTAGATGAAACATTTTATTCTTATACGTCAATTTTGCCGACATATTATAATGATAATAAAATTACATTTACAAAATCGGGTAAACCTAATTTTAAATATCATGACGGTGAAACAGACCCTGTAGGTGCAATAAAACATATGTCAGGTATTATTTTATGTTTAAATGAAGAGATTGCAAATAATATGATATGGGTTTTTGAAGAATCAAAATTAACTAAATTTTATTATTTATGTTTAAAAAGTGGAGGGATGAACGGTTTTAATTTTATACACCCTGTTATTGATTACACAGAAATACCATCTGATGAAAAAATATATTCTTATTATGAATTAAGCAAAGAAGAAATAGATTATGTTGAATCAAAAATTAATTAACTATATAGAACATTCAAGAAATAGAGAATATATGTCAGGGGTTGACCGTGATAAACTTAGAATAAAGCAAACTGCGGAAGTTTTTACACCAACACCATTGGTACAAGAAATGCTTGATAAACTTGAAGAAGAAGACCCAACATTATTTGCTGACCAAACAAAAATATTTTTAGATAATTCTTGTGGAGACGGGCAATTTTTATCTGAGGTTATTATAAGAAAAATGGAAAGAAGTGGATGTTCTTTAGAACAAGCTTTATCTACAACTTATGGTGTTGAACTTATGGAGGATAATGTTATTGAGTGTAGAAAAAGACTTGCAGGGCCAAATCCAACTGAAGAGATATTAAAAATAGTTCAAAAAAATATAGTTAATCATAATGCACTAACTTATGATTATTTATTTGGTGAATTGGAATAATTTACTATCTTTGTGGTATGCAAACATTCTTACCATATTCAGACATTAGACAATCGTTAAAAGTATTAGACAACAAAAGACTCGGAAAACAACGAGTCGAGGCGTTTCAAATTATCAACGCAATCACCGGAAGACCAAAGTTAGACGGAACACCTTACAAAGGATGGATAAACCATCCTTGTTCTGTTATGTGGAAAAAATTTATTCCGGCACTAAAGTTTTACCATAACTGTTGTATTGATGAGTGGGTTAGTAGAGGTTTTACTAACACTATGAAAAAAGAAGTGATTGATGAAGAAATCATTTTACCTGACTGGTTTGGGTTTGAAGATTTCCATTCATCTCACAGAGCAAATTTATTAAAGAAAGAACCGGACTTTTATTCGCAATATGGTTGGAGTGAAAACCCCCAAGACCCATATGTTTGGTTGGATAAAGAAGGTAGATGGTATAAACAACAAACAGGACAAAAAGTAAGAACTTATTATGAAAAAACTCAGCTACAACAAAAACAACATAAATTACCAACCACTGAAACATTGGTCTTTGGATGATGGTAATATTGTTGCCATATATCAAGGAAATAGAGGAAAACACCCTGAACTTGACTTTGTTGTAAAATATCTTGCACCCGGAAAAAGATTACGGGCTCCATCACATACTCATTGGATAGTTGATTTATTGATGAAGGCGGAAAGGAATAAAGATATGGTTAAAAACTTTATTGAGGAGTGGTGTGAGTTATATGAAACAATTACACCATTCAATTCTGATGAGGAAAGAAAAAAGTTTAAACCGGATTACAATCACTATATGATGGGTAAGTATCATATGTTGAATTCTTATGGTGAGTTTGGAATTGAGTTTTTATCAGTTCTTATTGAATTATTCACTAAATGTGAAAAAAGGAATGAAGGTGCATATATGTTTAAAAATATGTTAGGTTTGGTAAAAGAATATTGTGATGGGAAAAAAGATTTTTATCAAATTGTGTCGCATTCTAAAAGAGTTTAATTATCTTTGACTAAATAAATAAAAAATATGAAAAAATATCTGTTAACGGTTTTTGGCGAGTTTAATGGTAAAGAAATTATCGCAAGATTAGGAAAGGGAATAGCACCTATTGTAGATTCACCTCATCTTAAATTTCAACACACAAAAGGTGCTATGGTTTTCCATTTTGGTTCCGAAATAAGTGCTGAAGAAATTTATGATTATGCTGTTGGGGTTTTTTATGGGTTATCCAACGCTTTCATTCTTACGGAAATGACTGATAAAACATCGGTTTATATGCCTGAAGATGTTAAGGCACATTTGTTGGATTTAGATAATGATACTGAAGAGGTTGATATTAGAATTAATATGCCAAAAATGGGTAAGTCAGTTGATGATATGTCAGAGATGGCGGAAGACTTTGTTGGTTTTTTATTGGATGAGATGGAAAATGAAATAAAAACACCAACTTTAAATGAAATTCTTGATAAAATAAGTGAAAAAGGTTTATCTTCACTTTCGGGATTTGAAAAAGAAATACTTAATGAATACAGTAAAAACTAAAATATGAAAGAAAAAAACACGACAATTGCAATTAATCAAGAAGAGATTGCTTCCTACTTGAAGGACATTAGAAAAATTAAGGTTATGACTCCGGAAAGGGAAAAGGAGTTGGCTAAAAGGATGTTATCAAATGATTTGAGTTTAATTGAGAAAGAGGCGATTAAGAAAGAGTTATTGGAGGGTAATCTTAGATTTGTTATTACGGTTAGTAAGCAGTATCAAAATCAAGGGTTGGAGTTATGTGATTTGATATCTGAGGGTAATTATGGGTTATTAAGGGCTATTGAGAGTTTTGATTGGTCTAAGAATTTAAGATTTATATCTTATGCGGTTTGGTGGGTTAGACAATCGATTTTACAATCTCTTAATGAGAATTCTAGAACTATTAGGTTCCCCGTAAATGTGGTTCAGGAGTTTCATAAAGCGAAGAAAGAGCAGGATGTTACAGGAGATGAGTTACCGGATAAGTTTGTTAATCTTCCGTATACGGTAAACTTGGATAGTCCATTGAATGAGGATGGGGATACGCTACTTGATGTTATTGTAAACCCAAATGAAGATAGACCGGAAGATGTGTTTTCAACCAAAGATATTTTGAGACAAAAACTTGCATCTATTCTTAATATTTTGGATGAAAGAGAGAAAGTTATTATTGAGGATTATTTTGGACTTACTGGTAGTTCAAGGACATTGGAAGATATTGGAAATGACTTTGACCTTACTAAAGAGAGAGTTCGTCAAATAAAGGAGAAAACGTTAAGAAAATTAAGGAACGAGTGTAAAGACTTGTTTGATTATATGTAAAATATGTGAATGGACTATTTATTATAGTCCATTTATTTTTTAATTTTATTAAAATTGTTAAATATGAAAAAATTTATTGAAAATAACTTTGTTGTAATTGTATTGGTGATTGTTCTTTTGTCTTTTTTTAAAAGTTGTGGTGACTCTAGGGAGTTAAGTAAAATGAGAAAAGAAGTTCAAACAATTAAGGATTCCACATACACAAAGAAAGAATTGGGTATTGAATTAAAAATAATGGGTCTTGAAGCTGAAAAGAGAATGATACAGGCTACGGATAGAAAATTATTAGACGTGCAGAGACAAACTCAAATCGAGGAAGAAATTAAAAAATTAAAAGGAGAGAAATAATGAATTGGATACAAAAAAATTTTAAAACAATAATATATGCATCTTTTCTGGTACCTATAATTACAGTTGCAATTGTATCAATATCACATGTAACCAAATGGTATGGATTATCTAATCCTATTAGTTGGGCGGTGTATTTATCTCTAGGTGTTGAAATTGCTGCGTTATCCGCATTGGCCGCGATATCTGCTAAAATGGGTAAGAAAGTTTATTTACCCTTTATTATTGTTACGTTAATTCAATTCATCGGTAATATATTTTTCGCATATCAATACATAGACGTTACTAATGAATCTTTTAAAGATTGGGTGGATATGGTAGACCCCATTGTTTCATTTATGGGTGTTGAATCAGGTAATATGATAGGTCATAAAAGATTTTTGGCGTTGTTTGCCGGAGGAATGTTACCATTAATTTCTTTATCTTTTCTTCATATGTTAGTTAAGTTTGAGGAAGAGGAAAAGAAAATTCAAGTAACTCCCGTAATAGATGTCGATGCGTTGAGTGTTGAATCCGGAAAAATAGAGGAAGTTTTATTAACACCATCAAATACTCCTCAAAATACATCTGAAATGATGTTAACAACTAATGATGATATTATTAGTTCAATACCATCAGATGAGGAAATATCGGATTGGGACGTTACACTTATGGATGGGTTGGAAGAAGAAAATTTTGAACCGGTTATAACTTTTGGTAATGCTGCGGAGAAACCAAAAATAAATAGATTAGTATATACTAGAAGGGATGGTTAAAATAGAAAAATACGGGGATTTTAACCCAATTGGGGAACACAAAAATAAAAGACAAATAATATTATGTCATACTTCGAGGGATGTTGAGGAATACTTAACATCCCTTAAATTTAGGTATAATAAAAAATACGATAAGATACCCCACTTTGTTATTTCAAGGGACGGAAGTGTTTTGCAATTGATACCTGAGTTAGGGTATACAAATATTTTTTTTGATGAGTGGATAAATAAAACGTCTATTATAGTTTGTTTGGAAAATTTAGGTTGGGTAGAAAAGAAACAATTAACAAATTATCACATTAATTGGAATGGTAATATTTATAATGAGAGTCCATATGAAAAAAAATGGAGAGACTTCTTTTTTTGGCAGCCTTATACAGAAGAACAAATGGGTAGTTTAGTTTTATTGTGTGAGAAATTATGTTTGGAATTTTCTATACCAAGGAAAAGTGTGGGACATAATACAAAATTTGAAGGAATAAAAAATTTTGATGGGATTGTATCAAGGAGTAATTATGATTCACGATTTACAGACTTGAATCCGTCATTTGATTTTGAATTATTTAAAAAAGAAATAGAATATGAGTAAATTTAACAACACTAGGTATGATGAAATTAAAAATCTTGTAAACATTGCAAGAAATTTAAATGAGGATACAATAAAGCAAATTAATATCGGTAAAGATATTGAGGATAATGTTGAAAATGATGAGTATGAAACGGCTAATTCAGGGGAGAAAGAAAAGACTCCTGAAGATAAGATACAAAAATATAGAATATCTGGTGGTATATTGGCGATTCACGGAAAAAATAGGGATGAGTTACAAATCACTACCGATGATAAGATGGCGTTCCAAGAAACTATGGACGAATTTATTGAAGAAGTTTCGGACTTAGTTGATTTTAATCAATTAAATTTATATCAAAATAACGTTGAGTGGTCGGGTAAAATAATAGACCAAGACATGGATTTTATTTTTACCATTGGTGAAAATAATGGTATTTATATTAATGGAGATGCCGTTAAGGTTGACCCAGAGTTTTTGGATATGATAAATAAATTACAGAGGTATTACGAAAAATTTAAATCAAAATGGTCGAAATTGGTGGCTTCAAGGAAAAAAACAATGAATCCGGAGGATTAAATTTTGTTAAAAGAAATTATTTAACAATTTTGAAAATTATTGGAGGTATTTTTATTTTATATTGGATGGTTTTTATTTTAACACCTGATGTTAAAATGTTGGAAAGCCAACAAAAAAGAATAAATGATTTAAATTACCTAATAATACAGAAAGAAAAGGAACAAAAAAAATTAAGTGTTGAGATTGCTAATTTTAACACTCAAATTAAAATTTTAGATTCTAATATAAATAGAATTAAGGGGGAAAAAATAATAATTAAAGAAATATACTATGAAAAAGTTAATAATGTTGACAACTATACTGATGCTCAGCTTGACAGCTTTCTCGCAAAAAGATACAACTATTACATCCGTTAAGTGTATTCCAATTCCAATCTTAAAACAAATGATAAAAGATATCATTAATGGAGATGGGGCAAAAGAACAATTAAAATTAACGGAACAATTATTGGACTCAACCGAAAAAAAAATAGTATTGAAGGATTCAACAATTAGTAGATTAGAAAAGAAATCTAATAATTGTGAAAATATGTTGGAGATGGAAAAGGAGAAGTATAGTATATTAGAGTCTCATACTAAAAAAGTAGAAAATAAGTTAAAGTTTGAGATGGTTAAAAACAAATTTAAATCAATACTAGGTATAACCGCAATTGGGGTATTAACATTCTTTTTAATAATAAAATAAAATGCCGTTTACAAATACAGAAAAAAAAGAAATTGAAGTAATGATGAGAAAAGAAATTAAAAATTTCTTTGAAACAAATACTATAAAACAATTTGAAGATAAAATTTTAGATAGGGTAGTTCAGGACATGAAAAGAGGTAAACTCGAGTCCGAAGCTAAAGAAATAACCCTTAAAATGTTCCGTGAATTCTATCAGTTTATGTGGATGAATAGAAGTTATTGGGAACCAAGACTTAAAAACGCTTAATTATGAATACACCAGGACCAGTTTTCAGTAAAGGATTAGACAAAGCATTTTCTTCATTACCAAAGATTAATACAGATATTACTATGGATGCATTGAAATATAAAGATATGGTTGAAGGAGAAGTTGAGGAGAAATGGAGTGAGAAATACAAAAAAAGTATTGATTGTAGTAATCCTAAAGGATTCAGTCAAAAAGCTCATTGTCAGGGTAAGAAAAAGAAATCTGAGACAAAAGAAGCGACAAGTACAGGTGGTACAGGTCAATTTCAAGCGCCTTTCGCATTTAAAGATAGTGAGTTTGTAAGAAAAAGTTTTGCAGAAACCCCAAAAAAAGTAGAAACTAAAGAAGCAACCGGGTCAGGTTCAGTAGGTGCTTATTCAACACCGGCTTTTGTTGCTCCAAATAAGAAAGAATGGAGAGGTGCTGCGAAACCTTTATATAAAGGAGGTGCCTTTGTTAAGGTAAAAAAGAAATGTAAAAATTTCCCATATTGTAATCAAGGGGATATTAAGGCATTAAAGATATATGAAAATGAAAGTTTAAAAGAAGCGATTAAAAATGTTTCTCAAAAATATAATATAAGTGAGAACGTAATTAAATCGATTATACAATATGAACTTAGTAATTTAAATAAATAAAGATATTTATAATAAAAAAAAATATGAATAATTTTTCTAAAAAAATTGATGCCATGGTTTTTAACATCTTAAATGAAGAGATTGAAAAAAAATCAAATGAAATTGTAAACATACTTGAAAAAGAGTTGAAGGGAGGTCAAAAAAAATTGGACGTTGCCAAACCTAAAGGTAAATTAACCTCTGATGATTTTAAGATGTTAAGAGGTATGAAGAAAAAAGAAACTAAAGAGGGGAAGGAAACGATGTGCTCTGAGTGTGGAGGAGGGATGTATGAAGGAATGTGTAATGAATGTGGATATACCTCAATGAGAGAAGAGTGGAATGAAGAAGAAGAAGTTGAAGAAGGTAATGCATTCTCAGGGGCGTTAAATAAGGCTAGAAAACAACATAAAGATAGTTTTGAGGTTGATGGAGAAACTTATCCGGTTAGAGAAGCAAAAGAAAATTGGATTCAAAAGGCGAAAATGAATAAAGGTGCGTTACGTAAAAAATTAGGGATTCCGGAAGAAGATAAAATTCCTACTGCCAAGTTAAAATCTTTGAAAAAAGAATTAGAGGGTAAATCTAAAGGTGATAAAAAATTATCCGCGGCTGATTTAAAATTACTTAAGCAAGTTAATTTGGCTCTTAACCTAAAAAGTTTAAAGGAGAGTGATAATACTTTAAAATTGACAGAGGAGGAAATGATTAACTTATTAGAATCAATTGTAATTGAAGAGAAGGAAAAACAAGAGTTAGAAGTTAAAGTTAAAAAAACTACGGACAAACTAAAAGATAATATTTCAAAGAAATATGTTTCGGGAATGTCTAAATTACAAAAAAGTTTAGATTCAAGTAAAAAAGAAGAAAATGACTATATTTCATCAGTCACAAAAAAAATGAAAGAATATCTTAAAGACGGTTCAAAAAGTTCTTATGAGATGAATCCAACACATTTTCCAAAAGGTAATGGTGAATTAGCTAAAATGGATAAGATGACATATCATGCAAGTAAACCTGTTGAAGAGTATATTGAAAACTTTACGGCTGCCGGAATGGAAAATTTAGTTTATGACGAAATTCATCCTGACGAAGAATGGATGAAAGATAACATTGAAGGTTCTTCTCGTACCGGTAATAATCCTAAATGGGCTAATTCTGTGGAAACCGATGTTAATAAAAAACGTAATCAAATTAGAAAAGATAATTTATTAGGTGCGGTAAAACAAATGGCGTATAATAAAGCACCTCAACCTGTCGTTGATGATGCTAAACAAGGTTCTGCGGGAAAATTCACCAAAAATTTTGGTAAGGATGCCGGAAAAAAGGCGACAAAAATTCTAAATCAATTAGAGTCTACTCAGGACAAAAATGATAAATTAATTAGTGAAGAGTTTAATAAGATGAAAAATCTTATGAATTACAATAAAAAAACTCAGTAAACTTCATTTATATATAAATGTATATTATATTCTCCATAGGAAACTATGGAGAATTTTTTTAATTGGATATCGACCCCCATTCCGGATGACGAAGTTATTGTTTGGTTTAACATTCATAATATGAATTATGAAATGATAGAGTTGTGCGGAGATATATTTAAGTCATTGCATTTTATTGTCTCGGATACGTATTTGGGTGATAATGTTAATGAAACGGGTATTGTTCTATCAAATGAAGATAATTTGGCTCATTTTGAATGGTGTTGGGGATTACTTATTGAAAACTTTAGAAAAGAGAATATAAAGTTAAGAATTGAGGGGAAACATAAGGATTATTTAAAAACATTCTTTTTTGATACATTTTATGACGCTAAAGATAAGAACGTTAAGAATGCTATACCTAATTTTTTGGAAGATATTTTTGATTTAGATAAACCATTTAGTAAATCAGACCTTGACATTTTAACAGAATTGTATAATTTAGTAGAGAAAAATATAGAATAAAAGATTTGACTTTTATTTTAAAAATTAATAAACTTATAAAAAAAAGAAAAATGGAAACATTAGAAGAAATCAAAACGGTGGTAGAATCCATGTCAGTTGATGTTACTAAGTTTTATAACGGAAACAAAAGTGCTGGTACTAGAGCCAGAAAATCAGCTCAAGAAATTAAAGCTCTTTTGCAAAAACTTCGTGGTGAAATTTTAGAAACAAAAAAAACAAATGAGAATGAGTAATATTGAAAATATATTTTTATTTATTTTCGTTTTTACGATTTTAATCTCGTTAAGAGGTTTATTTAAAATCATAGGTTCCCTGGTGCAAAAAGAACCTACACCGCTCAAATTTAGCAACAGGGAACTTATATTTTTAGGTTTATCAATTAGTTACATCATAACATATATTATAAAATGAGTTTTTACACAATAATATCACCATATGTCGAATATTTACATTCGATAAGAAAATTAGAAAATTATTTGAGTTTCGATATGAAATTCCCAACTAGATGGAGTTTACCTAAATCAATTATGGATGAGGGTCAATTAATTAGTTTTGATGTTGGTATAGAAAATTTAAAAGGATTATCATTTGTTTGCAAAATAGATGATACAGATATTGAGTTAACTTTATCTAAGGTCTTAAAAATAATTAAGTTAAATAAAGAAAGAGAAATAAAAGAAAGGTTATTTAAAGAGACTGTCGAACAATTAAAAAATACTTTTGAAAAAACAAATCTCGATAAGTTACAAAAACTTTATTTTGATTTTGAAAACGATGAAACAATTTTAAATACTGATGAGGAAAGAAGCACAATTGAATTGGTTGAGGAGTCAACAATTGAAGGATAAAAATGATGTTGAATTAAATAAGAGAACTATTATTAATCAAATTAAAAAAATTAATAAAGAAGACCTCTTTACCAAAACTGAGGAAAAACCAAAATATAATTTATGGCAGAAAATAAAAGTAATGATTTGGGGGACTTAGAAAAGATTGCGTTAATTGCGGATTCTTTACAAGCGATGTTTAAGGGGAAAAGTTCTGTGATTTTTGAACTTAATAAAGCGGATTATACAAAAATGATTAATCATTTTAGGGAGATTGATAGACACCACAAACAATTTACAATTGATATGTCAGGAACTGATTTTATTTTCATTCTCGATGAGAGTATGTTGTAAATTTCCTATATAGCATTTTCTTATCAAATCCATTATTACATAGTATATCAATTAGATATTTTCTCTGTGCCGAAGAAACATCTTTCACAAAAAGGCAATCTCCTCTTTTTATTTTAAAAAAATGGAAATTTAGAGTATCAATAAATCTTACGCATTCGTCAACGTTTTTAAAGGTGAATAATTTAAAATCTTCATCTCTTTGAACTACGATTTTATTATGTAATGATGATACCATTTTAATCCCATCACCTTTCAAGTAATCATTAATAAACGTATGAATGTTTATTTTTGATTTCATTTGCAAATCATAAAATTCTTCCTCTATTTTGTAGTTTGATATCTCAACCAATGTCATATCATCATCCTCAAGTTTAACCTTCACATTTCGTCCCATTTCATCTGTCAGGTATATTGGGAATAGTTGATTGGAACTTAATTCAACCAATCCAATTTCAAATTTGCAAGGTTCCGCATTTTCCACAAGTTTTTCAAAAATAACATTTTCGGAGTCTTTTTTTAATTTAGAAAAAAACTGATGAGCTTTCTTGTAAGTTATAAATTTCTTTATTATCTTTTTTTTTGTCTTATTTTTAAACAAAACAACTAAAAAATTTTCCATAATGAAAAATTACTATGAAATTTTAGGAATTGAAGAGAATTCGTCTCAAGATGAAATAAAAAAAGCATATAGAGCGTTAGCGATTAAGCATCATCCGGATAAAGGGGGTGATGAAAATATGTTTAAAGAAATTAGTGAGGCGTATGAGAATATTGGAAACCCTGAAAAGAGAAGTCAATATGACAATAGTAGAAAAAATCCTTTTTTTGGTGGAGGTGGTCCGGGTGGTGCATCTTTCGAAGATTTATTTTCAAATATGTTTGGCGGGGCAAATCCGTTCGCACAAAGAAAACCACAAGCGCCACAAAAAATAGTTAAGTTAAAAATAACACCAATTGAATCTTATTTGGGTGTTGAAAAGAATATTTTTTATGTTAGGGAAATTGGATGTCAGGGTTGTGGTGGTTCTGGTGGAGAACAACAAATGTGTTCCGGTTGTAATGGAGAAGGGTTTAAAGTTAAAACTTTTGGAACCGGATTTATGGTTCAACATGTTAGAACGGCTTGCGATGTGTGTGGTGGAAGAAGGTATACGTTAGTTCATAAGTGTTATTTTTGCAATGGTAAAGGAACTAAAAGTGAATCGACTGAACTTAAAATAAAAATACCGGTAGGGATTGATTCGGGTCAATTTTTGCAGATGGAGGGATATGGTGATTTTGTTAATGGAATGGTTGGGAATCTATTACTTCAAGTAGAAGTTGAACCTGCAAATGGGTTTGAAAAAATGGGTAATGATTTAATTTATAGTTTATACTTAAATTTAGAAGAGATTCAAAGTAAAACATTTTTAATACCTCACCCGTCCGGAGATTTAAATTTAAAATCTCCAAAGTTTGTGGATACTTCAAAACCACTTAGATTAAATGGTAAGGGATATAATGGTGGGGATATGTATGTAAAACTACATTTAAGATTTGAAAATCTTAATTAAGAATAAAATTCTTTATTAATTGAATCGTTCCGTATATACCGGCGAAACACATATAAAGACCTAATACAAACATTACAATCTCAGATGTTTTTAACTCTGACCTTGATTTACATTTTTTACAACCTGTTTTTTCTTTTTCCATAATCTTAAATATAATTTGTAATTAATATCTTGTAAATAATTTGCCTTTTGGATTTTTTTGTTTATCTTTTAAAAAAATAATAATATGTTAAGTTGGATTGGAGGAAAATCAAAAATTGGTAAGTGGTTGGTAGATTATTACCCACAAGATATGGAAATAATGACAGAATCATTCGGTGGAATGATGTGGTGTTACTTTAATATGGATTTAATTAAGTATCCAAACCTTAAAAAGATTGTCTATAATGACTTCAACCCTTTAAATTATAATCTCTTTAAATGCGTTCAAAATCCCCCCGAATTACAGAGGGCGTTAGATAGCATACCCGTACAACAAATAGGGGTTTCTAATACACCACAGGAGTTTAAGGATAGGTTTGTGGAATATCAAACAGAGGTATTCAATTCCGGATTTACAACAAATTCTCCTGACTACTTAACTGCGGCAAAATACGTTTACGTAGTTACCCAAGTTTTTAGTGGAAGTAAACCTGAAACATCTTCATTTATTGATTTGAAGGGTAATTATCGTTGCAAATATTTGTCATTTAGGGACAAATTAAGTAAACCGGACTGGGTGGAACATTTTTTAAGGATTACCGATGTTGAGAATATGGATTTTGAGGATTTAATCATTAAATATGATACCCCAACGACTTTTCATTATGTTGATGCTCCATATTATAAAACGGAAAATTATTATTCAAACCACGATTTTGATAGACAAGACCACGAAAGATTGGCAAATGTTTTACAACAAGTGAAAGGTAAATTTGGTATGTCATATTATGATTTTCCTGATTTACATACTTGGTTTCCTGAAAATGTTTACAGGTGGGAGAGAAAATTATTCGCCAAAGCCGCCGCAGCCAAAAAAAATACAAAACAAAATATGGGTGAAGAGCTGTTTATATTGAATTTTTAGTTATTTTTGCATTATCAATATATTTATTACTAAACAATTATAAAATGAAATTTACAAGCATTTTAAAAAACATTATTCTTGAATCGCAATCCAAGTATTTAATTAATTTGGAAAAAGTTACCAAACCTTTAATTAATAAGGAAGGTAAGAAGTTGAAACCACTTATGACTAAGGAGGTTTACGATGAATTAGTTAAAGCCGACCCAAATACTAATCTTAACGATATTGATTTGAATACAGATAACAAGGGAGACCTTGAAAAGGTTAAAGCGGGTTCGTATGTAACTTGGTTAATCAAACAATATTTATCAATTCCAACGGAGGCTGAAAAAGGAACTCCTATGTATGATAGAGAGTTAAAACAGGCACAATCAACATTCCTTGAGGATTTGTATAAAGTTACAAATGATTTAAAGAAGTTTGAAAGATTTAAAAACAGAATTCCACAGGAAAGTAGAGATATTAATAAATTAACAGTTCAATCTCTTTATGAGTTGGTTAAAGATTTCTCATTAGAGAAAACTAAAGCAAGTAAAGAAGAGAAAAAAGCGGCGGCAGAAACCTACGAACATCCGGGTGGTGATGTTGTTTTTAGAGGAAGTAAGTGGACTGTTGTTGAAATTTCAGACACAGGTAAACTTGGTAAGGATGCAGCTTGTTTCTATGGTGGTAATTACCTTGAACCAAGTAAAGGTGAAACAAGATGGTGTACGTCTTCACCAGGTCTTAATTGGTTTGAAAAATATATTAAGGATGGTCCGTTATATGTTGTGATACCTAACCAATGGGAAGGTAAGAGAGGGGAGAGTAGTGGATTACCTGCAGATAGATATCAATTCCATTTCCCATCCAATCAATTTATGGATGTTCACGACCACACAGTTGATTTGGTTCAATTATTGACCGGGCCAATGTCAGAACTTAAAGATTTCTTTAAACCTGAATTTGCGAAAGGATTAACTATTAATGGAAAAAGTTTGAAAATTGATAGTTTTAGTCACGGAGCAATTGGAAAATTCATTGGACTTTATGGTCTTGAAGATTTGTTTGAAAGTTTACCTGATTCTTTGGAAACACTTAAAATTAAAAACAATGACAGGAATGATATTATAATTACAATTCCTGAGGATATTGACAGATTCCAAAACTTAGAGTTTTTAAATTTTGAAAATTGTGTTGATAGTGTTCCTGAATCAATTTGTAATTTGAAAAAACTTAGATTCTTAACACTTCAAGGTAACTCTAAATTAAGAACAGTTCCGGGTTGTATTGCTAGTTTACCTAATATAGTTTTCCTTAATGTGAAAGAGTGTCCTAATTTAGAGATTCCACAAGAAATTAGTGACAATGCTAATGATTTTGGAAATGGAATGTGGGATTTTGCTGAAGATGAAGATTAAAAATTTATATATGAACGTAGATGTTGAAATTTATATGAGCAGCATTTTAAAGTTCTTCAGGGAAAATCCTGAAGAACTTATTAATTTAATACCATTAACAAAGAAGGATGAATTTTTTGTTAAATTAAGGGAAGTTGCAATAACAAACTCAGAAAAGGGGGATGAGGTTAGTTTAACTAGACAACAACTTATAGATGTTTGTTTGGATATTAACGGGAACCCACTACGTATTGAAAAAAATTCTAATATAATAATTCCCACAATTTTTGGAGAATATTCTTTAAATTAATTTGGCTATTTGGATGGGACATATTATCTTTGTGTTCTAAATCAAAATCATATGTCAATAACATTAGAACAAGTAAGGGTACAAGCACCCGCAGTTTTCACCACACAGGCTTCACCGAAGCTTACACAGAAATACAATTTAGCTCCAACAATTGAAATCCTTGAAGGGTTTCAAAGAGAGGGTTGGGAAATCTCAAGTGCAAAACAAATGGGTAATAATCCCTACGGTATTCACGAAGTTAGATTAAGAAATGGGGGACTTACACAAGTTGGGGATTCGCTTGTTGAGGCAATTATTAGAAATTCACACAACGGACTTTCAAGTCTATCAATCGGGGCTGGATTACATCGTCTAGTATGTTCCAACGGACTTACGGTTCCGACAGCAGTTGCTTCATCAATCAGAGTTCGTCATATGAAAGTTGATATGGGTGATATTCGTAGACTCACTGATGAGTTTGCGGAGAACTTACCGGTTATCGGAAATTCTATGGGTAAAATGGATTCAACCATTATGTCTGACGCACAGGTTAATGACTTTGGAACCAAGGCAAAAATCATCCGTTGGGTTCCGGGTTCTGTTCCAAGTTCTTTAAGTATTGAAGAGTTGGTAAGACCGGTTAGACCTGAAGACGCTAAACAATCGGTGTGGAATGTGTTTAACCGAGTTCAAGAGAAGTTTGTTCGTGGAGGTATTTCTTATCACACACCAAAGGGTAGATTTACTACTATGAGAGAACTTAAAAACATCTCATCACTCCAAAAGGTTAACACTCAACTTTGGGAACTTGCTGAAACTTATTGCTAAAAAAGTGGGGACATTATGTCCCCATTTCAATTTAATTTATTATCTTTGTTATTATGAGAAAAGAAATCTATAAAGTTAATTTTGTCAAATATGATTGTAATGAGTATCAATCTTACAATGTGCTTGCGGATAGTATGTTTTATAACAAAAAAAATAATCCTGAATATGTATACAAGGGTAAAAAAAAGATTAATACTGAATTCACATTTAAGTCCAATCATATAAGTGAAAAGGCGTTTGTGGATAATTTTGCTAATACTTTATGGGGGGTTTCTAGACATAACTTATTACTTGTTGTGGAACAAGAAGGACATAAATTATCTATGAAATTGTTCCATTCTTGTAAGATTAGGAGAGTCGGGAATCAATATTTCACAACAAATAAAAATGTTGATTATGTTACTATTAACACAATAACGGGGGATATATATTCCGGATTTCTTCATAACTACCAGAAAAAAAGAAAGTTTTCAAGAAGATTACGAAAAAATTCATTTCAGTTTGATTTTTTTAATATTTTTAAACATCAAATAAGAAGTTTGTTAAGTCATTTTGTAAAAAATTCTGAGAGGGCAAATACCGATTTGATTATGAATTCAGCTTTCAATAAATTTTTTGAATATATTGATGGTAATAATGAAACTAAGTTAACACACGGAGAAAGATTGTATAAGTACTATATGATGAAAAGGAATATTAAATTCCCAAATAACTTTGGAGTGTTTTTAAATTCGGAATTAAAGGTTCCAACTTTAAAAATTTTAAGGAAAAATGATATGAAGTTGGTGGATTCTTTTATGAAACTTTATGAGATAAGCGGTAAGAAATTAAGGAAGGCTCTTCACATCTGCGAAAATATAAATATTAAAATGTATGAGAATGCGGTTAACTTCTTTGGTGAAGATTGGATTAACCAAAACGAAGATGTTCTCTTAAAGTGTTTAAATTTTAGAGGAACAATTTGGAATAGACCAACATCAACCGGTAGACACATATTCTCACCAGAAGAATTAAAAAGGGTTTTCACTATGTTTGAACTTGTTCTCAACGAGCAGTTGGATTATAATACTTACTTCGACCACGTAATTAGTTATGTTAAATTAAAGACATATGGTGAGGAGGATGTAAGATGGTATTCAACATCTGTGGAAGAATTTAGACAGGAGCATTTGGATTGGACGGATAAATTACAACATTACATCCAAGGAACTTATTACAGGATGTATCCTGACTATATGATGAATGAAGTGGTAAAACCAATAACTAGTGATGGCGAAACTTATTATCCGGTGTTATTAACAAACTCATCATTATATAATAACGAGAGTCAATTGCAATCAAATTGTGTTAAAGGATATGTGGGAAAAGTTGGTTCGGTGATTGTTTCATTTAGAAAGGGAGAAGAGGAGTCCGATAGTAGAGCGACGATTGAGTATAAGGTATCAAAAGAGGATGATAAGATTAAAATTAAAAACGTTCAATGTCTTGGAAGATTTAACGGGAGTTTAACTTCGGAGTGGGATAAACCGATTGAAATACTTAATGAGAGAATGAATAAGATTGTGAAAGATAAAAGGTTTGAGACGGTAAAACTTAAAAAAGTATGCACCAACGGGACAGAATTATTTTCAGATTCGGAATGGAAAGATGATAAATTGGTTTGGTCGGTTGAATTCATTGACTCAACTCATAACGGTATGATGTATATAGATTTTAATTATGACCTTTAATTATGGATAAACATTATTATATAAAACACATAGAGAAAGCGACATCGCCTCTATCAAAAGTGTCAATTGATGATATGCAATTGACTGATGAAAAATTAGATGTGACAAAGTATGAAACTTTGTTTATGACATCCGCATATAGTGGTGGTAAATTTATGTGGAAGGATATTATTTTAAAAACCAAACAAGGGTTCTTTCTATTTATAAGAAGACACGGATTACACAAAAATATAATTGATGTTGATATATATTATAAACAAGAGCAACATAATGAACTATTGATATTCATTAAACCATTTGTAAACTTATTAACAAAATAAAACAAAAATATATGGAAATTACTTCAGAAGAATTAAAACAAAAAATTAAAAACGGAGAAAAACTTTTAGTTGACTGCTTCGCCAGTTGGTGCGGTCCCTGCAAAATTATGAAACCTTGGTTTGAAAGTGCTGCGAAAGAAATGAACGAAACTGACGGAACCAAACTATATCTTTTCAACATAGAACAAGATAAAGAGTTTGCGGTAAACGAACTTGGAATTAGAAGTGTGCCAACAATAAAAGGTTTTAGTGGTGGTAAAGAAGTCTACCATAGCACAGGTGTTCTCAGAGAAGAACAAATAAAATCGGTTGCAAGCCAAATATTATAATATGAAAGATTTATCAGTTGTTGTTTATACAATGAAAAATTGTCCTTTCTGCCAAGAGTTTAAAGATATATTGGTTAAAGAGGGGATTGAATTTTTTGACAGAGATATTGATGAGTATGAGGAGGAGTATAATCTGTTCTCGGAGATTACAGATAACGATATGGTTCCTGCTCTTTTAATAATTGAAGGTAATGAGGAGAAACATGAATCATTCCTTTACGCCCCCGAAAGAAACTATAATGAACTTACGGAGGCGGTGGATATTATTAAGGGACATAGAGAGAATCTTATGTAAATAAGAAATCTTTTACTTTTTTATTCAAAAATTCATATTCGGAGAGTGGGTTGGTAACTTCAATGAACCAATCCACTTTTTTTAATTCTGATTCAAGCCAAGTCATATCAAAATCAAACATATCTAAGATAGCTGAACGTAATCTATTATCTTCATTCTTGTAGAAACCATCATAGATAAAAAACTTTTCTTCATCCTTGCTTATAGACATCGTTAATTCAACCACAGGGTAGTTGGTTGGGATGTTATACATAATATACTTTCCGTAGTAATAAGATAATCTTCCTTGTGATAGGGAATACCCGTGAGGGAATTCGGAGGTCACTATGAGGTTCGTATCGTCTTTGATTGGTGATGAGAAGTAGGTGTTATCAAATGAGGTATCATTATTTGATATATAATTTTCAATTTGATTACTATTATAAGAGCAGTTAGTGGTGTTGTGATATGTGTGGGTAATCTGTTCCGGTTCAGTCATCTCAATATTATATTCAATCAAATTTATTGTGTGAGATAATTTCCTACCGTCGGATACAGATAGGTTAAATTTTTCTTTAAATTCATCAAGAATTTCTCCAATATTCAGCAAGTCATTATAAGATGTTTTTCCTTTAATAACAAAGAAGTTAATACAATCTGCAACCTGAATTATGGTGTGTTTATTGTGTGGTATTTTTGATAGGATAAAATCGGCAAATAAGTTTACAATAGCCGTTCTACTTGTGGGTGATTTTAATATCATATTAATAATTTTTAGAAATTTACTAAAAATTGGAATATAATTAAATAGTTTTTAGTAAACATATTCACTAAACATATCATTAATATTGGCTCTAATTTTTCTAGAATCTGCGTAGTCGGGGAATCTAACACTTAAACAATCACCACCATCTTTAAGAATATCAACATAACTTCCGTGATATTCAAGACTTGAATTACTATATCTTTTATTAGTTTCAAGATAATCAGTAACAAATCTGTCAAAATCTCTTATTGGTAATCTAATCATTTCAACAAATCTATCTTTTTTACTTCCATCTTTATTCCAACTATAACCTCTCTTAATTGTAACCCATTTTCTATCGTTGGTATAAAAAAACTCGTCAAGTTCGTTCCAAACTTCTTCGTAATACTCATCTGACAATGCATTTTCTTCGGCATTAAAGTATAAACTACTTAATTCAGATTTTACGTTAGAAAGTTCATCGTTTAAAATTTCTTTTAATAAATCTTTTTTGTTAAATACTTCATCAATATTTTCCGGTGATAATGTCATTTCTCCTTCATCAGTTGAAATTTCTTTTCCGTTTAATTCTCTTAAAAAGATTTGTTTTAATTTATTTAAATTTTCAGGAGATAAATCATCAATCACGTTATCGTATATGTCAATCTCATAACTATTATACCAATCATATTCTAAATTTCCTGATAATATTTTGGCGATTGTGTCTTTACTAACATCTCTATCATCACAAAATAGGTCGGCAAAATATTCTGGGTCAGTAACGACATATGCTTTACCATCAACAAACTCTATATCACCTAATAATTCACTACACCAATGATGGAATACATCAATATTCGTATTATGAAAATAAATTAATAATTCATTTTGATATTCATCTGCGAGGGAACCTTTTGGGTCTATTTCAATTAGTTTTTTTCTTCTTTCCAAAAATTTAAAAAAAGTTTGATAATCACCACTAAAGTATTCTAAAACACTATAATCGCCATCATTAAACCTTTCAACTATATCATCAATATTACTCATAATTTTTTATATTAATCTGGGTTAAAAACGATTGGGTTTATTTTGTTTGGGTGAAGTGTAATTTCTCCCAATTCTAAATTTTCTTCACCCCATTCTTTTATAAGTTCGTTAATTTCGGGATAATTAATTGAAAACATATCACGTATGTCATTCCAAATTGAACGTAAAACCCATAACTGCTCGTATTCATCCAATTGTAATATTATCTCACCATCCTTTTTCCAAATTTTGGAATCCGGATATTCTCCTGAATCAACTTCACGAATACCTTCAAATAAGTAATTTAAAAACTTAAACATAACTCTTCTCATTTGATTCTCCGTTATTAAAATCTTCATAATTTTTTATATTAAATGTTGTTCCGCCAAAGACGAATTTGAATCAAGTCCAATGTTGGTGTGATTCCATCCAATTCTAAATGTTGTTCCGCCCAGTCTTTTATAAGTTGTTGAGTTTCATCATAATCTAATGAAAACATATTGGAAATATCGCCCCAAATTGAAAGTAAAACTATTAAATTACCTGATTTTTTCAATTCTAACACCACCTCACCATTTTTCTTCCAAAATCTAGAATCAGGATATTCTTCTGATTTAACTTCATACATATCCTCAAATAAGTAATTCAAATACTTAAATTGAACTTTTATCATTTGATTCTCTGATATAATGTATTTCATAGTTTTAAATATTGTTCCACCCCTTACTGCTCAATGTATTTAATGCGATAAGGTGTAATTCCCGATAATTCTAAATGTTGTTCCACCCAGTCTTTTATAAATTGTTGAATTTGATTATAATTTAATGAAAGCATATCTGATATCTCATCCCAAATTGAGTTTGAAACCAATAAATCTCTTTGGTGTATTGGTGACAATTTTAATACAACCTCGCCATTTTTTTTCCAAAATCTTTCGTTAGGGTTTTTTTTTGACTTAACTTCATACATACCCTCAAATAAGTAATCCAAAAACTTAAATATAACTCTTCTCATTTGATTCTCCGTTATTAAAATCTTCATAACATATAAATATAAAAAAAGGAGCGTTTTTTACGCTCCTTCACCACATAAGTTTTTCAAGTATTATTTCTGTGTTTTGTTAACATTATAATACTTCTCAATCGTTTTTTTAATTGATTGTTGAATAGTTTCACTCACAACCTTATTCTGCTGTTGGGAAGTTGTAGTTCCTTGAGCAGGTTGTGCTGGTGGTGGATTTTGATTTCCTTTGCAACCGCAGCCCATTGTTTTAAATTTTAGTAGTTTATTTTACTATAAATAGTATCTTTGTGATAATAATAAGAATAGAATTATATTTATTAAATAAAAAAGGATATGAAATTTTCTAAAATTTTAATTGAAGGTAGGGTAGAGGACTTTGAAAGTAAGTATACACAGAAATACGGGGCACAGAACGTGCAAAGAATTGTTAATATGGTAACGCCCAAATATTTGGAATGGGTTGGTAAAAACTTTGATTCGGTTAATTTTGATGAGAATTACGGAAAGTTGGTTGCAGCATTAAAAAATTTTGATAAAATCTCACATAATTTAAATAAGACAGATATTAACCAGTTCAAGAGTTTACAAGAACTTATAGGTGAGTTAGACCAATATAATGGTAGACAAAGAAGGGAAGTTGAAAAGCATGATGGTGGTAATGTAGTTTATAATGATGACAGATTTTATGTTGTTAATCCATTAACCCACGAAGCTTCTTGTTATTATGGTAAGGGAACCAAGTGGTGCACCGCAGCAACAGGGGACGAACATTTTAGAAGATATAATACGGAAGGTAAGTTGTTTTATATTATTGATAAAACAAAAGATAGTTCAGACCCATTTTATAAAATTGCAATCCTTAGAAATTTTGATGGAGAAGAAAGTTATTGGGATGCGACAGACAAATCCATACCTCAAATATGGGGAGTAGTTGGAAATGAAGAATTCGCAAAGGTTACTGAAAGTATCAATCAATATATGGAACAAGAATTTGCTGAACCATTAAAAATATTTAGGGATAAGGAATTGGCGAGAAAAGAAAGAGAAAGGTTGGCGAGATTAGAGTCTCAAAGAATATTAGACAGAAAAACACAAGAGGCAAATGAAAGAAGGTTAAATGGGGAGTGGGAATTGAATGATAATTGTCCGGACGTGGGATTAAGGGCACATGCTTTATTAGATTGGTTGGTTGATACAAGTGATGTTAGTGTTTTGACTAATGAAGATAAGGTTGAAATGCAAAGGTTGAGAGATGAGATTGAAAGATTAAATGCTGAATATGATGCGGCGGAAGATGCGGATACAAGTTTATTAGATGAAATAAGTGATTTGGAAGATGAGTTAACGGAATTGGAGGAAAAAATAGATGTTTATAATATTGTTCCTAATGGCGGGCATTATGATTTACAAGCGTTTGAAGTTATAAATAGTGATGATTTACAAGGTAGGGAATATGCGGTTGGTGATGAAGATGAAGTTAAAAGTAGTTGTTATGATTATGTTGATGGGCTTATAGATGATATTGGTTATGAAGGATTCAACGGAAGTTTTGCTGAGGACTATATTGATAAAGAACAAGTTAAAAATTATGCTTATGATTTTTATTATGACGATGTGAATGACAATCCGGAAAGTTTTTTTGATGATAATGAAAGAGAATTATCCAATCAACAAAGAGATAGAATTTTGCAATATAACAAAAGAAAACAGAAAATTGAAATGATGATAAGTTCGCTTGAAGATAGTATTACAGATACAGAAGATGAAGATGAGATTAGCAACTTGGAAGATAAAATTAGTGAGTTAAATGATGAATTAGATGATATAGATAGTGAGATTGAAGATATTGAAAGTAGTCCGGAAGGGGATTTTCCTGATGATTTAATTGAAGATAAGGTTCAAGATTTGACGGATGATGCGGTATATGATGCTGCGGGATGGTTAAGAGAAATGAGTTTGGAAATGAATGATTTTATTGATAAAGATGAGTTTATTCAAGGTGTTATAGATTCTGATGGATACGGAAGTTCATTATCTAGTTATGATGGAAATGCGGATGAAGTAGATGTGGAAGGAACAACTTATTACGTTATTAGAATAAATTAATATTCATTATATTTAAATGATTTGTTATAATTGGTTATGGGAAGAAAGAAAAAAATATCATTTAAACTTAATCCGGAATGGATGTTTAAAGAGCCAATAGATTTTGAATATAACAAATACACATTATTAGATTACCTTAAAAAGTGTGGAACAAACTTTGATAGTTTCAGGATTTATCCTGACTTTGTTGAACTATCACTTCACATTGCGAATACGCAATCTCTTATAAAAGAGAATATACTTTTATTGACGGACAAGAAGTTTGAGGCTTGTGATGATGAAATCCTCCTCAAAGAACTATACCCCAAAAAACCGAGAGACATAAGTGATGAAGAGAAACCGGAGTTGGAAAAGACACTTAGATATTCAAACACAAAATTATTTGATGCGTTTAATATTGCAAAATCAATATGGACTGTCGCCTACGATAATGTTTTACTCACATTAAAAAAGAATAAAGATAGTGCGGTTGTTGGTTCGGGGTTCGTTGTTTTATTTAATAAGTTTGAGAATAAAATTATTGTTTGGGAATATACAATGAAAAAACCAAAGAAGGGAGAATTAAATTATAAACCCGTTCTTAAAAAGATACATGAGGGAAAAGAAAATGAAGAAACCCTCACCTCAATTATTGAAACAAAATCAACTTGGAAAGAAATTGAATTTCTTAAAAGATTACCGGTTTTTGAAGTTAAGCTTACACAAGAACTCCCATTAGATGAGACAATTATCCCCATTGTTAAAAGAAAGCTCCTCACATATGTTTTTACCGCAGTAGACAAAGTTTGACTATAAGTTTTATTTTTCCTAAATTTGTGTATGGGATTTAATAAAGTAATAGTTGACAAAGAAATACTGATGAAGTATTTTGAAAAGAATAAACCTTTGAAGATGTTATTCAAAGCCGACACATTTATTTTTATTGATAAAATAAGTTCACTGGCTTATGACTTATATACGAAGGGAATACCTGATGAAGAAATTAAAAAAACAATTATAGAAAATGAAAACAATTAGAAACAAAAAAACAGGAGAGATTCAAAGAGTGGATGACAAGATTGCAAACAATATGGTTGGAATCAGTTGGGAATACTGCCCAAAGTCGGAGTTAAAAAAGACACAAGAGAAACCAACTGAGAGACAAGTTGCGGATTACACCAAAAAGGAAAAAACTCTTTCCAAGAAACAAGAGTCAAGAATGAAGTTAAAAGAAAAACAAAGACAATAATATGCTAAACAAAATTCTTAGAAAATTAGACTGGATTTGGGATTATTATTTTGTATATTTCCTTTATGATGGAAATAAAATACATAGGTATTACGAGTATATGAATAAAAAATGGAATAACAATGGAAAATAAAGAAATGGTTAATCACCCCTCTCACTATGGGGGGTCGGAGAATGTCTATGAAGTAATAAAAGTATGTGAAGCTTGGGGACTACACCAAGACGCATATCTATTCAATGTAGTTAAATACGTTGCAAGGGCGGGAAAGAAAGACCCAGCAAAAGAATTGGAAGATTTGAAAAAGGCGGCCTTCTACCTTGACAGAAGGATTAAACTACTTGAAAATTTAAATCCATAATGGAAACAAATAAAATTATAACCGGTGATTGTATAGACGTTATGTCCTCAATGCCCGAAGGTTCAATTGATTTAATAGTCACATCACCACCATATAATTGTGCAATTAAATATGATACATATGATGATACACTATCTATGGAAGATTATTGGATATTCACAAAAAAATGGTTGGTGGAGGCTTTAAGGGTGTTGAAGGATGATGGGAGAATTGCGATTAACATTCCAATTGAGATGAACGTTAAGGACAGAGGTGGTAGATTTTTATTCAATGCGGAGTTTTATGCGAAAATGATGGAAGTTGGGTTTAAGTATTTTGGTACGATAGATTTAACTGAGGATTCCGCACACCGGATAAGAAAAACGGCTTGGGGTAGTTGGATGAGTCCCAGTCAACCGTACATCTATAATCCCAAAGAATGTATTTTAATGGGTTATAAAAAATCGCCAAAAAAACTACAAAAGGGAGAACCCCATTGGGTTGGAGTTCCAACTGAAATAGAACAAGAAGACGGAACAATAAAAACGAAGGTGGTTTATAAAGACGAAGATAAGAAAGAGTTTATGAATTTGGTATTTGGGGAGTGGCAATATTTTGCGGATACCAAACAGATGACTAAGGCAACATTCTCAATGGATATACCAACCAAAGCAATCAAGATTCTTACATATAAGAATGATATCGTCCTTGACCCATTTGCCGGTTCCGGAACTAGTTGTGTTGCGGCAGAGACATTAGGTAGGAGATGGATAGGAATTGAATTGAGTGAAAATTATACAAAAGTTGCGAGGGATAGGGTTCGTCATTTCATAGACCAAAAAAGTCAATTAAAAATAGAAGGGTTATATTAACCCTTTTTTTTATTTCTACATATTTATAATAAAAACAAAAATATTATTATTATATGGCAAAATATATAATCAATGAAGAACAATCTTTATTAGTGATAAGTGATTTGAGACAAAAGCAAATCAAACTTATTGAAAGTAAGTGGAATGAAATGTCAACTAATGAAAAAGAATTGGTTTTTGAAATTATAAAAGTAATTTATCCTCAAAAAAAACAAAAATTGAATGAGGCGTGGTATAATACTTTTATGGATATACTCGGAATTGTAGACCCAACAGGAGTAATCGATGTAATCAACGCCGTAACTTATTTCGCACAGGGAGAACACTTATTTGGTTTATTAACCTTAATTTCTGCAATACCATATGCTGGCGATTTAGTGGGTAAACCTGTGTTAGGTGCTTTGAAAATGGGGAAGGCAGGAACTGCAGAATTAAAAATTGCAATGGATGCTGCAAAATTAGGTAAGACTGCGGAAGCGGCGACAACATTAACTAAGTTGGCTGAAAAACCTGGTGTTATTGGTAGTTTTTTACAAAATGCAAAAAATTGGGCTCCATCTATTGCATCTAAGGTTGAGAAATTACCGGGAGGTATATTTAAAGGTTTTAAAAATACAATATTAGATTATTTAAAATTGTTTGAAAACGCATCACTAAAAAGTATTAAAATTGGAAAAGAAGCCGGAAAATTGGCAACAAAATTTAAGGCGGGTACTGGAACCGCTAAGGAGGTTGAAAGTTTAATGAAAATAATGAAAAGTGAAAAAATATTAGACCCAAAACTTTTATCAAAACCTAGTCTTTTCGCACAAGTAGTTTATGGTGGGGTTCCAAGATTATTTGGTAATAGAAGAATGAGAATACTTATGGGTCAAACCAAATTTTTCTTTGGGTTTTTAGATTTTCTTGGTATAGGAAATTTTGTTGGTCCTGACGAAGTGGCTAAAATGGTGGGAGGTGAAGAAGCGATGATGAGAAAGATGGAAGAATATCAAAAAACACCACAAGCTCAACAATACTTCAAAGAAGAGTTTGAAAATAATCCTGAATTTCAGGCACAAATGAAAAGTGCCGGTGAAGAGAATAAAAAAGATGGTGCAGGCGAGTTCATAAAACAATTACTAGGTTCTTTATTGACACCATCATTAACATAAAACAATAATTATGAAAGAAGAAATAACATTAAAACTTATTCAAATACAAACTCAGTTTAAGTTTTTACATTGGCAAACATTCGGAGATGCTAAACATAAATCATATGGTGAAATATATGATTCTTTAGGGGATAATATTGATAAGTTTGTTGAAACAATGATGGGAAAACAAGGTAGAGTTGAATTTGAACCTGAGTTTTCAATTATGTTCCAAGACATTAAAAATTTAAGCGTTCAAAACTTTTTGGATGGTATTACAGAATTTTTGGTTGAGATGACGGACAAATTAGATAAAAGATATGATACTGATTTGTTAAACATTAGAGATGAAATGTTGGGAGACATTAATCAATTAAAATACAGATTAACATTAAAATACTAAAATGAGAAAAAGAGTTAGACTAACTGAAAGTGGACTTATTAAATTAGTTCAAAGAATAATTAAAGAAGATGAAATGATGGATATGGAACCAAATTTATCGCCTAAAAAAATAGTTCAAGACATAATTAAAACGGGTAGATTTGATGAACTACAAGAAGGTATGATGGTTTCAATTAAAAATAATAAATTAACAATTTTACCTGGAGAGTTAGACGAAGAATATGTGATTGATTTATCACCGAAAACACATAGAGATGTGATTGAACAGCAAACTAAAATAAAAGTAGTTAAGGGTAAATTAGCAATCAAATTTATTAATGGGGAAGTTCTAACGTTAGAACCATCAATGAATGTTATTAAATTTAATCCATAATTAAAAAATATATTCAACCACATCACCAGGTTCTATTTGGAGGTTCTCACAAGAACCTCCTTCTAGTTCCAATACAATATTTCCATTACCACAATAAGAAGGACAATCATCATCATTACACGGAGGGCAGTTTTCGTGGATGTTTACAATAACATTATTCTTAATTATTATAATATCTAAATTTATAATACAATTTTTCATCCAAAAGCATTGTTTCTTACCACCCATTAAAAATAATAATCCTTCAAACCCTTTATTAAATTTTTTTCCCATCATCCCCACAGATTGATTTTTTTTATCTGTTAGTGCCTTTACGTTAAAGATATTTTCATTTATTTTTACTTTCATAACTTATAAATATTATGTTTAAAAAAAGATACGCCGGAGTGCTCGTAAAATGTAATGATAAAGTACTTTTATGTAAAAGAAATAATCATGGTTCATTTCCCGGTATGTGGAGTATTCCTTGTGGTAGAATGGAGGAAGGTGAAGAACCTATGGAATCAGCAAAGAGGGAGTTTTTTGAAGAAACCGATATACCAATTGATGATGCCCCACTTAAATATATTGATTCGATTCCAAGATATACTAGGGATGGAAAGAAAATGAAAGGGATTATGTATGTTTTTGGTTTGGAGGTTGAAAATGAAATAAATCCTGATTTAGAGAATGCAAAGGATGGAGAGGAGCATACAGATGCGTCTTATTTTAGGTTAGATGAGATAGATTCTGAGATGTGTGGTGGAGAACTTTTTAAGATTATTAAAAAATATTTTGAAAAAAATTGACTTTTTGTTAATATATGATATATTTATATATCCATACCCGAAAGGGTGAGTACCCCAGAAAAAGTTTCACAAAAGTTTTGATTGTTTGAGAAAATTGTTTTAAATTTGTGAAACAAACCGAGAAAGACCACCCCCGAGGTCAATCTCAAAAGAAGTCCCACAGTTTGGTAATTTGAAAAAGTCACTTATATTTGTGGGACTTATTTTTAAAGTTCTTTAAATTATTATATTGTGGGATAGAGAAGTGGTATCTCGCGTGGCTCATAACCACGATGTCGTTGGTTCGAATCCAACTCCCGCTACAAAAAAAGTTTCAAAAAAGATTTGACAGAATGAAAACTTCTTCTTAACTTTGTGAAACAAACGGGATGAAAGTCCTGAAGTTCTTAAAAAAAAGTTTCAAAAAAGATTTGACTAATTGAAAAGTTCTTCTTAACTTTGTGAAACAAATGAAGAAGATGGGGTTGTAAAGATTCCATTATTCTTTCCCTACCGGAAGTAATTTTTAAAATTGAAAATAAAACCGGTGATTACAAGTGGGGGGAATGGGTGGTTGTAAAGATTCCAGCATCTTCTTTAATTAGATAGTTCTTTGAATAAAAATATTATCCATTCAGGATATTGATGATGAGACCTTCGGGTTGATTCTGAGACGTTTACTGATAAAAGATAATTGGCCGTATATGGTCATTAAATAAACCACGAAAGTGGCTTAAAGTGATTCACCTTGGTTTAGGTGGGTTGCGGCATTCGCAAGAGTGCTTGAGTATACAAGCGAGATATCGTTTAACCTTAGTACTCGAGGGTAACACTGTAGGGGAGTTGGTTAGATGGCTTGGCGATGTGGGTCGTCAGGTTGAGGTGGGAACACCAATAAGAATAACTCGTAGAGTTAATGCAAAACATAGGGTTATCCGACTCTACTATTGCGTGACTCAATATTAAAGTCGATTTAAAACCGAAAGGTAAGTTGGAGTACAGGTGGTGCTGTTATCAACCCTGATACGTCTCTACCAAGAGCGTGTTACTGAAGTTGACTTAAAATATGGAGGTAGGGATACTTCATAAGGTAGTTTAGTATTCGGTTGTTCAAAAGATAACTGAGCTGGTGACGGACCGCTACCTTTCAAATCCACAAACCAATCAAACTTTGAATAAGTTAATCAAATTAATCAATCAAGGAAAAGTGTCCGTCAGTCGGAAATGAAAGATGACTACATAGTCGTGAGTTGTTCACGGCCACAAAGGTTCCCAAGACTAATGTGATTTTTATGAAAGTCTTCTAGTCCCGCAAGGATTAATCAGGGTGGCAACCTTGAAGAGTGATGAGTAGTAAGAGAGTATTTTTCGACTCAAAGTGTGATTGACTTTATCAATCGTCATTGATGGTTACTTCTCAAAAGGAAGTGGAAATGAAGGGAATAAGATAATCCTTCTAAAGACTGTCACAAAACGGTGTATTCTCAACCTTTTTTTAATTTACCTATCTTCGTGATGGGTTTTTTTATGCCCTTGCACTATTTATTATAAAAATATATTATGTCAAAACAGTTTATAAATGAAGTAAATAGAATGAAAGACCTTTTTGGATATAAGAAGGGACAAGTAATATCTGAACAATTAACCACAAAACAAAAAGAGGCGTCTGCTGCGGGATGGGGTCCGGTTACAGATGAGTATGCAAAGACATTAAAAGTAGGTTCTGATGGTAAAATATTACCAAAACAAGGTGGAACACCTGCAGACCCTTTTATGGCGTTTCCGTGTGTTAAAAATTTACAAACTCAAAAAAAGGCGACAGGGACAAATATACAAGGTCCTACCAAAACAGGTGTAGAAATGAAAATTGGTACAGGAAGTTTAAAACAATATATGTTTGGTTCTGACGGAACATTATATAGTTACGGACAAGAGTATGGAAAATGGAGTTGTGGTACTAAACCAAACACTATCTTAATTAATGGTAAAGAAGTTTCTAATTTGCCGGCAACTCAAACATTACCAAATGTTACTGTTTATACAATACCAAGTGCTTTAAAAGATGCTGAAGGTGTTAAAAAATTCCAAGATTGGTTAGATTCAACCATAGATGGTTGGTTAGGAAAACCGGGAGTTAAATTAAACAAAACCAAAGGTAAAGGATATGGTAATTTTGGGTCAAAAACAAAGGCTGCTTGGGACAAATATAAAAATAGATATAATTCAGGAGGAAATCTTAAATATAATGCTAGACCAGGTGTTACAGATGCTGATGCACCTGTAGATGACACACAAACAAAAAATTATGCGTCTATGCCTCCAGCAAATGATAGTGATGTTCCGGATTTAATGTTTAATGATAACGCGCCAAAGCGTAAATTTTAATAAAAAATACGTCGGGGTAAGAACCCCACTTAGGACCGGAGCAGTTATGTTCCGCAAACTTTGGGATAAGAATTCGCTACTCTTATCCCTTTTTTTATTTTATTAGGATTTCCATTTATCCATGAGTTTCTCCAACTCAGTTTTGTATGAACCTGTCTGTTTTAATTCTTCGAAGTAATTTGCAATATCTCTTGCGTCTTTTTTACCCAAATCATATGAAAAATTATTATATATCATATTTGGGGTGATTTGGTCTAAACCTGACTCTTCGAAGTAGGACTTTAAAGAATTTAATAGAACATTAGAATATTTTTCACTATAATTTAAGTCATTAAGAATTTTTTCAATAAGTTTTAAATCTTTTTCCATATATTTTATAAATATTTTGGTAATTCAAAAACTTTAATTACCTTTGTTAAAACATTAAGATATGGAAATTAATCACAACGTTAAAATTCAACACGAAAAATTTGGTACTTTACTTGAGGAGACATTTGTTAACCCGGTTCAGTTCAAATTGTTTCTTAGACTTACTCAAAGTTGTATTGAGATGAAACAAGACTTAACTTTTTTTAATGGTGTTGATTTTTTCATCCATATTCCTTATGATAGGTTAAGAGAATCTATTATAACGACAAAACTTGATATATATACAATAACAGACCATATTAGAAACAAATCAAAATTGGAGGCATTAGAAACATTATGATAACATTTGAAGATATACTGAAAAAATCGGAACCCCATTTAATAAATGGTGGTAGAATGGTTAGATACGAAACGCCGGATATTATTATTTCCATCGTTGGTGGTGGAGGTGGGCTTTATGGTGATTTTAATGAAACTTTTGAGGTTGCGTTAATTGAGAAGAAAAGTGGTAATTTTATTTCGGATACGTTATATCCTGAATATAGTGATAGTATGGGTGAAATTATGCCACATATTACTCGGGAACAGATGTTAAAAGTTGTGAATGAATTGATGAGGGAACAGGTTCCGGCTCCTTAATAACCGGATGGTGGAGAATTGACCCTAAATCGGTCAGTCCTGAAAAGTGAGAGGTTAATCCTCTCATTTTTTTTATTGGTCCCATATACCAAATCCGCACCTTTCGGTAATATATCCATTTGCGGAGTTCATTAAGTCATCTAAAAAATCATGCCATTCACTCATCCCACCCATATCAACTTCGTCCGCCATGTCTCCAATTGTTGTTTCAGTTCCATCATCAAGAAAGAATTTATTATCCCCCCAACTATAATTTACCATCACATCATATTCACTTTCGGACAACTCAATAAAAAAACTATGAATTATTATATTAACCCAAGAACCCGGATATCCATGTATATTGGGTATTTTAATTTGAATCTCTGAATTAATACCTGATGATAGACGGCTTAATGTTTTACTTACGAATTCCGTTGCACCTTCTTCACCAATAGTTTCAACCAAATCGGTTAAGAAGTTACTACTATCGTAATCAATTGCGTCAAATATATTACCCAAATTAGGATTGGGATAACCTTCTCTTGCTAAAATCTTTAATACTGTTTTAAATTCCATAATTATGAGTTATAATAAAAATATTCATCTTCTTCGTATATTCCAAGTGATAAATCCGATTTAATGTATAAACGAGGTTCCTGTGTATAAAAATAACAATAAAGTTGTTCGGATTCTAATTCAAAATCTTGGTCTCCGTGTTTTTCTCTTTTACCCAAAGTTATTGTTTCTTTCCAAAAATCGCCATAAGTTTCATCGGTTGTGATTGGTTTTTCTGTATTTGCGTTTAATTCGCATATGTTATAGATATCTCTGTTAGAAGTGCAAACATCGTAAGTCATATATGTGGTTTCATCTGTTTGAACGTCACCTACACCATCACATTCATCACAACTTACAGTACCATCACCATTACAACTATTACAACTTTCTCTCCCATCTCCACCACATTCTTCACAAGTCACATTTCCTCTACCATTACAATTGTCACAATTTAATTCTCCGGTACCATCACAAGAGACGCATGGTTCACCTTCTTCATCGCTACCACTTCCTTCACAATCATCACATTCCATATTACCGGTTCCATCACAAGTACCACATTCTTCTTTACCACTTTCATCGCAGTTGCGACATACGATTTCACCGGTACCATCACAATCATAACAATTTTCATATCCATTACCATTACATTCATCACACGAATCAGTGTAATTTTCATTTTCTGTTTCAAGAACGGATGCGAAAAATAAATTGTTAATTATATTATCACCCAAGTCAAAGTTATCTGTTTTTAGTAATGAATAAATGTAATAGGTAGTTTTAATATAACCCATCTTATCATTATTAAATAATGGACGAAAGTACACATCTTGATTTCTACAAATGTCTTTAAAACTTGAAAAAACGTGATTAGGGGTTAGTTCGGTTCTTTTAATAAGTGGAGCAATTCTTTTTGCAAGACTTTTCCACTTTTTATTTAAAATTTGTTCTGCCATAACAATAAATATACTTTGATTTGTAACTTTTTTTATTTAATTTTGTAAAAAGAAAAAAATATGGAGATTAATATAACATTAACGGAAAAAGAAATTTTGGAAAGACCAAATGATATGGAACTTGGTAGGTATATTAGGAGTAAATTTAATCATGAAAAATTTATTGATAATAATTCATATGATAAATGTTTAATATGTGGGAAAGAAAGCCCATATTTGCAATCTACTAATATTGAAAGTAGAGTTGGATATATTGTTGGTGCGGGTCAAACATGTTTTATGCCTAATGAATGTGACGAATAATTTAAATAGTCAGGTGGCGGAATGGATAGACGCTAGGGAAACCTTCCCGAGAATGAAAGTTCATATAGGTTCGAGTCCTGTTTCTGACTACACGTTTCGTAACATACAACGAATAGTATACCCTATACGATGAGAAACGGAGTGATGTCCGTATGGGAACCTACTTTGGAGTGGGCGGGTATAACTCCAGAGCAAGTCAGCTCGACCTCGTAAGGACGAATTGACTATTCCTAACCCCATTTAAGGATGGGGAACAGTCGGGACACTTGTGAATTGGATAAATGAGGGTGTCAAATAAAAAAGGTCAGACGAATCTGACCTTTTTTTTAATTTAAGATATTTTCTTTAATTAAGCTGCTTTTTTTGAGATAACAGACCAAACAGTTCCAATAACTGTCATAATACCACCGATAAGGTCTGCAGAAATAGAATCTGTCAAAAGACCTTTAGTGATTAAGATACCACCAACAAATGTTAATGTGTGTCTAATTAATCCTAAAACTTGTTCTTTAATAATCATTTTTTTTAATTTTAAAAGTTTATTTACTAATAAATATCCTTTTTTTAAAAAAAGATAAAAAGTTGACTACTATCTAAAAAATTATTACAATTGTAGTTCAATAACTATTAAAACAAAAAAAATGAAAAAATTATTATTAGTCTTGTTTTTTATTGTGTCAACATTACTTGTTAAGGCACAAACATCTCATAAAGTGGTGGAAGTTAGATATGAGGTTTATGAAAATAAAGAGTGGGTAGTTAAAAATAAAAAAAGTGTTTTTTCAATATATGTTAACATTGACGGTTCAAATATAAATATAACAAATGAAGAGCAATCTACATTTAAAACTTATGGGAGGAAAAATGTTACTACTTACCCAACCCATAAATCTTATTTTTGGAGTGCATATGATAAAAATGGTAAATATGTGACTGTAATGATTAAGACTAGTGTGGATGGTGAGAATATACTTGAGGTTGCAACCTTATATCCTGGATATTGTTTCGCGTATGAAATAGATGAAAAATAAATTTGGTTGGTATTTTGGAAAGTGATATCTTTGTATTCTAAACCAATCAAACATATGAGTACAACAACTACCACTACCAAGGACATTACAATCTCAAGAGTTCGTAACTATCAAGGTTCAAACTCATTCATTATTAAAATGAGAGATGCATTAAAGAAATGGGGAAACCTTACCGACAATCAGTTAAACGCGGCTGACAAATGTCTTAACGCAGAAGTTAAAGTTGAAGTTAACGTTGAAACTTTAAGTGATTATATGAAAAGAATTGCCAAGTATGAAGGTGTAAGTGACTTCGTAAAGGACATCAAGTCAAAATTGATGAGTTATGGTACACTAACCGACAGACAGGTTCAAGCATCTCTTAAACAAATTGAGAAGGAAGAAAACAAGGCAAAAACCTTGAAAATAAAAATACCAACACCGGGAGAGACAATCAAGATTGGTAGAAAGATAGGACAACAACTTAAAGAGAAGTATGGCTTGAAGTTCAACCCGATTCTAATTGATATCACAAAGGTGACTGCAATATCTCCAAAAGCGGTTCAGTTCGTGGGGAAGATGACTATCAAACGTGGTGATGTGTGTATGTGTTGTGCTAAAACACTGACTGATGAGTTCTCTATGTTAACTCGTATGGGTAAACAATGTGCGGGACACATGCAGGTTGAATATATTAAAGACGCAAGTCAAGCGGAAAGATTCCGTGAGGAATACTTGAAGAGAGTGGAAGAAATCGGTAGTATGGAATTTTGGGTACCGAAGAACCAAATTAAAACTTGGGGTACGGTTACTGAAATGGCGATAGAAAGTTTGTTTTGATTTAGAAAAAAAAATCCCCCACTCTAATAAAAAGATGGGGGTTTTATTTATAAAAAATTTATAATTACTTAATCTTAATAATAGGTTTAGGGTTTTTCCTACTATAATCCTCTATTTCTGTTTCTATTTCAGGATTTTTTCTCAAATATCTACCTAGTTTTTGGTAATCTCTTACATCCGGTATACTACTACCTCTCACAGCATTTTGTATTGCGTTAACTCTTTTCTTAAATCTTGGGTACTTTGATGACACTAACTCCGACTTAAACCAATCTTGAAAACTTGGATTGTTTATATTTTTTGCCTCCCACTCTCTAGCAATATTTTCATCTGATTTATTTGTTGGTTCCGGTTCGTTTGGTAATTCTGCATCTGCTTCCATATCAGAGATTTCCGTTACCAAATAAAGTTTTTTTGTTGCTGATTCGTGTAGACTTAATATTCTATCTTTTTCTTCTTTTGTTACTAAAAAATTTGTTTTAATCATTTTGTTTCTTTTTATTATAAATACTTCTTATTTTAATAAAAATTCTTTCATATTTATTATTATAATAAAATAATTTAAGATGAAAAATCTATTATATATCATCCCATTTTTTTTATGTATGAATTTATATTCTCAAAAAATTGATGGTAATTTTTTTGATAAGAACTATCAAAAATTAAAAATTCAATTTTTTAATAAAAACTTAACATTCCCGCCCAAAAATGTTTTTA